TTACCAGACATTAGGTTCGATTTTACTTTTATGGCAGTCTAGACACATATAAATATATTTCATATTTGTTTCATCATAGTTAATGTAAATAATATTAGGAGTTTTAGCAGGACAATTCTTATTAGGACACTTGATACCAATTGTTTTTGGAAGTGATGGGTCATGATGAGTATATTGATTAATTATAGATTCCTTTTTGATACCATCTGTATTAAAGTTAATTGAGTAAACACTATTTTCTTTAGGTTTTATAGTATCGTCGGTATTACCACAACATCTACAATAATAACTTAGTTTCTCTTTTGATTCAACCATATCTGATTCCGGATCTTTTATATCTTCATTGACAATTTTATAGTAAAGCATATTTTCACAATTTTCACAGAACTGCATATTGTTGTATATAATATAAACTATACTTTAAATTTCAATTTTATTATTATTTTTTAATTTCCATCTTTTTTTATTTGTTTTTGTTAGCGAAACAACATATAGTTTATCGTCATTCTCTGAGATTTGTTCATAGTCAACTTCAAATAAATTCGAATTTTTATTCGGAGCTTTACGTTTAGATATTTTCACTTTAGGTACTAATAAATTATATTGTTTTATACAAAAATTATAATTTACTTTAATAAATAGTCCATAAATCTGAGACCTCAATAAAGAATTATCTATAGATTTTGTTGTTTCTATATAATCCAAAAAAAAGTCTTTATTTTTAATAAATAATTCTTTCATAATAGGTTTAAAACATTCAAATCCTTCTGGTGGTTGAATAATATTCTTTAGAACAGCAATATATAGATTGCTATATTTTATAACTTCATTATATTGTTTTGCCCGTGTATCATCAATTCCCATAGCACCCCATCCTGGTTCATTTTGTATAGGATTTTCATTAAGTAAAGATTGTAGAGACAAAAGAACCGAATTTAAAGAACAGACAGCAGTCCATCCAGGACCATCCCATGTATTTAGAATAGAAACACAAACTTTTCCATTTGTATATAGATTTGGATTAAATCTAATATTATTTCCCTGTGTGCAATAAGTAACCTTAGGCGGATTAAATGGATAATCTGGTGGAAAAGTAAGATTAAATAAATAGTAACCCTTTTCATATGGAGTATCATTATTCCCTATGATTAGAACTTTTACATTATAAATATTATTTTCACTAAATTCACAAAAAATACCATTATCCTTTAAATCACTATTGGTATAGTTCTTAATGTCATTAAGAATTCGTTTAGTAGAATTCATTTATAGATATATATAATTATATTTAAATAAAAATTTGAATTTATAAAATTAATAAAATGTATTATTAAATTAATATGACTTCTACAAAAATCGCAAAACCGATTGTCCCAACTTTGAAATCATTTCTCAATAAATATAAGAGAAATGATAAACCAGAATTCACACATACTATTATTCCAAACCATCCAGTCCATTATGGTGGTTCATTTACTATTCCCGACGACAAGTATGATAATTTTCTAGATATTTACCATAGAGATGTTTTTGAACAAGGTAAAGAAGCCTATCTTACAGAAAAACACAATGAATTTTCACCAGTTTTGATTGATTTAGATTTTAGGTTTAATCTAGAAGATAGTGTTAGGAAATATAACGATGAGTTTATTGTTGAATACCTAAAATGCTATTTAGAAGAGGCAAAAGAACTACTAAATATTAAAGGACATATTGAAATCTTTGTTTTAGAAAAGACAAAACCTAAAGTAGACAAAGAAAAGAAAATAGTAAAGGATGGTATTCATATTATTATACCTAAACTACTTACTCTTCCTATGATTCAGTATATTCTTCGATATAAGATGATTAACAATGAGCGTGTTAAGGATATTCTATCTAAGCTTGGTATTACTAATTCGATTGAAGATGTTATCGATATTTGTGTTATTGAGAAAAATAACTGGCAGATGTATGGTAGTCGCAAACCTAACTGCGAGGCCTATAAGCTAACAAAAATCTATGAATCATTTAACACCAATCTTAAGTTGATTGATGTGGGTAAATATAGTCATCGTAAATTGTTGGACCTAATGAGTATTAGGAACAAGCAAAAGAAAGATATTACACTAATTAAGGATGAGAAACATGAAGAGATTACAAAGATGTATCAGGCAATTCCTCAGAAGGAACGTCTAAAGAAGCAGCAACGCCCTGTTATTAGGAATAAGAAAAAGAAAAGTCCATCAAGAATTAATACTAATTTTAATGAAAATCTTGATAAAATCAAAAAAATTATTGATATTCTTTCTTTAGACAGAGCAAATAATTACAATGAGTGGCAAAACCTTGGTTGGTGTTTGCATAATATTGATGACAGGCTACTTCCTATCTGGATTACATTTAGTAAAAAGTCACCTAAATTTAAAGATGGTGAATGTGAACAGGAATGGCCTTATATGGATAATCAGGGTCTTGGTCTAGGAACACTCTATATGTGGGCTAAAGAAGATAATCCAGAGGCATATGCTGAACTTACTAAAAATGATCTTAGGAAATACCTCTACAAAAGTCTTAATGGTACACCTTATGCGGTTGCGATGGTAATGTATCAGATGTTTAAAGATGAGTTTGTCTATGCTCATAAGAAAACCGGATGGTATCATTTCTCTAACCACCGCTGGAAAATTCTTGATGAGGGTATTGAACTAAAAAAACGTATTTCAACTATTATTCTTAAAGAATTTACAAAACTTCGTCTTGAGTTTAGTAATAGGCAGAATAATCTTGATAGTGATGATCCAGATTTCGATGAAATGGAAAAAAGGATAAAAACTATTCATGGGTTGATTGATAAACTTCAGAAAACACCATTCAAGGCACAGGTAATGACCGAATGTCAGGAATTGTTTTATCTCGAAGATTTTGAAGCTGAGCTTGATATCAAAACTAAGTTGATTGGGTTTGAGAATGGTGTCTTTGACCTAGAGAATAATACATTCCGTGATGGTATTTCTGAAGATTACATCAAATACTCTACAAAGATAAACTATCTACTAGACTTTGATAACTTTCACCCTCAGGTCCAGGAGGTTCGTGCATTCCTACACCAGATTCTACCTGTTAAAGATGAGCGTGAATATGCGATTAGGTTGCTATCTAGTTTCCTTGACGGTGAGATTAAGGGACAAAAGTTTCATATGTGGTCCGGTTCTGGTGGTAATGGTAAATCTAAGTTGATTGAATTGTTTCAGAAAACATTTGGTGACTACACTACAACATTCCCTTCAGCACTTCTTACAAAGACACGTGCCGCTGCTGAAACAGCTACACCTAATCTTGCTGGTTCAAAGGGTAAGAGGTTTGCTGTTCTACAGGAACCAGAAAAGGGAGAAAAACTAAATATCGGTCTTATGAAGGAACTTACTGGTGGTGATAAAATTACAGCAAGAGCTTTGCATAAAGACCCTATCGAGTTCTATCCACAATTTAAACTCGTTCTTACCTGTAATAACAAACCAGAAGTATCGGAAATCGATGATGGTACTTGGAGGCGTATTAGGAACCTTGAATTTAGGTCTCGGTTTGTAGATAACCCAGACCCTAACAACAACTTTGAATTCCCTATTGATGATGAATTGAGTCGTAAAATGGAACACTGGCCTGAAGCATTTATGTGGATTCTACTAGAAGAATATAAAATCTACAAGAAAGAAGGTATCTATGAACCAGCGAGTGTTAAAGAAAACACGAACGAATATAAGAATAATAGTGATCCTTGCTCTCAGTTCTTCTCGGAACGTATCAAGGAAACTAAGGGTGAATCTATCCATATTGACGAGGCATTTACACAGTTTTTGGAATGGTTCAAATCTGCTTATGGTTCTGGTAAAACACCTTCTAGAAAAGAACTACAAACCAGTATGAAATCTAAATATACTAAAGGTAAGCATGCTGGTATATTGTTTAAAAATATTTGTTGGGAAAATATCGGTGATAATGAGGAACTTGCATTTGAATAATAGAAAACTAACTAAATTGATTAAATTAGATAAATAAAATTGAATAATTTTTTTAATATATATATAAATACACACACACAACAACATGGAACCCAACAAGAACAACCTTGGTTTGCGCTCAGAATTGTTTGTTTCAGTCCGTCTAAACAACAACGTCTGTATACATCACTTTGATTCGTATGGTCAACTATTTAATAATGGTATAGAATTTAAAGATATTACATTCCTTTTCGAGGGACAGGAAGAACAGTTTTGGAAAACCTTCCACGAGGAAATGATTAACTGGCTAAATCTACTTGTTGATGGAAAGATAGAAATGGATGAAGTGATTTTTAATGTAATGCACGGTCTTCTTAGAGACTATGAAGAGAATAAGTGGATTAAGTACAATTAATTATAGATTAGTTTATAGATTAGTTTATAGATATTATATTTTTTATAATAGTATTATATAATGGTAGATTTAGGATTATCAAAAACAGAGTTTAAAGATAAAATTATAACTTTACTTAATAATAGTAATATTAATGACGCAGATAAAGGGATTTTTAATTTAGATTCTGCCCACGATTTTTTATTTGATAAATCACTTGCAAATGTAACGACCGATTATTTTTCAGATATACCCGCCGGTGTTAGTGGTGAAGATAGATATGTTTGGTATCTAAAACAAAAAGGGATTTATGATAATGTAAAATATTTTGGAGTTCAGGAATTAAAAGATAAAAAAAATCCCAGCAGAAAATTTTGGTATCTGGATGATAATGATGAATTACAATCATTCGGAGGAACTGCTTCTAATATATCAAAAGATACAGGTAATTTTATACATAATGTAATGTTTAAAAAGGAAGACATGACAAAGGAAGAATCTTACGCAACGAATAAATCATTTTTGTTCCAAACTATACATGATGCTGGAAAACAGTTAATAACTACACATATGCCAACTGTTTCGAATCATATTGATTCGGCTGGGACACCAAAAAGAGATGCTAAAAATGACAGAATTGTCCCATTAGATTATAATCTACCAACCGAGGGTGTAGATGAAGATCCTCCTATACCAGATAAAGATTATATAGATTCAACTATTATGGCTAAAGATGGTGCTAATGAAGATGCACGCTGGAGTAACGGTACGGGAGATGAGCATAATCCATCAAGGCCTTGGTATCATACAAAATATAGTCTTCTAATTTACAAATATATTAAAACGATACTAGGAAAAAAAGAGGGCACCGCACCGCCTAATTTAACAAATCCAAATGAGATAAATTTATTTGTTACAAATTTTGTTTGGCAGTTAACGATGGTGTTTTGTTATCTAAGTTTTTCTATAGAAGAACGCAGAGCCAAAGGTGTACCATGGCAAGCCATAGCATATTTAAGAACTATAGAATTTACTTCATTTGAGAAAGGACGTACACCTAAATATAAAATATTTAGTGTAAATGATAATAATATATATTTTACATTTAATCAATGGGCATTAGAACTCGGAGAAACTGATGGGTTAAGTGAAGAGTTTATGGCAAGTAAAGGTGGACTATGGCCTGGAGTATCAGATCCACAACCATGGACTGTAACACAATCTATATGCGCTGACGAGATTATAGAACATATAAAAGACCCTAAATTATTTATTTCTTCAAGAAGAGACGAAGACGCTGAAATAGTAGATACAAATATTTTACCAATGTTTGCACAGGCCCAGTATTTATTTGATGAAGAAAAGGAGGTTCACAAACGGATTTTACAGATAATTAAATTCTCGGGTGATACTTCACATATGGTCCAAACAATTCTTCAGTTGGAAGGTTTTAAAGTATGGGAAAGACAACCCACCAGAATTACAGTATTAACAACATTAGAACGTATTTTGTCAGGTCGTATGTTGAATTATATAAAAAATACAGAATATATTAGCACAGAAGAAAATGTGAGTGTATTATTTGAAACCGGTGTTTATTTACAGGAAAACGACCAAGGAAGACATGAACAGTTAGTTAAAGAGATTAAAGAAAAACAAAAAGAAACACAAAATTTGATTTCAGGTGATGCTGCCAATGAGTTTAAGGGGGTAAAGGTTAAATATTTTGGAGTATATGTTATGGAAAATATTGAAAAAAGAATAGAATCAACTGGCGCTAGTATACAACAGAAAATTAATACAATAGGTCAAAAGATAGATTCATTAAATAATGTTGGTTTAAATGGTATATGGCAGGCTCAGTTTGCTTTAATACAAGAGTCAGTAGAAGGATTATCTAATAAGGCTTTAAATGAAAAATTAGTAAAACATCTAAAAGATTTGTTTGAATTTGATGATATTTTAGAACAATTAGAACAATTAAAAAAGATTGATAGAGTAGTAAATATTGGCGCATTAGTAAGTGAAGATCTTCCTCGTCAATTAAAAGTTTTAATAAAAACCGTTTTGTATGGATTTCAACGTGAAGCATTTGCTTCAAAAAGAAAACGCAAGAATGTTCCAAGACATTCCGAGTTTGATTCAAAAGGATTGCAGAACAGGCTCACCCCTGATAATGAGATTACCGAAGACCACAAATCTGGAGAATTTTCAAATCTTACTCTTAATATTGACCATACAAATAATGACTTTAACGTATTAAAAAAAGTTGTTGATGATCTACCGGATCAACTAACAGGAGTAAAAAATTTGATTGATTCTTTATTAGATTATTTGAATCTATCAAAAAGAATTGTTAATGCCGGCAAGCCAACCGGAAATCCAAATATTCAAATGTTATTAGAAGAATTAGGACAGCAAAAATTTGGAACAGGTTCAGCCACAGAACAGATAGAACAGATAAAGGCACGTTTTTGGGAAAGTTGTGATGGTGTAATAGGAAATAGAGATTCTCCTAACAACTGGTATCTAAACTCGACTGATAATCTTCTTATATTATCAGACCAGTTTAGACAAATGGTATTGAACCAACCTTTTGTTTTATATCAAAACAATGTTAAAAATAAAGTTAGTTCGATGCAAGAACTATCAAAATATATAAATGAGTTTAATAAGGTGACGGCAGAGACGGAGGAGGAGTTGGCGGTGAAAAAACAGAAATTAAATAAAATGTTAAAAGGTTACATATCTTTTGAAGAATTTTTTGCCGATTTTTTTAAATATAATACAAGCAATGATTTTTCGGGATTAATAAAATTAATAAGCTTTTTTGTAAATAGTGGCGAACATGCTAGTTTAATGTCTAAGAAGGACTGGCCCAAGAATTATGAGAGATTTAAGGATAATGCTGATGAAGTAATTAATATACTAGAAAAATTGAATACTTTAGCACCAGCACCACCACCACAGATGAATACTGAAGCAGAAGCATCACAGATCACAACGAATACTTTAGCACCAGCAACACCGATGATTACTGAAGCACCACAGAGTGGAAATGGTCGTAAGGGACCACTACGCAAACCGGCATTAAAAAAAATTAAGAAAACAAAGAAAAATAAAAAACATTCTAAAAATAAATCTAAAAAAAATAAATTTTTACAAGATGGAGGTGCCGGTGGAAGTAATCGTGGTGCTACAAATCCAGTAAATCAGTCTAATATTTTGATAGAACTACTAAAAAATATTAAAACAACAGTATCAAATACTAATGATGAAAAATTAAAAGAACAATTTTATAGAACTCAAATTGTTGGATTGCTTAAGAATTATAGTTTAACTGAAAATGAAGATGGTGAAAACGAGGACATAAAGGTTTTTATTAGGGATATACATAATCTAGTGGAAAAGACAGAACCAGGTAGTCGTGAACAAATAGACCCTACAACAATAAATAAATTCTTAGCAGAACTATATCATATAAAATTAAGTCATAAAGATACGTCCTCATTTATTGAAATTTTCTCGAAAGATAATAGGTCTAATATACCTCAAGAATTAGAATTAGAAATTCAACGGATTACAGATGACTTATTATATGAATTAAAAACTTTACGTGGTGCAAGAACCACCCAACCAGAGAAACACCTACCGACTCAGTTGGCGGAGATTGTAAAAGATGTAACTTATGTTGTTAGTGCTAATAATTATTATTATTATGACTGGGTAAGTTCATGGGTAAAAAAGGAAAATTTATCTAGACCAACACTTTTTAATGAAGATAAATGGACAAAGGGTAGACTATCGTTTATTAAACTAATACAATACCAGGTAGAAACCTATCTATATTATTTAAAGGTTAATAATGGAGAGATAGAAGAATTTGATTTAAAAACCCAATCAGAATTAAAACATAAGGGTGTGAAGATTTATACAGATAGATATAGTGGCATAATTACTAGGTCTAAACAAAAATATTTAGATAGTGAACATTTTTATGATGAATCTATATATAAAATACTATTCCTTGATGATAAAATAGCAGAAGATTTGGCAGTACTTGCAGTTGATACGGATTTAGATTTCATATTTGAACCATTTTTATGGTCGAATTTAGACTATATTTATGGTGTCTATTTATTCGATATAATAGAATCTTGGTTATTGTTAAAAAAAACAGCTCCGGAAGGCGAAACGGATGAAATAGCTATAATAAAAGCACGCCGTGCTCTGGTTAAAGAACATAATTCGGAAATGAATTCTAAAAAAAATAATGGACAGGCCACTGCCCCTGGCACTGGTCCTTTCCTTGCCACTGCCACTGCCCCTGGCACTGGCACCGGGGAAAGACCAAGGACGCGGACAAGGTCTGCATCGGCGGCGGCAAAGAGCTTCAGATCGTCACCGTATTAAGACACCCCGGGTCGATGATCGAGTACGACGGCAACACCGACATTGACGTCGACACCAGGCTAGCGGTGGCACGATCAATGTTCAACCAGCTATACCCGCTCTGGAAGTCGACGACACTAAGCACCAGGGTGAAGCTAAAAATCTTCCGCGTGTCCGTCGGCATACCTGTCACTGGCCCTTTCCTTGGTAATTATAATAGTGATAATGGTGATGATGATGGAATGGTCCAATAAAATTAAGTTAAAATAAAATAAAATAATCAATAGTATTATAATGCTTGCAACAATTTTAAATTGGATACATGTATTTTTTCTATTTATACCGGTTCTAATTTATACAATACCAAAAAATATGATGCCCCATAGTTTTATATATATGTATCTATCTATTATGTTGGTTCCCTTACACTGGGGATTATTCGATGATATGTGTTTATTTACAGTATTAACACAGAAAGTAGGTGGGCTCAAGGATTCCAGCACAGATTCGGCCTTTTCTGAAGTCTATATGAGGTGGTTATATGAACCTTTTATGTATTTATTTGGATTAGAATGGAATAATAAAAATCTAACTAAAACGATATACGTCCACTGGATAGTAATCTTTATATTGTTATGGTATTACGTCTTTTTTTATAACAAAAATCTATTATGCGGTGTAGAACTAGAGTAGAGTCCCAATGATTTCACGATTTTTAAGGTGTGCGTCTTTAATATCATCTTTATTCTGGCCATTATATGGGACCGCGTAGTGGTTATGGCATAGCCATCCATTAATATTTGTTTCGGTTTCACCATCAATGACCCATACTTCGGCAAGAACTCGTCCATATTTATCGCTCGTGTTGCCTTTTTTACAGCGGATTTCAAGATGAATATCATCTTTATCAGATTCGATTGCTTTGAGGCACCATTCACGTAGTTTTTTTTTACTTTGTAGTCCATATTTTTTTTCTTCTTTATCAGATGTTCTACTTTCGGGTGTATCTATACCAAGAAGTCTACATCTTTTACGAGTTAGGACATCGAACCCCAAATCGATACAGACATCAATGGTATCGCCGTCTATAACCCTTTCTAGTGAACATTTATATCTAATTTCGCAATTTTGCTGGACGTAATCCATTACAATAAAGATTTATATACCCTTATATTATTTTATTTAATTATTATATGTCGAATATTAAAAGAACTAAAAAAAATAAGAAATATAATTTGGTTTATATGGCTAAACCTGTGTATGGTGGTTGGGTTTCTTTTACATCGCACCTTGCGTTAAAAAAGGATTATAAATTGTACCGGATCTCAAATAAAACAGAGTCTAAGGAGCGTCCATATGGTTATGGTGTAAATTATAGGAATCTTTCGATAAAAGATGTAGTAAAGTTACCGAATTTGCTTATAACTGCTGTTGATAAAAAATTCTATGAATATTTGCCATTTATAAAGGGTGCAACAATAGTTATTCATGACCCAACAGAATTAAAGGAAGAGGTATTAGATTTCATTAAAAGGAATAAGGTTATAACAATTAGAAAAACCGTCCAGAAACTATTAAAGGAAAAGCATGGTATAAAAAGCAAATTTTTGTATCACCCTCTTTATGAATTCCCATTTGATAAAACAAGTATTAAGAAAAAAACAAGGAATATCTCTATTTCCAGAGTAGATTTTGATAAAAACACCCATTTAGTGGTTGAGGCTAATAATAAATTGGCGAAGAAAAATCAGGTAGAAATCTATGGTGCTCTGAATGATTTATATATATACCATAAATTAAGACATACTAATTTTAGTAAATACTATAAAGGGAAATTCGGAAAGGATTTTGAAGACCTAAAGGGATTATTAGATAATTGTAAGTATATGGTGGATTTATCATCGATAAAAAATGATGGTGGTGGTAGCCAGTATACATTTTTAGAGGCGATTTATATGGATTGTATATTGGTTTTGAATTCTAAGTGGGTAGATAATGTGAAAACACCTTTTAAGGATGGTGTGAATTGTTTTGTAGTTTCGTCAAGTGAGGAATTGGTAAAATTATTAAAAACAGATATATCTGAAAAAAAACATAAACAGATAACAACAAATGCAAAAAAATTATTGAAGGACCATACAAGCAGTCGTGGATGGTAATTAATTAAAGTTAATATTTAAAATTTATATAACGGATATTATTATAATATTACAATGAGTTTTACGATTTCTAAGTATGACGATAATCAAGTACATATAGGACTTTCTTATGCAAATAAAGAAGCTTTATACTGTTTAATTTATATTAAACTAAAGGAAAACATATATAGTAAAATGGATTTTTTGGAGAGTATTTCAAAGAGTCAGAAGATGATGGATGTATTTAAAGATGCAATGTTTTTATCACATCCATCAAGTTATAATATTATTCAAATGTTTATAGAAGATAAGGATTTTAATGTTGTAATTAATCGGCAGTTTGTTGATTTCTTAATTATATTTTTGGATAATTATTCATATGAACTTATAATGCCAACGACAAATTATATAATAGACAATTATTTTTTAAAATCACAGTATCTAGAAGCATCAACTACAAGTGATATTATGTACCAACGCAAAGAGAGACATTTAATAAATCTAACCTATTTTTTTATTGAACTATTTAATAGAAAATTTAAATATTCTGAGGATTCAACAATTAAGACCTATATTATTGATAAAATAGTTCATTTATTAGATATAGGGGTTATTAATTATTATGAAGAATTAAATTTACGTAGAGCAGACCTGATTATATTGAGGAATGAACTTGAACAGGCTTCTACACATGAAGAGTTAACGATTTTAACACAAGAAAAAAATGATATAATAAAGCGACGACTTTATCTTAATGGAATACTACAAGGTCTTTATTATTCAATCGAAGATTTTATAGATTATCTAATAAAATATTTTTATAAAATAAGGAATCGAGATGTTTATAATATAATTTATATTTATAAAAAGAATAATCCATTTTTCTATAAAAATATATTTGATTTTATAACATTCTCTAAAGTAATAATGCAATCTCTAATAATCCAGAGTAAAGAATTTATTATAGAATATAGTAATTTCTATTTCGATTTAACACTTAAATCTAAAAATGATATATTTCTTAAAAAAATATCAACTACAATATTTCTTAGAGAAATATTTAATATAGCTTACAAAATTTCTAAAACCGATATAGATATAGAATTATATTTATTAAATATTGCAGATCTGAATGATAAAATGGAAAATAAAGGTTCAATTATACGTGTTGTAAATACAAACTATCAGAAAAAAATAGCTTATACATTTCTTAACCAGATTAAAAAGGTATCACCATATAAAACTGAAGTTATCATTGCATATCTAACATTTATAGGAAAAATAAATAAAGATATTCTACTATCATATGAAATTAGAAATATATATATAGAAACTATATTTACTTTATTTGATTCTATTTTTAGAAATAAAGTAATACTCGATATTAATAAAAACCTGGCTGATTTAATAAACATTATTATAAGAACTTTAATTTCAAAATCTTATAACTCAGTTCTAGACTATTTTTCATCAGATATAAATCCATTATGTAAATTATGTTGGGACAATTATAATGAGAGTTATAACAATAAAAATTATTTATTTACTAATTTTATTGAAACGATTAAATTACAGATAGATTATAAAAATAGTCAGGATTTTACAAGAGATCCTATTTGTAGTAGTATTATAGAATGTCCTGTAAAAATACCAGATACTGATATTTATATGGACCGCTATATAATAAGTAGATGTTTAATGGAAAAAGAAGAGAATCCCTTTAACCGAAAAAAATTAACTCTTGATGATATCAAAAATTAGATTTTAAATTAAAATAATAATAATAATTAAAAAAAAATTGATTTTAGGAAATAACAATATAAGTAAGTATAACAAGATGTCCCAATCTAACCATACCACGCAACCAGTTTACACAGTCAACGCATTCTACGATGGAAACTTTATGTTTCAAACCGATTGTAGTCATAACAAGGAGGATATGGAAGGTGTCCTCCATAACTGCACTACAATGGACCCGAGTCTACTAGAGTTCCGTATGTTCAAATCGGAACCTCAGGGAGAATTGTATTACAATGAATCTTATAATCTAGAACTATATGATATGACCCTTGAGGTGTTTAAGGGTGGTCTTCTCCTCCGTCCTGCTGAGGATGATTGGAGGGCCGGAGAAAAATATTTTATGGGAGGATGGTGGATTGAGAAGCATGATGCCTGGTTTTTTAAGATGTCTGAGTTGAACACTCTTGTTGAACTTGGTGCTGAATATATTTCTGATGTTGTACTAGTTGATAACCAAGATGTTGTTGTAGATACTGAAACATATACAGTTACTGATGGTGAAAGTTCGATGTATAGCACAGATAGTGAGGAAGATGATGGTAAAGATAGTGTTTATAGTGAAGAAATGTCTACCGATGAAGATTCCGTCTATAGTGATGAAGGTGAAGAGGTGGACCTTACCAGTCTAGATATTACGACCTATGGTAAGGGGTATCTTGTCCGTGCTCCTAAGGATCATCCGGATTACGGTAAGAAATATTACGGTAATGGGTGGTGGATGGAATCTCATGAAGGGTGGTTTTTCAAGAAAGAGCACTATGATGAACTCATCCGCCATGGTGCAGTCGAATATTCATCCGCCCTCCTTGAATGGGTTGTTGAATATGGTCGTGGTTTCCTTCTTAAGCCCCTAAAGTCTCATCCTCAATATGGTTCCAAATACTACCGTAATGGTTGGTGGATGGAATCCCAAGAAGGGTGGTTTTTCAGGAAGGAACACGTTGATACTGAAACCATGACGGTTATGTAAATATATTATTATAGTGTGTGTGTGTGGTATATATTATTGTATAATTTATTTTTTTTTATTTTTTTTGTTATTGTATTTAGTTACAATAATTAAAAGTCTTCTCTATTAAATTCTTCAGAACAACCATCCAATGTTATTATAAATTTACCATTTGAGAACACTTTATTTTCAATATCAGTAGTATATGAATAATAAAATAAATATAAGTATTTATTATCTAAATTAAGTCCTTCTCGTACCAATGCACCATTATCGTCTACATAGTTATTTGTATAGTTTCTTATAGTCTTAAAATAAACTTCCGGATATATTCCAGTTGTAAGAATTTCTGTATTTGTTGTTTTACTTGAATCTAAATCACCAGAAATATCAATAGAACTAGATGAAGAAGCAAAAATACCTATTTTATATTTATTTGTGTCTACTGTTGTAGTTGTTACAGCAGAAGAAACACATAGGATTCTTATTTTATTTATAATACCATTTACATCTACTGCCTGTCCATCAGAATTTGTTCCATTATGTTTTATTTGATATATCCATTGTTCGCTATTTCCTGACGCGCCATTATTACATATAATTCCACAGTTTATATATGTTGCAAATCCATCTGGTGTTGTATTATTAGTCCAATTATTTGCTATAGGTTTTGCTATTAATCCTTCAATATTAATTTGTAAATTCGTTACGATATTATAACTACTATTAATTATTAATTCATTTAATTCTGTTACATCGCTAATACCTGTACCAATATTTGTGAGGGGTTCGAATGGTGGTGGTTGGTATCCTGGGGCTTGGCCTGGTATTCCCTTAACTCGTTTTTTAGGTAATAGAACAAAATAATTGTTATAAGAATTTTGTATTACATTAGCATTTCCTTTAATAAATACATTACCTTTTTCTGATAAAATATTTACATTGCTATCGTGACTTGTTATAGTTACGGTCCCTGCGATGCTTTCGATGTGCATGTCGCTATCAGACTCAAGAGAAATATCAAACCCAGCCGTTAAATTTATATCCCAGTCAGAGTTTAAATTAATAGCATCATCGTTCGCATTAATATCTACATCCCCACCAGTTGCTGTAATAATTACTTTTCCTGTAGCACTTAATACGTTACAATCATTATTTGCACTAATAGTAGTCCCTTGTGTACCACCGGAATTAATAGAAACATCGCCTGCAGTTGCTGTAATATTTACATTGCCAGTGTTACTGGATACAGTACAATCCGTTTCTCCTATATCTAACTTATTATTGTTATTTGCAGACACGACAGATATTTTTGAAGAACGAATAGCTAAAGGCGCTTCATTTCCTGCTGGATCATTTCCAGAAGCTAAAATCTCTAATTCTTCTATATTAGAATTAGTAGGGTTTTCTAAAGTTCGGAGAGTTAAACTAGCGGAACTAGTGGTTTGTAAAGAGTTTAAAATAAGTGGATTTGGTATATCTGTAAGACCTCCACCTCCTCCGCCAGTTAAATCTATGTTTCTAAGATAATTAAATGGAACATCTTCACAGTTCTTTTCAATAACCATTATATATAATAATTTAAGAGATATTAATTATAATAACTAATAGTATAATAATGGCTAAAGATTTTTAAAAAATAACAAAAACTTTAATTTATATAATCCAGACCCAACTATTTTTGATTATTTTGAAAAAAAAAAGACAGTAAAGGAATTAAATAATTCTGGTGAATTAGATTTCGGAAGAACATATGGTCCTATTTATATAGACGAAAAATTTGATGGATGGATAACAGATATGGTCTTAAGAATCGAACTCCCTAACCTTATTGTGGATGCCGCTGTTCCAGCTGATAATGGATATCTTAATTGGGTAGATAGTATCGGGCATTCTATAATAGAAAGTATTACATTAAATGCATTCGGAAAGGAAATAATATCATCACAAATAGATTATGGATTATGGTTGGATATACATAATGAATTAACTGATGAAAATAATGAAGAATGGTCATTAATAGGAAAAAATGCTGATTATGAAACAATGAAAATATATGAAACTTCTAGAAATGTTTTATATATTCCATTACATTTTTGGTTTTCAAAAAATAATGACAGTGCTTTCCCACAATTTTTGGTAAATAAAAGTAATAATATTAGAGACATGTGTCTTTCGTTAACTATTAAAACCCGTCCTATTCAGGAACTAATAAATTCTTTTGGGAGTGTTGCTTATTCTACATATAAAGATACAAAAATAACAAGTATAGATATTATCTATGATAGCATAAGAGCAGAAAATAATAATAATGATATAGAATTAACTAAAACCATCGATAATTTATATAATTCATATAAAAATGTAAATAATCCATATCGTATTTATTTTGATAATTATAAGATGCACCATCAATTATTAGATACAGTTGTAGATTGTTCTAATATACTGGTAGATGGTCCAGTAAAATATATATATTTTGTTATAAGGCATAATAATAGAATAAATAGAGATATAAATATTACACAGACAAATTTAGCAATATTATTAAATGAAAATAATGGAACAAATCAGAATGATATTTTTAATTATAGTAATATAATTACCGGTTATTGGGGAACATATGACACATTTAAAAATTTAACTGTATATGTAGAAAATAATAGTAAACATTGGGTTACTGATAAGCCTAAATTAGATTCAATTTATTATAGAAAAATGACATCATATATATCAAAAAAACACGTTCCTAAAAAAAATATATACACAATAGATTTTTCTAATTCTAAAGATATAGGAAATTATGAAATAAACGGATATCTAAATAATAATAGTAATAAAAGAAGGAATGTACATTTGGAATTTGAAGACCCTATGGCAAATTCTACAATAACTTTAATTTATCATATGATTAATTATTTAAATGTACATGTTGATAGTGAGAATAAACTTAAATGTGTGAATCATTGGGATAATACACTAGCGAATAGTAAAAATAACACAACCCTTTCTAATGATTTAAAATTAAGTAGTAGTATGAATAATACAACGGGTATAGTTTCGTCAGATATATGGTATAATCATGGAATAGGTACAACACTATTAGGATTAAATCCACAATGGGATCAAAATTTTGGTGAAATAGGCAGGGTTTCTAATTCTAACAATAAATTTACTGCTCCGAATGTAGCATTAAAACTATCAATTTCTCTAGAAGGTATTGCAACGCAGAATTATATCCCAACACTACCACAGACAAATAGTATTTTTGGATATTCTAACACAGTAGGTGATGATATTGTAGAAATTATCAATGAAGATGTATATTATTTTAGGAATTATGGTGTAATTAGAATTAATAAAAATAAAGATAATAATAATATTTTTAAGAGTTTCTTAAATGTTAGTTTAGAAGAAGAATATCATTCAAGTTTAACTATATTTACAGGAAATAAAATTCGACCGAATGAATTTCTACAACTTAATATACTAAATAGTGATGTAATCTCATTTAATAAGGATTCGTTTGAATGTTTTTTGACTGGAAATGGAAACAATACAATCCTGAAGCATTCTATTAATAAAAATACGTATAAAAAAATTAAATTGCTAAACAATGGTAATAAAGATACTGATTTGCTACCAGGTTCATTCATATATTTTGAAAAAAATAATAATATGGTAAATGTTAAAATGGTTCTAAGATGTTCTAATAGTATAATTACACCTATATTGGGATAATTATTTAAAGAATTTTGTGTATTATTAATAATGAGCGAACTGGGATGCTTAAGTAATATCTGGAAATAAACTAACTGTAGATACAATTGTGGCTAATCCAAATTCACTAAATATTGAAACGGTTGATTATAATAATCCTAATGAAAATGCAACTATAACTAATATTACATCTAGTTCAAAAGTTATTGTTAATACAGTATTAGAAACAAATTATATAAAAAAAAATATAAATATCGACGACTATAACAATATTGTTTCTACACTTCAACTCGTACCAATAACTACATACCTTATCACTGACTGGTATATTTTTTCTGCTTATTCTCCGATTGATTTAAATACGAATATTTTCATTTTTAATTTAACTATTGATATTACATCAAAAAAATATAAAATATTAAAAATAATAGATTTTAAAAATTTTATTACAAATAAGGATAGCAACAATAATCCTTTAGCTATAGTTAAGTGTGGTATAACAGAAAGATTTACTGGTAATAATTCAGAAACATTTTCTATTGTGTCTACTATAATCGTTTCAGGAATGTTTGTCGGCAATGACTATATTCTTACAATATATAATCCAGATAATTTAGATCTAGAAAAAGAGACTATTGGATTTTATATAGATATTACAAATTCTATATCAAGTTAAAATATTTTTAAAAATATAATATCTAATATATATATATAATGGGTGAAGCCGGATGTTTAAAAGATGGAGTATTTAAAAATCTTCAAGTTAATGGAAATATTGACCTAGAAAACGCTATTTCTAAATCAATGCCGCTTAGAAAAACGGTTGTGTATGACTATAATGGCTTCGAAGCTGGTAAAACTTTAGCCGAGGCAGGCACGCACGCGACCACACTCACATACGCACAAACCGTATCACTACCATCAAATGCTTTAGTATATAAAGCTTATGTATTTGTTAGACAGAATAATGAATTTACGGGATCGGGTATTAACCCAGGTGCCGGAGCTGTTTCTATTGGCGGCACTGGCGGATCTATAAGCGTTAAATCCTCTTTAGTTTTTACTGCGAATGAAGTGGTAGAGTTGAACCTAGCCGGTCAGGTCGGTATTAGTGGTACGATAACTATTACAGCAACCACACCTACAGCGCCCGGCACCGCGGGGGCGGCGGAACCTGGAGATATTTGGGCCAAAGTGGGACAGTTAGTTATTTTTCTTGATTATTTTATTCTATAGTAATACTATTTAAACATTTAAATTATTAATTATTAAACAAAATGATTTCCGCTGGTTTAGATTATTTACCACTATCATTTTTTGATTTTATATTACATTTTACATACTTATTTATTTATAATAAATCTGAAATTATAAATAGAAAAAAAAATACGCTTTATGGTTCATCATGTCGGTCATTGTTCCATACTATTATAAAAAAACTTTTAGACAAAAAGGACAACCAGAAAATTCTAGTTTCACCTATTCATCACACATCTTTTAGAAATATAATAGAATTGTTTTTCGAACCCCAAAATATTACAGTTCTACCTATGAATGAAAACTATAATAAAGTGTTGGTAACACCTGAAATTGCAAATAACCATTATGATATCTGTGTTATTTCGCATCTTTTTGGACAGGATTTAGATACATCAGAACTAGAAAAATTACAGGATAAAGAAAACTGTTTATTTATTGAAGACCGTGTACAAGGTGGAGAATTTAAACAAAAATTTAGTGATATGCTATTTGATATTTCACTCTATTCTTGTGGTATGGATAAGAAACCGTGTGCTTTAGGTGGTGGTATTATGTATGCTAGGAAAAATGGATTAGATATTATTTTAGAAGCATCAGAAGAAATAAAAACATATAAACAGGAAACCAGATTTGATAGATTTATATTTATTTTAAAAAAAATTCCAACCTATATAATTTATAATTGTAAATTTATTATAACAATAATTCTGTTTATGTTTAAAATATTTAGTCTTGATCTCTACAAATTTATCTGTTATTATAGAAAAAAGAATCCAGGGTTTATGCACGATAATTACAATCTACAGCCTTGTTCCTCAACATTAAAATCAATTCAATATTCCCTAGAAAATGTTAATCAAATAGAAAAGGAAGAAAAATATAAAGGATTTATTTATTCCTTTTTATTAGAACGCCAAAATATTAAAAATGAATGTATTCCATGGGACAGAGGTAAAGATTTACTAACAATTTACAATACAATTGTCGTGAAAAATAAAAAATTATTTATTAACCATTTAAATTACAATAATATACCAGTTATAGATAATCCAACCTATAAATTATTTAATTTTGACTATGATACAAAAGAACAGGATGAAAATTTTAATAATTCTCTTGTTTACATCCCAACTCTTTATAATATGCCATTTTGGGAAATAAAAGAACTAGTTGAAATAATTAAGTCTTATAATATATAATATAATGAAAAATAATAGTAGGAAAAATAAAATTAAGGCAGTTAATAAAATTTCAAAAAAAATTAAAAAATTTAAAAAAAATAAATATAGGACAAAAAAACATAGGGTTTTTTTAAAAAATATTATTAATAAATTGGGGAATAAACCTAAATATTCGAAAAGATTACTGAAATCTTTTAAACGTTAATATGTATTATTTTTAATTTTTGTTAGTAGTGTAGAAGAGATTTTAATATTTTTATCATTTTCTAGTTTTAAACATAATAGTTTATTGTTTAGGGTGCCACTATATGTATCAATAAATTGTTTGATTTCTTGTATCTGTGTTTCATTAAATTTTTTTCTGTTTTTCTTTTTAACTTCCATTTCCTTTTTATCAATATATCTAAAATCTAGTTCGATACCCTTATTAGTTTTGATATATCCATTAATTTCAAGATTGTTGTTGTGTACATCATCATGACATTTTTTACAGAGCTGGACTAGATTAGATTTTGTATCTTTTTGTATATGTCCGATCATATTATTACTATTTGCAGAACACTGGAATTTGATATGGTGAACATCTTCAGCAATTTCATTACAAATTTTACAGCGATTAATATAGACTTCAGAATTATAGTTAGATTTTTTCCCATTCAGCAAACTATTATCAATCCCCATAATCTTTTTTCTAATATTATTAGCTGTTTCAAGAAATAATTTATCCATATCCATAGACCGACAAACCTCCAATCCATAAATAGCATCACCACTACCTTCTGTTAGTTTTCTATTATAAATTAGTTTATCATTTTCTTTATCATAGATAACTTTAAGGTGGAATAGTTTAATACTTTCGTTTAATTCTTTAATAACATCAAGATTACACAATTCATGAAGATGTGTGGCAAAAATAAAACTGGATTTTTTATTTACTAGAAACTGGACACTTGAAGCAAAAATAGATAGAGCTGAAATACTTTCTGTTCCTGAACATAGTTCATCACCAAGTACAAGACTGGTGTCATCCGCCCTTTTAAGAATTCCACGTAATTCATTCATTTCAACCGCAAAAGAAGAATGTCCTTTGAATAGGTTATCATTATTATTAATTCTAGTGAATAGATAGTGATAAGGACTATATTCAAAATGTGAAGAAGGAACAAACATACCAGATTGAGCCATAATAATATTTAGACCGAGTGCTTTCATAAGGCTACTTTTACCTGAGGCATTTGTTCCAAATAACAGAACCCCTTTAGTAGTATCGCCGATAGAAATATCATTTGTTACATAGTCGACATCAGTTTGGATTCTTTCAATAATAGGGTGACGAATGTCTTTTGCATTAATATAACTACTAGATTGCTGGTTAATAATTGGTTTAGAATATCCATAGATAGAGGCGGTTTTGGCATTAGATTTATACAAATCAATATTACCTACAAAATCAGAAATAGATTTGAGGTCTTCAATATAATTCTTATCAAGAAATTCAATAACTTCAAAAAATTTGTCTCTAACTAAACGACCAATCATTTCGGTTTTAATATAAATATTTTTAGATAATTGAGAAATTTTATCACATTCTAGTTTTGTTTGAGATTTTTTTTTAGAACTAACAAATCTCAATTCTTTCGGATCAATAAAGAAATCATCATCTATTTTGATATTCGTGTATTTTGTATACATAAATTTCTTTTTTAGTACAGTTGCTCTATTATTGGTAAGAGAAATTGAATAACCTTCAGAAATAGTATATTCTGATTTAACAGTATTACTACCACATTCTAATAGATTTGATAGTTTTTTAGATATAGTTTCAATGCGAGATAAACTGGTATCGATAGAATGTTTAATTGCATCAATTTCAGGATAGATACCTTCATTGAAAAAAGAATTTGTAATTTTTCCAATATGGTATTTGCAGATTTCATCCATATTAAAAAAACGCCGGTATTCTTTGATAAAATTTTCAAAATGTGCGATATCATGTTCAGATGGCATAAGTTTAACAAGTTCGGCATTAGATTTACACATATCAAAAATAGTAAGAATATTATTATAAGATATATCTAATCCAACAAAATCAGCTGGCTGGATAAGTTTAAGACTAATTTTTCTGTGTAGTCTTTCAATATCAGAAATTTTTTTAAGATGTTCTTCGTATTCACTATAACTATTCAACATAGATTCAGTAAAACTATATCTTTTGGATAATTCTGATTTATTAATAATAGGGTTAAGTAGTGTATCTTTAAGAAGACGTTTACCAATAGCTGTACTAGTATTATTTACAACACCAAACAGACTACTAAATTTAGAATAATTATTATAATTATTGTCTACAAGATTTAATTGTGTAACAGAACTATTTGTAAGAACCATATGTTTTTTCTCTTCCCAGATAATAGGTTTTCCAATCCGGTTTATAATGTATTCGTTATGTTTATATGCAAAATCAAGAGAAGCTACAAATGATATCAAAGCATATGGTGTAAATTCCATATCAATATATTCAATAGCAGATAGCATACCGCGATTAATATAGACCTTTTCCAGAATTTCTTTCTGTCCAGATAAATCCATATATTTTTTTTCTGTATTTTTAAAATGGGCTACATATTTATCTAGTTCAAGGTAGGAAGAAATCTGTTTTTCAGATAGTTTAGGACTATTAGTATTCAAACATACAACTATTTCCTTCGGGTTATGAATTTGGATAAATCTGTAGGTATCATCCAGAGAAATATTTTTATCATCCGTTTTAGAATATGTTTCATAAACGGTTGTTTTCCCAATAGAAAGATCAACAACACTTAATCCGATATTAATTGTTTCTTTAGTAGTAATCTGTTTTGATTCTTCGATGTAAATAACAAGTAGGTTACTTGAATCACCATTTGATACATAATTTATATTGGTACCTGGACTAATTGTGTTAGTGATTTTTCTTTCTGGTTCTGGAGGGTCTGTAACCTGTTCAACTAATACAGTGGTATAATTATGGTTTGTTAAAATTTGTATATATTTTTCAACTGATAGTAAATTGATCCCAATCATAATAGGATTACCACGATTATTTTCAGTTTTATTTTTATTTTTTCTTGTTACTTGTACATTCATAATTTCAGAAAGACGTTTAATATTTTCATGGTTTATTTGTTCTTTTTGATTATCAACCGCATAAACTTCATAAAAATGACCGACTTGCATTAGAACGCAAGTTTTTTCACCATGTTCGAGTTCTTTTTTTTGGTGAAGTTCAAGGTAATCATCGATTAGAGTCATACCTATATTTATATAATTATAGGGTTATTTCTTTAAATTAATTCTAATTAATTTAACTCAGGAACATATATGGTTTCAATATCAGTAGATAACATATTTGTCATGTCAAGTGGTGTAGTTATAGATGCTGGATAAACATAATTTTTAATAGAAGGGAAACTATCTTGAGATGTATCACCCATCAACCAAACCTGTGTAGAATATGAACTATAGTTATCATTAAGAGCAAACACAGATGAATATACATTACCATCATTAGATACTCTAAAGTTTTGTCCAATCTTATAATCAGTAAGCCATTTAACAGGATCTCTTACCATCATAGATACTTCAGCATTAACAGGATAATCGGCACCACGTAGTTGAGTAGTTACAACACAAGAAGCAACTTTCCCATTGAATGATTTATCGGTTGTTCTTCCACCAATCATGAATTCACCACTAATATTTAGATTTATTCTATGTCCAGTAATAGTCCATGTACCTGGATTATCTGTTACAACCCCACTAGTTAAATCAACAAATTTAAAATGAAGGGCTTTATTTAAATTTGTTGAAGTTGAATCAGCTGCATTATATCTACAACCAGTGTGTTCTATGTAGAGCCCATACCAAGTATTAATTGATATAGTTTGAATATTATATACATTATAAGCAAGACCAGTAATATCATTATTTCGACCCCAATGTAATGAAAGAACTCTAGAAGCATTTACTTTAAGCATAATGTTATCTTGGTCTGAAGCAGACCCTTCTATTTGACCTAAAATTAGTTGATCTGAATTATTTCCATCTATCATAAATACTGTTGCTAGAGACCAAGGTCTGGCATCCGCATCATTTGAAAATTTGGTAGAATTCGTAGCATCATCAGGAATTGTCTTTGCAAAATCATTCATAGACATTGGGAAAATAATAGACCTATTAACTGTATTAGTAAAATCGGTATTCGGAACTCTTGGTAGTATAGCATATTGATTACCACCTTTAAAATCTAGGGCTCTACTCCAGTTAGTTATTATATTATCGCTAATTGCTGGTATACTCGAAATTTGTGTCCAATCAACATTATCATAATCAAAATCTACATCTTGTTTATCAAAATAAATCATTAAGTCTATATTTGTAATATTAAATCCTTGTACTCCTGACGAACGTTTAGTATTACTCCACGCAAAATTAGTAGTTGTTAAAATATTATTATTAGTAGTATCATTTGTTATAGCTAATCTAAACGCATCACCAGAACCTATAATCTCTATAAATGCACTACCATTTGTTTCTATATCAACTAAACTTGTAAATGTAATATTATGAGTTGTTGCACCAGGGGCTAACCCATCCTTCACCATACTGATAATATATTCGCCAACATTTCCTCTTGATATTTTTATAGCCATTTCATGTAGAAATCCAGTTCCTGAAGTTCCATCACCATTATCCGTATTAGACCAGGATGTACCTTTTAACCCTATAATAACAGATGAACTTGTTGCTGTTGAATTAATATCTCCTAGTTCGGAAGCAATTTCTTTTAGTAATGTACCTGGTAAAAGAATGCGTTGGTTATTGGTAAATTGTGTATCTATTGAATACCAATTGCTAGAATCTGCAACAGAATCAGTAAGTGTATCTGGTCCTTCGTGTGTTATACCAGTAACTGGTGGAGAATAGGTTGAACCGTTAATATTTAAATTTTTAAGAATAACTTCCCCAGTACCACTTGTCCATCTTAGTTTAACAGGTGGAACATCGTCGTCTATATCAAATTGTAGATAGGCACCTTCGTTAGATACTGTACCTATATTAGTAACACCAGTCGTATATACAATAGAGTTATCCGATTCTAGAACAATATCAAGGACATCATTTGATTCTACACTATCATTATCTAGGAAAAATTTATATAAATTACCTACATATAAACTTATAGAACTTGGATTTAATAGCGTTATTCCATAATTGAATGATAACTTTATATCATCGACTACACCACCAGACGTTGTTTCTTCTATAACTTGAAATTCATTAGAAGCTAAAATTGGTTTAATATTAATTGTAATAGTTCCTACAACCGAACCATATGTGTTAGCTTTGGTGACATAAACAACATAAGTTTTTATATTACCATAACCCCTATGCGATAAATCTTCTGCATTACCATCTATTGTATTTATTCCTTGAGTCCATCCTGGTGGAAGACCAGTTAGTGTATAACTATTTGAATCCATTGGTCTAAACTGTATAGAAATATTTGTTGTATTTTCAGGATATGTGAATTCTAGATTATTATATGAAGATGGTCTATATCCATCATCTGATTCAGTTGAAATCTGGTTCCATAGTATATTTGTTAGATTATTCCATATCCCATTTTGAGGAGCCCCATCAGTATTATTCATAACCGAATTTTTAGTCGGCATATACCATGTAGTATTTGATGGGTCGACAACATATGTATGTGTATGATGTGTTCCGTCTCCACCAAGTAGAACATCGACACCTCTTGCTTCGATAGATGTTTTGAATAATGGATAATAAAATATTCCATCTGGTGATTCAATATAATACCAAGTCTGATTATATGGATATATATCAGTATTAAGTATTGAAAATTTATTAATTACTGGTATTTCTGATAAAGTATGGGAAGTATCTGCTCCAAAATATATTTGAAAGAACGGGTCTCTTAATTTATATCTTAAAGTTGCTATAGTTTGATTTTCTGTTTGAGAAAATACTTCTATACTACTATCACTTTTATATGATACCGATATTTCACCCAAAGAATTAGATGCTCCCCTACTCCACCCTTCTAATACAGGATTATAGTTTGAAGCAGAAGTATCAAATATCCATGAATTTGTTGGATCTAATAAGACATTAGTTGTTAGACTATATTTTAAATAATATCTCAATGAAGTAGGTGCGTTAGAATTACTAAAAGAAGCTCCATTATATAACATCCCAATAGTTTCATCCTTACCCAAATAATCAAAATTTAATGTAATTTTTTGATTAGGATAAATTTTCATATTAGAACGCAATACGGTTTTGCTATTTATACCATCAATCCATTCTTTATTTTCACTTCCTGAATAATCATGAACCATATCCCATATAGAACTGGTTTCTCGAATTATAGGTAATTTAGAATTTAATCCACCGCCAAAACTAAACCTAATATTAGGAGGGGAATTAGCTTTACCGATTATAAGATTACCACCATTTGTAATATCTAGTAAATAGACAAAATTATCATAACTATATCTTAATGCTAATAATGTAGAATTAGAGATAGAATATCCATTTACATGTCGTGTGTCTATATCGCTATTCACAGAACCATCTGTAGTATTACAAACCAAATTTTCTGTGAACTTAAATGCAAAATTCCATTTAACAGGTAAGAAAACATCTGTTTCGTTATGCGTAGTAGATGAATTACTATTGTTCCAAAATCCTAGTATATAATCTTCAGTGTCATCATGTGTCCAAATATATTCTTTACCTTTTCTTAAATTTGAGTGTGGTATATAACGAAACGGTTGGATGTTTTTATTCGCATCAGTAACAATATTAGTTGTTATAATAGTATTAGCTTGAGGACCGAATTGTTGTTTCCAAATATTATCCCTAACAGGTAAAGTATTTCTACCATCTAATCCAACATCAGAAATTAAAAAACTTTCAAATTGATCACGGATCATGTTAAATGCCGCGTTTATTGTGTTATTTAATGAAGGAATATCATTTGCGGTAGGCAATACACCATTAATATAGACCTTATTAAGTTCTAGACCTCTTAACTGTATTTTATTGGATTTTTTTTGAATAATATTAATTTTACTACCAACAACAATAGATTCTAATTCATTTACATAATAAACATTAATAACGTGTCCATTCTGACCTTCACAAAGTTTAATTGTTTTTTTTAGGTCCAAATCAGTTTTTATATCAACTTCTTGAACTTGCATAACGTGATTAGAATATGGTAATTCTGAATACATACCACCTAGAGGATCTTTAATTGTTTTTATTCCTATTGATTGATATGAGTTATCTCCAAGTGATAATCTTAGCGATGAAACATTAACATCTGAAAAATCAATTGCATAATTTTGTCCAATAAATCCAACATCATCTATTTTAATTATATTTTTAGGACTATCAACTAAATTACCTACATTTTGTGTTATATAAATACCGGTTTTTTCACCTAAATCTATTGAAGTATTACTTGAAGTATCAATTCCGGTATAATGAACTTGTGTATCAAGAACCTCTATTATAAAAGTAGCATCAGTATTAATTGAAATTTCACCAGGCGTTGTGCTATCAGCTTCATCAATTACTATAGATGCTTTTGATTTCACAGTTTGTTCCCCTATACCATTATAAATAGTTCTATTATTATTATATAAACCACAATCTCTAAAGGTTGTATTAACTGCTCTTGAATTATAAAACCCAGCATTCCAATTTCCATTAATTTCATTTTGAGAAAATTTATTATTAATACCGCCAATAATAGATATACCAGTATTGGCATTATAAGAACTATAATTCATTGAAACTGTCATATTTTCACATCCTGTATCATTATCTGTTCCTAGATAGATACCACTTTGTATATTTTCACCAATAATATTTCTTGTTATAAATCCATTACCATTTATACCACAATTTATTAATTTGATTGGATTATAACATTTTTGTATTCGATTGCCTATAATTTGAACTGTTGTGGTGTTGTTAATATAAATACCCCCACCATCAAGAGATTGTATAGTATTTGTATAAAAATCTTGTAAATCGTCTGGATTAGTCGTATTATAACCTAAACTAGATGATGTTGAAGGAGATGTTGTGCTTAATCCTGTACCATTCCACCCATTAAACTTTAGAGTACAATCTATTATATCAACTTGTTTAGCGTTTGTTATATTTATAGCATATTCTCCTGCAAAACAAAATTCAATATTTTTAAATTTAATGGTCTCTGTGTTATTTACGCCAGTAAATTTTAATAAATTTGTATTATTTGTTGTATTATAAGTTGTATATTTAATTGATGATCCATCTAAACCATAAAAGGATAAACTATGGTTTGGTAATATTATTTCAGAGGATATAAAACAATCACCTATAATAAATATTCTATCACCCGGAGTAGATGCATTTATACCAGCTTCTAATGTTATATAAGGTTTTACTAACGTGCCATTACTATCCTCAAAACTATTATCATAAGTTATATTTATATAAATATCATAAAAGTTTTGACCTTCATAAAAGATTGGTAAATTTTCTAATTCATCTTTATATGCTATATTTTTATCTGTAAACTTTCTTGATAATACGGTTGTTTGATAACGTATACCACCAAAGTTTATTTCATCAAGACCCTGACAAACTTTTAGAATACCTATAGAATTACGGTTTGCATCTAGTTTTGAAATAGATACCGTATTTAATCCAGGATTTTCCTGTGTTCCTGTTATATCTAACGGATGGTCAAAAAACCATGTTAAAAGTTCATTCGGACTTTTACCGCCGTGATTATCTAAATATTGAACATATGCTGGAGTTCCAGCAATAGCAATTTCATACTTTAATACCATATCCGATGGAATCGTTTCGGCTACCATTGTAGTAATACCTAATCCAGAAATATTAAATGGAAAAGTATTTGAACCACTATATGGTATAGATGTTCCTGGATTTGGTTGACCGCCAAGAGCAAGAGGAATATATTCTTGAAAAACTCTCATGGAAGGTTTATACACTCCAGCCCCAGGTTGCTGGTTAATTAATACACCGTTCTCGTCCTTTGCATCTTGTTTTAAAACACCACCCCATCCAGGATACCAGTTTATATCACTAGAAAGATTTGTAAAATAAATATTTTCTCCTCCTGAACTCATTTTATGATGTTTTCCTAAAAATAATGAATTTAAGGTAGTTTCTATAGCTCTATCAGTAACAATCCTATCCTTGACCGGATCATAATAAATATGTTCTAATGAAGATGTCTTAGTGCCATCTAAACCAGTAGTTGAATTTCCTATAGTAACGCTATTAAATATTGAATCAGTTTCGGTTTTTGTTTCAATAACCATATTAATATACAATTATAATTTAAAAAAAAAATATAAATTATAACCCTGGAATATTTATACTAATTAAATTTGATGCCAACATATTCGTGAATAATAACCTAGATGTGTTTAGTTGAGACTTATAAGTCGATATACCTAAACTAAAACTATCGTAAGTAATTAAATCACCCATTAACCAAACCTGTGTAGTATTAGAATTATCTTTCCAAACAATATTATTTGCTACATTACTTGAATTATTTTGTCTAAATGCGTGTCCATATTTATGTTTATTAGTCCATTTAATTGGGTCAATTATCATTAATTTAATTTCACTTTCTGATGGCATTATAGAATCACCAAGAAGGGTTGTAATAACCATACTTGCTATAGTTCCACCTTCAAATGTTCTATCATTATTTCTAGAACCAACTGTAAGTAAAGGTGTTGGATTATTTAGCATCGAAAATCCAGAAGAACCATTCGTCCAATTAGCTAATATGCTACATTGTGATAATGTATCCCAACCTAATGAATTACTAGTTATTCTTATATCAAACGCATCAGATAAATTTTGTGGTGATGCCTGTTCACTAGTTACATTTGTATCCGCAGTTGCTTTAAATCTTGCGCCCCTAAATCCAATATAAATACCCCACCATTCAGTCATTTCTAAATCACTTAGAGTGTAAATTTTACATTCATTATATTCATTTGTAAATGTAGTTACTCCACTAATAGTTGTAGATGTAGATGGATAAATGTGTTTTCCCCATCCAAAATATAATACCTTATTTTCTATTCTTAGATATATATTTGTAGAATCAGATGCTGAACCAGAACCTTCATTCCAAATATATTGATTATTAAGTTGTGTACTAGGTTTAAACACTAATGAACAAGCCCAAGGTTTACTATTTATATTAGATGGTTTACTAGTTTTAGTAATATCATCTGGATTTAATGGAACAAAATCAATGGTTGATGTTAATGTAGGTGATAACACATGAGATAAATTATTAGTGTTATTTAGTACTAGTCTATTATTAGAACTATTAAACACAACTCCTTTACTCCAGTTTGTTGTTCTAAAATTTTTACTACCTAATGGGGAATCAACTTTATAGATAGAATCCCAATCTAAATTATTTAGATCAAATCCTGCACTTGAATTATTTTGAACATCAAATCTAAATACAACCGGAGCTCCTGTATAATATGGTATAACTGTATTTGGTATAATATTTGTTTGAAACACATTTTTATTATTTCCAGGCCAGTCTATGAATGGTGTATTATTAATATCATAACCACCCCCATCTACTAGATTCCCGTTCAGGTCATTACCTGATTCTGGTTCAGCCCATACACCCATACGAACCGTATCACCTTCTATTGGAATTTCTATAAACATACCATATTCTAAATTACTAAAACTTTCGCTTGATATATCAATTAGACCATCAACCATATTATTTTCTATACTTACACTATTTTGTCTTATAAATTTTGATAACACTTGATCACCAACAAAGTTATTTAAATATGTTATTGGATTAGAAGACGAATCAAAAAAAGGATCATTTTCATTAAAGAGTGTTGTATTTTTTATTCCAATCTGTAATGGAGTATTTAGTTCAGGATCATTTGTAGAAGAATCCATAACGGTTGTTGCAGATTTTAAAAATTCTTTTGGTATAATTAATCGTTGACCAGGTAGAAGTTTAACATTTAGTTCTACGTATATTTTGTCCGTCACTTGGGTTCCATTTATATTAGAACTCGGACCTATAACAGTTTTAGCTAATTGATTATCTTCAAATGTAGAATCTTCAATACTAATATTTATTATTCTTGTAATACTATCAGTGGCCTTCCATCTAAGAAATAGAGGTGGAACATCATCATCTAGTTCTATTTGTACATAAGAACCAGCATCACCAAAAGTCCCATTTGTGGTAACTCCTGTTCCATAAGCAGTAGCACCACCACCATATATCTGAATTTGTATATCAGATAGTAAGAAAAAATCTAATTCGTCGGTTGATACTATACTACTATGGTCCAAATTAAATTTATATGTTTCGCCTGCTTTAAATATAGGTGAGTTTGCTTCATTTGACATGCTTAATTCAGTAACACCATTATCTTGGGTTAATTTTAAATTATTATCGGCTGGAATTGATATAACTGTAAATTCATTAGATGTTATATTAGGTAAAACATTTATAATAATTTGACCTGTTACTGAACCAAAACTATTCGATTTAGTTACATCTATTACATGTTGTATTGGTACACTAAATTCAATTATTTCGGTTGTCCCTAGAAGTCTTGTTGGGGGAGTTGTAGTATTTAGGGAATAACCAATCGGTAATCCATTATTAAATTCATATGTATATGTATTACCTTCTGTGTTAAATTTAATATTTATACCAGTGTTTTCTTGCGTAGTATGAACGATATTACTAAATGTTGGTGCATAATTAGAATCATCTAATGTTTTTTGTTCATTCCATATAATATCAGTAGACCCTCCCCATGCTCCACGTGGTGGTTTAACAGTTCCATTATTTACAAAATTAGTATCAGGTTTATACCATGTTGTTCCACTAATATCATCTATAAAAGATATAGTTGAAGAAGTACCTGAACCTGTTTCTATTGTATCTACTAATTTAGCTTCTTCTTCCCTTTTAAATAATGGATATTGAAAATTTCCATCGGGACTTTCAATATAATACCACGTTATTAAATTATCACCATATTCTACATTTTCTATTAACAATTTTTTAATCTTCGGAATTCTTTCATATGGTTGGCTTTCATTAAATCCAATATATACACTAAAGGCGGTACCATCTAATGGGACTGTTTTTGTAGCTATAATTTCATTTTTTTCATCGGAAAATAAAACTAAACTATTATCTGTATTATATCTTAATGATATTACGCCAGCATTATTTACATGATTCCAATAATTATTACCAGAATCCCAGTTAGAAGAACTTGTGTTAGGTGTCCAATCTGTTATTGGTTCAATACTTTCATTATTTCTATATATAAAATGACTAACAATATCATTTTGCGCATTATTATTTCCACTAGAAGCACCAGTATAATTTATTCCAATACGTTCGCTTCTTCCATAATAGGTTAAATATATTTTTACCATTTCTCCCGGATTTATTTCCATGTTTGATTTAATTATTGAATCCTCCTCAACCCCATCAATCCATTCGTCATTCTCCGAAGTATCAAACTTATGGACAACAGACCATATATTTGTTCTTTCTTGTATCACTGGAAATACGGCATCTGGCGAATTATCACCAGAAAAATAGATTATCTGACTATTTCCTATCAATATACTATTAGATCTCGCAATTATAACTTCTGTATTATTTGTTATATCCAATAAATATAAGTAATTATCCATACCATACCTTAAAGCGAATTTAGTATTATTAGTAATATTATAATAACCTATAGTATGTCTTGATTTAAGGTCAATAGCAACTGAACCCCCAATATTGGTGTTCTTTATTCCTTCACTAGCAACATTATCAGTAATACCTTGTGCACCATTATTTTTTCTAAATAAAAATGACACACTCCAATTTGATAAGGTATTTCCCCCACTTCTTGAGACCTCTTCTTCTGCCCCACTCCATATACCTATAGTATATTCTCCAGTATTATCGTGTGTCCATGTAAATTCATGTCCTTTTTCTAATGTATTACCATTATAAAATGGTTGTTGGTCACTAATAGATGAAACAACCGAATTATCGGTTATTACTTCATCCTTTCTATCACCATATGCTATTTTCCAACTATCAACTTGTGTAGGAAAAATATTTCCAGGATTTAATCCAATCTCGGAAACTAAGAAAGATTTATAATTTATTAAACTCATTCTAAAGGCTTCATTCAAGGTATTATTCATAGTGTTAATATCAGTACCAGCTACAACTCCATTAACATAAACATTGCCATGTGTTAATCCTCTAAGTTGTATTTTATACGTATTAGTTTGAATAATATTTACATAATTGGTGTTAACTAATACTGATTCTAATTCATTAATAGAATAAACATTTATAATATTTCCCCCAATACCATCTAGTAATGATATACTATGATTTAACACATCAACTAAAACATCTAATATAGGGACAGCCATAACATGATTAGAAAAGGGTAGTTCAGAATATTTAGAATTATTTAATGGTGTAGTTACAGCCATTACACCTATTGATTGATATGAATTATCACCTAATGAAAGTCGAATATTAGATAGATCTACATTAGATAAATCAATGGCATAATCCTGACCTATAAATCCTACATCGTCTATTTTAATTATATTTTTATCGTTATCACTTAAATCACCAACCTGTTGGTCTATATATATTCCTATTTTAGAAGAAGTCGACCCAACCCCTGTATAATGTATCTGTGTATCTAAAATTTCTATAATAAAATTTCCACTTTTTTGATCTAGTCTATATTCATTTCCTGTAAAGGTATCTGTTCCTTCATTAATTTGGATAGACCCCTTTGCTTGTCCATCATTTCCTGAACCTGTAAATTCTGTTCTATTATTATCATATAACCCACTATCTCTTAGTGTTATATTTCCAGCACTCCATGAACAAAATCCAGCATTCCAGTTACCATTTATTTCATTTTGAGAAAATTTGTTATTCATTCCTGTACATAGAAAAATACCATTTTCTGCATTAAATGATATATAATTCATAAGAACTGTAATATTAAAACATCCAAATGAAGAATCTGGTATAGGATTGAATTTATTTAAATAAATACCACTTTCTATATTCTTTGAAATTATATTTCTAGTTATAAATCCATTACCATATCTACAGCAACTTAGTAATCTAATAGCACCAAAATTATAAAGTATTTTATTACCTATTAGTTGAACTGCATTTAAATTACTTAGTTGTATAGCCCCCCCCTCAGACATATTTGTATCTTTATTTGTCCCTAAATTAGCTTTTGAACTATTATAACCATATGTCGGTAGTGATTCCGCTGAACCTGTATCCAGACCTACTCCATTCCATCCATTAAATAAAAAGGTACAATCTATAATATCTACACTTTCACATAAATTTATTTTTATAGCATAATTTCCAGAATATCTAAAATCTATACTATTAAAAACAAACTTGTTTTGAGAACCTATACTCCCTTCAACTGTAAAAATAGTTTCATTATTTTGTGAATATGATGCATACCTAATTTTACTTCCATCAAGTCCATAAAATTTTAGACTGTGTGGTAATGTAATTCCAGATGTAATAATGTTATCTCCTTTAATAAATATATTATCACCAGAACTAGATGAATTAACCGCATCAGAAATCGTTTTAAATGGTTTTAAGACTGTACCGGTTTCATCATTATCTGGGTAATCTGGATTTACATAAATATTGTGAAATCCAACAATATCTAATATTTGTAAATCATCTACAAAACAAATATCTTTATCATCAAAAAATCGTGATAAAACGGTTGTTTGATATCTAGGAATTGCTACAGCACCTATCTCGTTTCCGAATTCATCTAGAGGAATCGCTGGCGTTATACCTTCGCATACTAAAAGATAACCTAGGTTTAACCCATTTTCATCGAACTTTGTAATAGATACAGTATTTACTCCTCTATTTGAATCAGAACCTGTAATATCTATAGGGTGATCAAAATACCAAGTTAATAATCTGCTATTTGGGTCTGCAGGATCTAAAACAGTTGGGTGTTTTAAAAACTGATTATAAACAGCAATTCCTTTCATTGAAAATTCGTATTTTAATTTTATATTAGTAGGAACAACTTCAGCGACCTGTGTAGTAATACCAACCCCTTGTATATTAAATGGGAATGAATTATTTCCATAATATGGTATAGAAGTACCAGTAACAGGTGTACCTCCAAGTGGAACTGGGTTAAAATCTTGATATACACGCCCGGATGGATGTATTAATCCTTGCTGTGTTCTGTTATCTTCTATTTTTTGATCTGTTATACCTCCCCAGGGTGGGTACCAATTTATATTGCTTGAAAGATTTGTAAAGAATATATTTTCTCCACCTGAACTCATTTTATGTTTTTCTCCTAAAAACAATGAATTAAGAGTAGTTTCTATTGCCCTATCTGCTTCAATCCTATCAGTATCTGGATTATAATAAATATGTTCAAGAGTTTTATTATCATCGCTTGTTATAGTTGTATTATTATCTATAAATGTAATATTAGTAAATTTAGCATCTGTATCACATTTTGATTCAATTACCATATTAATATATATAGATACAATTAAATAAAAATAATAAATAATTCAATTATAAATTTGGTATAGTTATATCTATTATATTACTCGCTAACATGTTATTAATATTTAACTGAGTATTTATCGAATCGTGTGTATAAATATAATTTCGTATACTATTTGTAAAACCATCTTGAATACCATCTCCCATTAACCAGACTTGTGTAGCTCGCGAGGGCGCCCACGTTAATTGGAAATCAGCATTATTATAATTCACATGTGGTGGTCTATAAAGAGAGTCAATTTTATATTCAGTTACCCATCTAACTGGGTCTTTTATTAATTGTAATATTTCCGCATTTGTTGGCATAAGAAAGTTTATTCGTAATGTAGTTACAACCATAGAAGCGACTTGACCATCAAAAGGTTTACCCACAGTAAATAACCCACTTACAATATTATCCATACCAATACCAATAGTAGAAGAACCTAATCCCCATTGAGATGTAGTAGATATATTTGGACCTAAAGTCCAATGATTATTACTATCCATAAGCCTAATATCGAAACAAGCAGCTAAGTTAGCAGCTGTTGCATCAGATGAAGATAATCTTGTTCCATTATAACCTATATATACTCCCGTCCAAATATTTGTAGATGCCAAACCTATATATATTTCATTTGGGGTTGAACTACTATCAGACCAACCAAAAAATAGGTTACCACTACCAGAATTATTAATATATTTTAGGTATATATTCGCATTACCAACACCGTCTCCCTGATTCCAAATATACTGACTAGTCGTATCCCCATCAACATTAAAGACAACTGAAGTAGCCCAAGGTCTACCATTATTATCATTAGTTGTATTACCAGAAGTAACTGGTTCAACTACAGTCGTATTCAAATCCTGGGATATTGGAGAAGATACAGAAGTTGTTTGAATTTTAGATAGATTATGGTTAGTTGAGGTAAAATCTATTGCTTTAGACCATGGAGAAAGAATATTTACAGGGGCAAAAATTTTGGTTAACACCGACCAATCTACATCATCTGTATTCAAAGCTGTAGTTGTACCCAGTCCGAAAACAAGAATATCAATCGAACTTATAACATACGATTGGGATCCAATATCACCTTTATGACCGGTAGTCCAATCACTATAAGGTGTTGTTATTACATCTGAACTACCAGTAACACCTGGTTCAGTAAATCCAATCTTAATATTATTACCAGTTGAAGGTATCTCTATAAAGGCATCTATATTTTCTAATCCATTCGGACTGGTAGATATATTATTAATTGTAACACCGGCACTAATACCAATAGTAATATCTACTGATGTTGAAGTATTTCTGGTTAGAACAATTCTAACTTCTTCCTTTAATCCAGTAGCACCTATTTTAAAATTTCCCCAGGCGTCATCTTTCAATCCAATCAAAACATTGCTATTATCAGACATAGTTAATGCTAAATCTTTAAGAAATTCTCCTGGTAAAATTAATCTCTGTCCTGCACTTAATGTTTCATTAAAACCCATCCAACCGTGTCCACCACCATTATCAAACAGATTATTACCCGTTTGATTTGCAGATGGTCCTTCTAATATAATACCTGATATATTCTCAACCAAAGAAGACCCATTTATTGTTAAAGATAAAGTAATTACTTCACCAGACCCACTAGTCCACTTAATACTAACAGGTGGAACATCTTCTGGTAAAATAAATTGCATAAACGAACCAACAGTACTTATTGTTTCTGTAGAATAACTTACACCAGGTAAATATGTAGAACCATCAGAATTTAATACAATCTCAATAGCATCAGTCGCTTCTATACTTGAATCATCTATGTAAAATTTATATGTTTCCCCCGCATAAAATATAACTGAACTAAATTCTAATTCAGTATTTCCTCCATCTTGAGTAAATTTTATATTATTTATTACCCCGCTATCTTCCTTTTCTATAATTTGAAATTCATTTCCTAATAAATCAGGAAGAATATTTATAGTAATAGTTCCCTGAACAGACCCATAATTATTAAATTTAGAAACATTTAAAACATGAGTTATTATTAATCCATAACCATTAGTGATATCTTCAGCCTTACTTCTGGTTATATTTGTTCCTGTATTTGTATATCCAAGCGGTATATTTGTTATTGTATATGTATTTGTATCACCTGAAGTTTTATATGGGATATTTATAGGGTTACCTTCTTGGATTGTATATGTTATATTGGTAAATGTTGGGACATAATTAGAATCATCGTTAGTAGCCTGTTCATTCCATAACACATTAGTAGAATTACCAAAAACTCCATCAGATGGATTGGTTATTCCATTATTAACAAAATTTGTTACAGGTTTATACCATATTGTTCCGTTAATTATATCATCAACATAAGTAATTGTTGTATTTTGTCCGGTTCCACCTTCTACTCTATCAATTGTATTAGCTTCTTCTTGTGTTTTAAAGAGTGGATAATGAAAAACACCATCTGGACTTTCTATATAATACCATGTAATCCTATTACTATCATTCTCCTCTTCATTCAAGGAAAATTTTTGAATAGATGGAATTCGTTCAAAGGGGTGAGCTTCGTTTACACCAAAATATAAATTAAATGGGTCTCCATCCAGATTTATGTTTTTTGTTGCTATTATGTCATCATTATCTTCAGAAAATAAAACTAAGGTATTATCACTATAATATCTTAATGATATAATACCTACATTAGACAACACATTTAATTTTTTCCATCTATTATCGACTTGATAGTTGACTGAATTTACATTTATATTCCAAAAAACCGGGTCTACTAGAATAGTTTCGGTTGTTTCATATTTAAATGAATCAGTTATAGTATCTGGGGCATTGTTTACATTTGTAGAGGCACCTGTATAACCAAGCCCAAATATCTCGCCTCTACCAAAATAGGAAAGGTCTATGTTTATTTTTTCACCTGGATTTATTTCCATATTTGATTTTAATATAGAATCTTCTTCAATACCATCAGACCATTCATTATTTTCAGAACTATCTAAATCATGGACGAACGACCATATATCTGTACTTTCTTGCATTACTGGAAATCTTGCGGATGGAGTATTTGTACCAGCAAAATATATAGTTTGATTGTCTCCAGTTAATGCTGTATTTGATGCCGCAATAATAGTATTTTTATTATTTGTAACATCAAATAAATATAGGTAGTTATCGTTACCATATCTTAAAGATAATTTAGTAGAATTATTAATATTATAATATCCTTCGGAATATCTTGAATTTAGGTCTATGGCAACAGATCCACCTATATCAGTAGTTATTGGACCCATTCCAGCAACATGATTATTTAAACTGATTGGATTTTTGTGTTTAAATGAAAAGGCAACATCCCAGTTAGAAATTTTTTTAGATTCTGTAATATTTACAGGAGTTTCTGCACCAACCCATAATCCTATAATATATTCACCAACTGTATCGTGTGTCCACGTATATTGATGTCCTTTTTCTAATAAATTACCATTATAAAATGGTTGTTTGTCTTCTAAATCTGTTACCATTTCTCCAACTAATACCTTTTCATTTATTCGAATCCCATATGATATATACCAATTGTCGGTTTGTGCCGGTAAAATATTACCAGGGTTTAATCCTACTTCTGAAATAAAAAATTCTTTGTATTTTGTTAAATCCATATTAAAAACCGCATTTAACGAATTATTTATAAACGATAATGTTTCCCCCGCCGAAACTCCATTTATTGATATCTGTCCTAATTCAAGTCCTCTTAATTGTATTTTATTACTACCTTTTTGAATAATATTTATATGTGTAGTGTGATTAATAGATTGTAGTTCATTTACTGCATAATTATTTATCACATTTCCTCCAATACCTTCTTTTAGAGATATTATATTTTTTATTGTATCTACATAAACATCTAATTGTGGCACCTCCATAATATGATTAGAAAATGGTAGTTCGGAATACATACCGCCTAAAGGTGTAGTTACTGCATATAATCCTATATTCTGATAAGAGTTATCTCCTAATGATAATCTTATGTTTGTAATATTTACTTCAGTTAAATCTACGGCATAATACTGACCTATAAATCCAACATCATCTATTTTTATTATATTTTTGTCAGAATCAGGTAGACTTCCTATATTTACAGATATATATATACCTATTTTACTCGTATTAGAACCTAGTCCAGTATTATGTATTTGTGTATCTAGAATTTCAACTATAAATTTAGATAAAGTATTAGTCTGTAATTGATTTTTTATTAAATCAGATTCTTCATTTAAATGTATAGTTGCTTTAGAATTACTATCAGTACCTATACCAGTAAATAAAGACCGGTTGTTATCATATAATCCACTATCTCTTAAAGTCGTGTTAACCGCACCAGAAGCATAAAATCCAGCATTCCAATTACCATTTACTTCGTTTTGAGAAAATTTATTATTAATACCACCAACAACCGATAATCCATTATTAGCATTAAATGAACTATAATTCATCAACGTTGTAATATTTTGACATCCTAGAAGAGTGCCTGATTCCAAGGATATACCAACCCCTACATTTTGTGAAGAAACATTTCTTGTAATAAATACAGTGCTTCCTATACCACAATCTATAATTCTAATACTACCATTATTTTTAATAAATTTATTACCTACTATCTGTAATGTATTAATATTTTCTAATAAAACCGCTCCACTATTGCTTGATATATCAGCTGAATTAAAAAAATTGTCTAAATTTACATTTGTAGAATCATAACCATATACATTACTAATAGTAGAAGATACTACTGTATTAAGATTTGTTCCATTCCATCCGTTAGTATAAAAACTACAATCTATTACATCTAATCTAGTTGAATTTGTTATATTTAGTGCATAGTCGCCAGCATTACTAAATTCTATATTTTTGAATAAAAATTCTAATGTATTATCCGTTCCTATAAATTTAAAAATATTCTCATTAGAAACATCAAACGTTTGATATCTTATTTTTGTTCCATCTAACCCAAAAAAACTTAAACTACGCGGTAAAATAATTTCAGATGTTATTATATTGTCTCCCTGGATAAAAATTTTATTATTTGTTAATGTTGAATTTGTAACAGCATCCGATATACTAATATATGGTTTTAGTAAAGTTCCATTTGAATCGTTACCAGTATACAACGGATTAACATAAATATTATAAAAACCATCAAGGTCTAATATTTCTAAATCTGATTCAAAACATATAGATTTATCTACAAATAATCTAGACATTACTGATGTTTGATATCTTGGAATTGCTGCTGTGCCTGCGGGTGAACCTACCGGAACCGCAGGAACATCTCCTTCATAAACACGAAGATAACCTGTGTCGACCCCTTCACTATTTATTTTATTAATATTTACAGTATTTGTTGAACCAGCGACTATATCAATTGGGTGGTCGAACCACCACTCCAAGTCATCTCCAACAGAAAACCCATTATGCGTATTATTATATTGAACGTAGGTCCTAACATTATTAACAGATAGTTCATATCTTAAAACAATATCTGCTGAAATAGGTTCAGCTATAACGGTCTTAACACCAACACCCTGAATATTACCCCCAAAAAAATTTGTACCCGAATAGAATATAGATGTACCTGGAACAGGATTTCCTCCCAAGGGACGTGGTACATATGATTTATAAACTCTTGCAGAAGGAGATATTACACCAGATGATGATTGATTTGCTAAAACACTATGATCTCTTAAACCACCCCATGAAGGATACCAATTTATATTGCTTGAAAGATTTGTAAAGAATATATTTTCTCCACCTGAACTCATTTTATGATGTTCTCCTAAAAACAATGAATTAAGAGTGGTTTCTAGTGCTCTATCGGTAACAATCCTATCCTTGACCGGATCATAATAAATATGTTCAAATGTTGCAATAGATGTCTCATCAAGCGAAGTAGTGTTCTTAACAAATGTAATACTTTCAAATTTAGCATCAGTTTCACAATCTTTTTCGATAACCATATTAATATACAAATAGAATTTAATTAAAGTTTAAACAACTGAATAATAATATATATTAATAATAATGGCAAAAGACTTTTTATCAAATAATAAAAAATTCAATCTATATAATCCAGAACCTGTTATTTTTGATTATTTTGAAAAAAAGAAAACAGTAAAAGAGTTTAATAATGGGAATGATGCGGATTTTGGAAGAACATTTGGTCCAATTCATATAGATGAAAATTTTGATGGATGGATTACTGATATGACTCTACGTGTAGAACTACCAGCACTCCTGACAGAAGCTGAAAGAGATGCGGTAGTTGTTGCACAAGACCCACAATATTTAAATTGGGTTGATAATATTGGACATGCTTTAATTGAAAGTATAACATTAAGTGCATTCGGAAAAGAAATTATTACAAAAAAAACGGACTATGGATTATGGCTAGATATTTATAATGAATTACACGACCAAAATAGTGAAGAATGGAATACTATAGGAAAGGTATCCGGAACACCAACATTACAGAAATTTAAAATACACCCGTCCGTTATTTATGTACCATTACATTTTTGGTTTTCAAAAAATAATGAAAGTGCTTTCCCACATTTTCTTGTAAATAAAAGTAATAATATCCGCGAAATGTGTTTGTCTATTTCTATAAAAACAAGACCTATTAAGAATTTAGTTGTAACGTCTGGCTCTGTATCCTATTCTACATTTAAAGATAAAAAAATTAAATCTATTCAGATTATCTATGATAGTATAAGGGCAAATAATAATAATGGTGATTCGCAATTAAAAAATACAATTGATAGTTTGTATGATTCTTATAAAAATATAAATACACCTTACAGAGTTTATTTTGATAATTTTGCTATGGAACATAAACCAGTTGAGAATAACGAAATCATTTGTAGGGATGTTTTAACAGATGGCCCTGTAAAATTCGTATATTTTGTATTTAGAAAAGATGCTAGAATTGCAGATCCAGATACTACTGAGACTGCTGATCCATTGGTTATACCTAATATTCCTGGTACAACCGGATTATTTACAGTATACACAAATTCTGATACAGATCTAAATCCAAATGATATATTTAAATATAGTAGTGATGTCCCGGGTCCTTGGGATACACATGATGGATTTAATTATTTAACCGTTCATGTAGATAATGACGACAAGCAATGGGTTACATCTAATCCAAAATTAGATGCTATATACTATAGAAGAGTTGTAACTCTTACTAGTCATGGTCAAGTTCCCAAAAAACATATATATCTTATAGATTTTTCAAATAATAAACATAAAACAGATTCAGAAACAAAAATTAATGGATATCTAAATAACAATAATAATAAAAAACGTTCTCTTAAATTAGAATTTGATACACCACAGACTGATTCAACTGTAACATTAATTTATGTTATGATAAATTTCTTTAACGTTTTTGTAGATTCAAATAATAAATTAAAGGCAATTAACAACTGGGGAGAAAAATTACCAGATAATATGACACCTACCATTTTTAATGATCTTAAATCATCTAATAGTATGAATGGAACAGATGGTATGTTTGCTTCTAAGGTATGGTATAATAATGGTATTAGCACTACTATACTCGGTCTAAATCCACAGTGGAATCAGAATTTTGGTAAATTTGGAACAGGTAAAATCTCTAATACAAAGGATATTTTAACAGAACCTAACATTGCCCTAAAATTAGCGATTTCACTAGAAGGTATTGCAAATCAGAATTTTATCCCAACTAAATTACAAGCTAATAGTGTTTTTGGCGAGTTAGGAGAAAAAGGTAATGATATAATAGATATAAATAAAGGGGATATACTCCCAGTAAAAAATAATAGTATTGTTAGGTTCAATAAAAACAAACAAAATAACAATTTATCTAAAAATATGATTTCAGTTGATTTAGAAGGTTACAACCATAAGAGTTTGTTCGTATTTAATAATAATACTATTATATCCAAAAACTTTTTCCAAATTGATATATTGAATACAGGTCTTAGATTTACAGATGTCGCCTTTGAATGTTTCTTAACTGGTAACAATAACAATCAAATTAGTAAAAAAACTATTGTTAAAAATGTATACAATAAAATAAGATTAATGAATTCAAATAGAAGTGATATAAATATATTACCCGGTTCCTTTATTTATCTAGAACGTATTTCAGATTCTCTTATTGTTAAAATGTTTATACAATCATCTGGAGAATTGATAATACCTATTATAGGTTAAGTATTATTATTTCTAAATGTTTCTAATGAATCAGATTTTTTTTTATCATCATTAATAATAAAATTATTATCAAATAATGAATATTTATTTATATGACCGTATTGGGCCGAATTTATTGTTATATTATTCAAAAAATCAAAGATTCGGTTTCTATCAAGATATAAATAGAACAAATCAAATGGTGCATTTATCGTGTAAAAAAAATCATACACAATAATAATTAATTTATTCTTATTATATTTAAAAAATTCAGAATTTTTTACTTCTAACCATGTATCTGGTATAGAATTAATATTTTGTTTTAGTTCTTTCATCTTTTCATTTGGGTAACAATCGATATTTTTATTAACTGTTGTACGCAAAATAGCTATAAAAGAACCTATTATACCCATAAACCAGAACATTTGTTTGTTTTCAATAACATACAGATTTATTAACAATTTTTCATTGATTACACTAAATAATATGAATGTTACGAAAATAGAACTTAGGATAAATAAAAGAAAACTGCTTATAGTTTCTAATATTTTATTATTAAATAAGTTAGAATATTCATTGCAAATTCTATCAGATTTTACTAATCGTTCATTAAATTCATGATCCAATTCATTATAATTCCTAAATTTCCATTTTGCTAGTCTAGTCCAACTTCTATTAAACAAATAGGATGGATTTGTATATAATTTTTCCCCATAATTAAATATATTGTACAACATCATATAATTTATAATGAATGGCATAAACAAAAAATTTACAACTATAACACTAAGAATCTTTTTTTCTATTTCTTTATAAAAATCATCAGTTTTATGTATAAACTTTGTGTCTAGTTTATTTTTTGAATAAAGTGAATTAATAAAACAATATTTTATATTCCATTCAAACAATTTACTGATATTTTTAGTCTTAATTATATTCTTATCTACTAAACTAATGAAATAATTATCTATACTTGTAATTTTATTATTAATATAGTAAATAGTTATATCATCATCATTATATTTATCTTTAAATTTATTAATAACAGTATTCCACTTAATAATACCTAATTCATTGTCTTCTATTTCTAATTCGTCATTATAGAATTCTTTAATCGATATAAATAATGATATATCGTTTATAAGATTTACTACTCTAAATATCAATATAACAACAAATGTTATAAAAAATATAGAGATAGAAAAATTAAAACTAAAAAAGTTAGTTAGGTCTATTATATCATTCAAATTAGTCGGGGTTTTAATATATACTATTTTATTCCATTTTATACAGTTGTATAAAAAAATTGTATAAAAAATTAGAAATAATCCAGAAAATATAATATTAAGATGTGTATAGATAATATTATAATATCCTTTATTTAGATAATAAATATATAAATTTTTTAAAAATTGTTTCTTAAGGTATTCTTTCTGTAGATTTTCTAAAGATAGATTGAAAGATTCCATTTATAAATATAATAAAAATTAGGTTTAAGTTATTAATTATATGATAGTTCTTCCGGCATTTTTGCAACCTTAGTCTTAGCCGAAATAATATAAATTGTATTTTCAGTTACTATCAAATATTCTGTATCTACCTTATAAATATTACTTATAGAAGATGTATGTTCGTCCATAGATTTGAAAATGATTTTATCTGTATCATTCGCACAGATTTTAATATTATCATTACAAGAATCCTGATAAAAATAAAAACACATAGGCTTAGAAATTGTTATTGATAATCTAGCCGCTTGAGTTAGGGTTTTTGCTCCTGGTACATTTTGTTGAGAATCCATATAATTTTTATAATCTTTTATTTTATAAAATTAACCTTACCTATTAAAAAATGTATGATTTAATAAGATTCTACAATCAGGTCTTAGGTTGATATTATAAATAAAGAAACATGACAAAAACTGATACATTTCATCAATATCAAATTCTATATTCGAATTATGAATTAATTTTTGTTTAAAATCTAATACATCATATCTTGGTTTGTTTTTTAATTCATCATTTATAAAAAATATATCATAGAAATCACTTCCCTCTATAATATCTTTATAACTATGATTTTTAAAGGTTTCTAATATATTATAAATGTGATTCTTATTTGTTTCTGTCTCTGTTTTATATCTTTTTATCTGGAATAAAGACATTCCGGTTATCAATTCATAAAATAAACACCCAATAGCCCATACCTCTGATTTCTTATTATAATCTATATTTATTATATTTTCCAGAGGTCTATAACACCTAATATATAATTCATTCTGAGTAATATGATCTTCTAATTCCGAATTACTAAAATCTATTATCTTTAGAATAAAATTATGTTCTAAAATTCTATCAACATCATAATTTCTCTCTAATTTCTGGATATTACTAAAATCTATTTTTTTAAACAAATAATCTCTAATAAGTTTATAGGTTTTTTGTTTTATTTTTCGTTTAACCATTTTTTTTTTATTTCTATTAAATAATTCAAAATCTTCTGGTATTAACTGTGATTGTATCTGATTATAGACATCAAAAATGTTTAGTTTAGAAATTAAATCACTCATTCTTTTTATATTATTTGGAAAAATATTCAAAAGAATATTATCTGGTTTTATATCTGCATGTATCACTCCCGTAGAATGTAGTTCATTCATACCATTCAGTATCTGATAAAATATATATTTAATGTTCGGTGTAAATAAAGTATACTTATTACTATTCATATCAGTTATAATATCTAGTAGACTTATTCCCAAAAGTTCGGTTACAATTACCATCAATCCATCCTCCTCAAATATATCAATACATTCAACTATATTTTTATTACCTGTATCTAATTTCTCGAATATCTGTTTTTCATTATTAAATTCATCCGGACTTTTATAAAATATTTTTGCAGACTTTAGATTAAAATCCAAAATATCATACACAACCCATACTGAAGAAAAAGAACCATTAGAAAGAAACATCAAACAAATATATCTATTATTTAATATCTGGGCTTCTAAATTTACTGTAGATTCATCATCAGAAATATATTCGTCACTATTATATAATTCACTATTATCACTATTCATAGAAAATATAATCATAAACTCTTTATATTAAAATAGTTCACTAAAGTTAGCTGGAGTATAATTAATTGATTTTAGGATCTTTCCTGTATCACGATTAAACACAACCCAGTACTTGTTATTATCTGATTTCCTATATTCTGGACTATTATACCTTTTATCATTCAACTTATAATTATTTACTGTATCTTCTGCCTCCTGTTCGTTAATGCATAGTTTAGACATATTCGACTTATGAACAATATCAAAAGAAACATCCAAATCAATACCTAGGAAAATACCAAGCTTATAGGTATCATGAAGAATATCCACCAGATCACCCATAACACCAGTAAAATTCATGCTTTCCTTATTCTTTACTAGATGACTCACCGATTGTTTTAGATTCATATGAAGTTCATTAAACATAATTTGAATATTATCATACTCCTCTGTTTTAATTTTATCACTAAAAATATCATCACTATTAATCGTATCTACTCGTTTTTTTGTAAAAAATGAATCTGTATTTTCTAGAATATTTTTAAGAAGTTTGTAATTAGAAAGGGTCAACATATCTGTCTCTACAGAAGGGCATCTTAGAACAGTTTCTTCAAAACTTTCAATATCCAAATCACCCTTTTCTGGGTGCGTTTCTTTCCATATATTGTTAAATACTTTATAACGGAACAGATTATCCAAATCAATACCAAAAGATGAACCAGCACCATAAGCAACATATAGTTCATCTGTAAGTGCATCAATCACTTCTGTAAAATCGCTAGTTGTAATGGCTTCAGTCAATTCTTCTGCCTCTTCCACACACAAATCAACCCGCAATTTGGACAAATTTTTATTTTCTTTTAGAACATCTGGTTCTAGTGTATCAGTATGGGGGAGGCCAAAACTCTGATTAAAAACGCAAACTTTTCTGAAATTAGTCATTATTAATTATTATACTGCTAATTTTAAATATATTTATATATATTATAATGAAGGGGGTTGTGAAATTTATTGGCACGTATTACAAGGACAAAAAAGGGTAAATATAATACATTTAATAGTAACCGCAACAATCGTAATAATAATAATAATAATAATAGTAATAATGGAAAAAGAAGAAAGACAACAAGAGCAAAGAAAAGATCACGAATGCCCCTACCTCCAAATCCCATATAAACAATAAAGTTTTCTATTCTTATTATATGAGAAAAACCTTAAAGGGAAAGAAATTTTGTAGTCCAAAAACAAAAACTAACAAAAAAATCAATACTTGTTATTCAAGAAAACAACTTTTACAGATGACTAAAAAATGGAATAAACATAACAAAAAAAAAATTAATTTAAACTCAAAAAAAAAAAAGGTGGTCTGGCAACAACTTAATAATAAATTAGGAAAAACCTGTAATACAGAATGGTGTTGGAATAAACAATTACTAAATATTCCTGGTATTTTTAGACCAGATATGCCTGCAAAATGGAAAAAGAATCCAAGGGAATGGCTTGATTCTAATAATATTATTAATGTTATGAAACAGTATGAAAATGACAGAGATGATTTTACATTTATAGGACCAGTACCAATCGATTTTGATTTAAAAAACAAAAAAGGTATGTGTATGGTTGATGATTTGTGTAGTATAGAGATAAGAACTCTTGATAAAAATAAAACCAAAATAGGTATTATTTTTAATCTCGATAAACATGATGAACCAGGATCACATTGGACCGCGCTTTTTGTAGATACAGATAGGAAGGGTATATTCTATTTTGATTCTTATGGATATCCCCCTGAAAACGAAATTGTTGAATTAATGGATAAACTCCAACACCAATATAAACAATTAGGTATAAATATGAAAAAACATATAAATAATATAAGACATCAGTATAAATTTTCTGAATGTGGTATGTATTGTATAAACTTTATAATTAAAATGCTTACAACCAAAACTACATTCTCCAGATTCTGTAAGAAAATAATAGATGATGATACAATGTTAAGTTATCGTAAAAAATATTTTTTAGTATAGGTTCTTTATTTTCTTTTTTTTTATTTTAATATTTTAAATGAATAGTATAAATTTTTTACTAGAATCTAATATAGATGAATTATATAATTCTATAAAAGAACGTATTTACAGTCAGATTAATTATGATATCGATACTAAAGGTGATAAATACAAAGGAATTGTTAATAAACTTCTTATCAAAATTTCAAAAAAGGATTTGTGTGTAGAAGATTTAAATAATATGGCAATAGAAACAATTAGTCCCTTTCTGGTAAGTAAAATCCAGAACACACCTACACCCAATATATCTGTTCCAACTAACACTCTTGACATGCATCTCCCTGTTATGAACGAAACTATAGAGAATGAAGAATATAATGACTTTGCTTCCAATTTAAATACGATTGAGAATTTTGAAAGTAACAACAGTTTAAATAACAACAGTTTAGAAATCCAGCCAGAGGAACCAATTGAAGATATATTAGGAGAAATAGATGAAAATTTAGAGGACGGAAAAACATTATTAGAAAAGGGTTCTGAAGAATTCCTAAAAAGTTTCACTGATTTTGAAGGATTTGAAAGATATGACCATAGCGACGAAAACATATTATCGAATTTAGAAAAAAATGAAAATTTAGATAGTAATCTTATTGATACTTTTGACAATACTATTCTTGATAATGATATGACTGGTATGAATAGTGTTATTAATCTAGAGATACAGAATCTTAAAGAGGAAGTAAAATTACTTACAAGTAAATTAAAATCAGAAAATTTTATTGATAAATTTCAGGTATCCGATAACACTATAACAACAAAAACTTTACTTATTCTTGATATTTCAAAAAATGAAAATTACGACAGGTCTATAGAAATATTTGGTCCGCATGCGGGACATACCCCACAAGCCGGAGTAGGCAGTGGTTGGGGTATAGGAGCAGCAGATGCAAAGGTAGGTACCTATATACAGACAAAAATATCTAATATAAGAGATTATAATATAAAACTTAATGATAGTTTATTTTATCCTGCAAATACAGAAGTTTGGTTGGATTCATTTACTATACACAAATTTCAGGGATACCCTAGATCATCAGCTAATAAAACTACTACTGAAGCTATAAAAGGTGAAGATTTTAGTAATTTTATTGTTAGAATAAGAGGTGGTAAATTTGAACATATAAAAAAGTATTCTAATCAAAATAATTTTACAGATAATGCAACAATTATTATTCAAAATAAGATATATGGTGAAACAGAGACTGTTGGTAATCCAACACAAGCAGCAGCATTAAAAAACCAATTTACCTATAATTTTACTACACAAGACCATTATATAGGAACATTAAAAGAAGGAGGTATTATTGATAGTTTACATATTGATTTATTAGGAACATTTGTAGATACTACTGATACACCTGAAAATGGATTTTCAACATGGACCTATATGTATCCTTGGGATGTAGACGCACAATGCATTATTCGACTAAATCTTATACCACCTAGGTAATATAGGTTTTTTCTTCCTTTTTTTTTATTATAATAATTTAAATGAATACACAGTTTTTATTAAAATCCAACGTAGATAGTTTATATAAATCAATTCAGGAAAGAATATATAGTCAAATTAGCTATAATATAGATAAAAAAACCCAATATAAAGATGTAATTTATAAACTTATCTTTAAAATATCTAAAAAAAATAGTCTTAATTTAAATGAATTAAATACAGTCGCAATACAAACAATTTGTCCGTTTCTTATTGGCAAAATACAAAAAACTAAAACCTTCGACCAAGCCTTTTCTCCTAATTTAAGTATGGATAGAATGATCCCAGAAAGTTCTAAAGCTGCACAAAAAACCTCATCAAATGAGTTACAATCTTATCTAGAAGACTACAACAGTTCTAATATAATGGAACCACTAGAAACATTTAATACTAAAGATAATGATAATTTCTTAACAGAAATGAACACAGGCGAATATAGTAATTCTGATGAAAATCTTTTACAAGATATTGATGTCTCTCATGATGACAATACATTAGGTGTACTTCCTAATAGCAATAATGATATTGACGTATCAGATAAAGGATTTAATACTTTAAATGATACTTCTAAAACAAATAACCTTGAACTTCAACTGCTAAGAGATGAACTAAAGGAATTAAAAAGTCAGGTTAATCCAGACAAATTTACAAATCAATATCAAGTTACAGATAACACTATCATACATAAAACACTTGTTACTATAGATATTGTAAAGGACGAAGAATATCCTAGATCTGAGTCGTTATTTAATGTAGATAATATTACTATTGAATCACACGATTTTGATATCCGTGATTTTGTAGTAAGATTCCACGACTCTATACACTATCCCCCAGGAACAGAAGTTATGTTAGAATATTTTACTATAAATCATTTTAGTCTTATTGACAGAACATCTAATAAAACTCATAAAGACCTAGAAGATATTGAATCATTCGTTTTTAGTATTAAAGGGGGGAAATTCGAATCATTGAAATCATATTCTAATACCAGGTCACTTGGTAATCTTTCAACAATTGTTATACCTAACGATGGTTTTGGTAATCAAGAATTCGATAAATTTGTTTCTGAACTCGCAGATGGGGGAGCAGCAGCAGGTGGAGCAACTATATCTGAGTATGGTTCAGGTCAAGATACTTATACCGTAAAACCCAAAAGTGGTTATATTGGCACATTTAGAGAAGGAGGAATAATAGAGGAATTAAGAATTGACCTTATGGGAACGTTTATGGACCCAACTACAGACCCAGAGACTGGACATAACACCTGGTCGTATCTTCATCCGACAAGATCTACTGCGCGTTGTTCTGTACGTCTTATGTTAAAACCACCACCTATGTAGTTTTTTTATAAAATTTTACTATTTTTTTACCAGCCTTCGTTTTAATTTCACCAATCGGTTCGCCTGGTCTACCACTTTCTTTTAATACATTAAAATCATAAATTAATTTGGGTTCGCCATCTGGGGCTGGTCTTAATGCAAATTTCGTTTTAACACCCTTGATTTTTAGTGAAACAATTTCTGGTTTCCATGATGTTTTTAATATTTTTCTTTTCAAATCTTTATCTTCCGTCTGCTTTGTAACATCTGGAATATACGAATAAGAACTATCTAACGATGTTCCATAACTTAAGCATGTAAATGGCTTGTCTGGACTGTAAGTATCGTTGTAATTTAAACTACAGTCAACAGAAGCTTCTTTAATTAGTTGGAGAAGTGTTTCCATAACAACTAATTTTTTTTGAGATAATTCATATAAAACCTCGTCAGAAGTGGAACCACCCTTATCCATCTGAATAACCTTATCAGTTTTCTTCATTTCATCGGTTATAGTTGAAAGATATAAAAATATCTCAACAGTTCTTTCCTTTTTAGGGAGTTGTATGTGTGATCCAACACGAACCGCTCGACCTTTAACCTGATTAATACGCACAGGGTTCCAGTATGGTTCAACAATATGGACCTGTCTAACATTTTTCAAGTCAATACCTTCGGCTCCGGTTTTTGTTGTAAGTAATAGTTCGATGCTTTCCCCTCGAAGATTGGTTTTAGAAGTTTTTTCTAACTGTTCTTTCAATGTTTTAGGTAAATCTTTAAACTCGTTATTATAGATCTTTCTAATTATTTCACTCTCCTCTGGTTTACCTCCACCCCAAAAAGCAAATTTAGGTTTATTCACATCTTCTGGATTCTCATACTCCTGAACATATTCCCCGGAACTATTTTTGTTAATTATAAATGGTGCATAACCATTTGCCTTTAGAACTATAGAAAGAGTAGCAATACCTTCTAGTGTTTTATATTCGGTATAAATAAATGATGTACCTTTATTCTTTTTTATAGACTCTAAAATAGTATTATATTTTGGGGAATACTTTTCTAATTTATCTGGTTCAGTCGTAAGATACTCGATTTTTTTTTCATCTAATTCCTTTAGTGCCTTATTTTTATCTGCCTCATATCTTTTATATTTTTCTTTCTTTTTTTCTTTATCCTTTATTTCATCAAAATCTTTTTCTACCTCAGCAATAATCTCCCCCTCTTCATTTGTTGGATAAGGTCTCGGTATAGATTCCGGAAACACGAATGAACAATGCATACGTGAATATGCCCTGTAACTAGACTTAATTTCAAAGAGTTCTCCACCTTTCTTAGGTTTCTTTTTCTTCTTATTTTTACTTCTCTGTTTATCATTCTCTATTTCATCCTTTCTTATTTTGGCATAATTCATAAACTGGTATTCACTCATAGGAACCTTTATAACTTCATTTTTAGTTACTTCTGGAATTAAACCTTTATCCTGTGTTCTGTAATATGAAACAAGACCTAGAATTCTAGATTTAAATAATTCTAGATTTTTAAATTCATTCTTATTATTGTCAAAAAAGATTTTCATAAAATCATCTTCTTTATTGGGGAAAGCTGTAAATTTTCGAACAGCAAACTCTGTTGTTGTAATAAAGGATTTAATGTGTTCTTTGAATTCTTCATCTGTATAAATATTATCCCCGTCTTTTTTCACTATACCTCCATTTGCCTTTACAAACCCAATTGGGACTCTTGTTAGTGTTATTTTTTTATTTCGTTTATCAATAAAATACTGATCAATTATTTTAGAAGTCGAAAGAGTTCGTTCTAACATTTCCCAGTCAGTGTCTGTCGAAGCTGTAATCTCATAACTATAGATATATCCTCTTAGTAGATTAAATAATTTTGCAGTTTCAAACAGATTGTTAATCATAGGTGTACCTGAAAGGAATACCAGATTCACATTTTTAGCATCCATAATTATTCTTTCAAGATAAGTTGCCCTCTTACCAGGACTACCTTTAGACATAGCATTGGTAAGATTATGGACTTCATCAACAACTAACACACAGTCATCAAAAGCTCGTTTAGTTTCCATACTTTCTAATTTTTTTTCGTTTAATCCATCCATATTTACAAATGTGTATCTTTTATCTATCATGTCTTCTATTTGTCTATCTACTTGGACTTTCTCATCATTTGTTAAACTACCATAGTTCGGTTCCTTTTTAAAGTCTATAAACCAAGCACCCTTTAAATCCTTTTTAATTGTAATATCCAATTTTTTCGCATATTGTTTCATATTATCATTCTTCTTTTCAAATTTATGGAAGAACCAATGCTGATTTGTCCTGAAATAATCAAATCCACAAAATTTAAGGTTATCCCTAAAATTCTGACTCAAAGATTTATTAAGAAGAACAACAACCTTTTTATGTGTTCTAAATCCTTCGGCGATTGCAATAGAACCACAGGTTTTACCAACACCTAATCCATGATATAAGAGAAGTCCTCTGAAAGGTGAATTATGGTTAATATAGTCTCTAATTATTTTTTGGTGATTAAAATAATCGAATTTAGCACTTTTTACAAATTGACTATCCTTTTTAACTCTGTAGTCACCATAAGTTGAATCAAACCAATTAATAAAAGATTTTTTATTATTTAAAACATACTTAGTTGGGTTAGTTATTTTAGGAACACTTACCAACCAATCTGGATTTACTTTTAGTGGGTCAAATTTAATTAATAACTTAAGTTTTTTTGTTTTTTTAACAACCGGTGGTGTCGCCTTTTTAGGAGAATCCTTCTTGACCGCTGCCTTTTTAGATGGAATCACTTTCTTTGCTGCTGATTTTTTTTTAGTTTTAAGTATTAGTTTTTTTTTAGGTTTGGTTTCTTTTGATTTTTTATGTTCTTCAAATTTATCTTCTATAAGTTTATTAAGATAATTAGAGTAGCTGTTATTTTTGGGGTCTGGATCACAATATGCCCATTTGCGAATTTTGTTTGTTTTAGGATTTACTTCAGTTGCACACCAGTTCCCCTTAGCTCCTTTAAAACATTCATTATATTCTACATCTTTATGGACAAAAGGAAAGACACATACACCTTTGTTTACATCTAAACCCTTTTTTTTTTCTATAATTCCATCTTTATTTTCAAGTTTAACTTTTAAAGACATATATAATAATATTATTATTTTTTTTTATAAAAAATTGAATAATTATATTTATTTACAAATAAATACAATCAACATGGGTAGTTTTCTAACAATGGATGAACTCAAAGAACTGGAATGCTCTCTACAAAATAGACAGGTGTTTAGAAAACTATATAATAGCAGTAAAGCTGTTTATATTGTAACAGGTATAGCTATTATTATGTTTATCTATCAATTTATTTAAAGTTTAATTATAAAATTTATTAATGTTGGCTGAATCATCTTTTATACAGGCCGCCAAGTTGTTGTTTTCAATTGGTTGGTCTTATAGTAAGTTATATTTTTTTTGGATAATGGTTCATTATGCTAGTTCTCATGCCTATATTTATTTTTGTACTCCAAAAAATATTATTGGGTTTTTGAAATCACCTTTTATGGTTATATCTCCACAATGCCAGGGTATAGATTGGGTACAAATAAATTCTAGAACAATTATAAAAAATATGTGGATTACAATTAGTATGTGGATGTCTACAACTTTTTTTAATTATTTAAAACCACCAACTTAATTATTTTTAAATATTCTTAAATAGTATATGATTTCTCCTGAATTTAGTACAAAACTCGCTAATCAACGAACATACCTCGCATATATGAGAACCGGATTAGGTATTGCTAGTATTGCAGGAACATTCAAACATAAATGGATTGCTATGTTTGGACTAATTATGATAATAGTAAATATATTTCAATATATTTACATTAATAAAAAAATATCTCTAGGCGAAGACCCGAATAATACTGTAATTGATATGATTCCTCTTTTTTATGGTATAATGTCTGTTAGTGCACTCTATCTACAATTTTATAAATAAATCCTCCCCTTTTATTTAAATACAAAATTGATTTATAATATAAATTATAATAATAACATACATCATGAATCAATTACAGAAACCTTTTTTGAAATGGGTTGGTGGGAAAACACAAATGATTGATAAAATTGTATCTAAAATTCCAACTGAAATGGAAAATTATCATGAGTTGTTTCTTGGTGGTGGTAGTGTATTGCTTGCTATGTTATCGCGACAAAAACAGAATAAAATTACAATTAGAGATAAAATTTATGCATATGATATTAATCCATATCTTATAAATTTATATAAACACATACAATCCAATAAAGATGAAGTATATGATTTTATACAAAATTATATGGATGTTTATGGTAGTATCGAAACAAATAAATGTATAAAGGAAGAAAGAAATACAGATATTTATGAAGAAGCTATTAAAAGCAAAGAAAGTTATTATTATTGGTTAAGGTCCTTGTTTAATAATATTAAAGATAGCGAGGATAGAGCAATTGAAGTTTCTGCCTTATTTCTAATTCTTAATAAAATTTGTTTCAGAGGAATGTATCGTGAAGGACCGAATGGATTTAATATCCCCTATGGTAATTATAAGAAGACGCCTACTGTAATTACAAAGGAAACCCTTTATACTGTTAGCGAACTTATTAAGGATGTAGAATTTACCAATAAAGGATTTGTCGAATCAATCCAATCACCTATTGAAGGTGATTTCGTATATTTGGACCCTCCTTATGCACCAGAGAATAATACATCATTTGTAGGTTATGTTGCTGATGGATTTACTGAAGAAAATCATAAAGACCTATTTGAAAAAACAAAAAATTTAGATGATACTGGAATACTATTTATGATGAGTAATGCCAAGGTTGATATGGTTACTAAGAGTTTTAAAGACTATGAAATACTCGATATCGAAGCAAGAAGGGCTATTAATTCTAAAAATCCAGGGTCTAAAACAACGGAAGTTTTGATTTTTAATTGTTAAAGGTATTAACCATATCACTAAATCTTACATAAGTAATATCCCAAGATTTTGCTAAATCAAGAACTTGTGTTGTTTCTGGAGTAACATTATCGCCGAAATATTTTATTTTTCCATATTCTAGCTCATATTCTTGATTTGCAATACAAACAATTCTTAGGGGTTTTCCATACAATTTAGGAACATGTTGATATTTAATCCATGTTCCTAAAACCTTCTCTCCCGCTGTACCACTTACCCACCAGTTTGAAGTTTTAACTTCGTAAATGTAATTATCTGTTTCCCAATCTGGCTGAAATCCATTTTTTTTTGTAACCTTTATAGGATTCTCACCTCTTTGTTTAAGAATAGTATAAACTAATTCTTCTCCTAATCTTGTAGTCCATTGACCATTATTTACTTGACCAATCATACTATTACCCCATTTTCGTTCACTTAATTCCTTCTCTTTTGTTTGTGAACGAATAGTTTTACCAACTAATTTAACAATTTTTGGTGGTTTTGTTGTTGCCCATGAAATACATTCAGACATATTCATTGATGGGATACGACAAGACATGTTATTTGTAATAAAAAATAGATATAAATTTATATTCAATTTATTAATTTATTTATTTATTTCCCACGAATAACCTTAAGGTATTTCGCCTCTAATCGTCTAGTCTCTGCTTCATATTCCATGTCCGTTAATTTACGCATCGGTAGTTCCTTTAACATTTGGTCTTCATATGTAGTAAGTAGTTTTTCTTCCTCGTCTGTTCTTTCTGGTCTATCAGGCATTACAAATTCGTTTTTTTTAGGTTTAATGATGAGTTTCTTTTTTTTAGGTTTAATAACGAGTTTCTTTTTTTTGGAAAGTTCAGAACATTTCTGAATGCATTTCTTTTCTTCATCCTTAGGTACAACCTTCTTTAGTTTCAACGTTTTTTTAGACATGATTTCTTTTCCAACACGGTCAAGTTTTCGGTTCTGGTAGGTATCTTTGTAAAATCGTGGCATACTAATATATCTTCATAATATAATAATCAATTTTTTATAACAAAAAATATATAGTAGAATAATATATGAAACACACGAAAAAAACTCGTAAAACTAAGAACGATTTTCCGCCTCTAACACCTAAACAACAATATTATTTAGAACGAGACCAGCAAAGAAGACGATTAGCCCAGAAAAAGGCAAGGAATACACCTCCCTCTCCACCATCTTATCCTCCTCCTCCTAAACGAACCCCTCCTTCGCGTTCACTACCAACACCTAAAAGAACCCCTCACAAGAAACCTATAAGGAATGTTGTAAAGAAGAAAATAGAAAAGAAATCAAAAAAAAAAATTAAAAAGGTCATCAATAAGGTAGTTAAAAAGAAACCTAGAAAGTATACTAAACGAATAAAAAAGCAAAGTCTAGTTAATAATAATACAAACGATGATTATAATTATAATGGAGAAATGGCATGGAAAACACGAGAATTATATGGTGACGAGTACATTTTTAGCAATAATAATAAAGGGTATACAGGATATACTGGATATCGCGGCAATTCTGCCTGGAATAGCAATTACAATTAATAATTTAATAACATCTAGATAAGTTTTAGATTAACCAGGGCATTTTTAGATGCATTCTGCTCTGCCTTCTTTTTTGTTTTGCCTTCACCACTAGAAAGTATTTCATCCTGAAATCCAATAACATTCACCATAAAACTCTTATGGTTGTCGACGACTTCACACGAAATATGTTTATAGGTTACCGACATATGATGAGTTGCGTGATAGTATTTGTTCAGTTGGTCTTTGTAGTTCGTATCATTATTAATAAGGTCTTCAAAATTGACCTTTTCCTCGATTAGATTAATAATAAATCGTTCACAGATCTGAAATCCAACTCCTGAATAGAAGTCAGTATATACCTTATTACTATCTTCAACTTCAATATTATTGAAATCCAGAAATAGAGCACCAATAAAGGCCTCAAAAACATCTTCTAGAATATTGGTAGAACTCCTACCATTACATTTGTCTTCAATATGTCTGGACATAAGAATATATTCACTGAATCCTAGTTCTTTAGAAAAGTAGGCAAGAGCTTCCCCATTTACCAACTTTGTTTTAAGTTTAGTAAGGAACCCTTCATTCTGTTTGGGGTATCTTTCGAATAGATATTTAGCAATAACTAGTCCAAGAACAGAATCGCCTAGAAATTCGATGCGTTCAAGGTCGCCATCCATTAGTTCTAACCCTCCTTCTGGTTTATCAATAATATCTTCTAGATTATTTTTTGTAATAGAATAGGATTTGTGGGTAAATGCTTGCTGGTAAATTTTAAGATTTATGATTTCATAGATTTCATATTGTTGTAGTATGTCTTCTACGAATTCTTTTGTAATAAGTTTATTGTTGAAATTGTACGGGTTTTTCTTTTCTGTTTCGGTTGACATTGTTTAGTGTAAAGTTATGTTATTATATGTAATTATTATTTTAATCAATTTTATTTAATAAATAAAATATATTATAATAGTAAATGTCTTTATACCAACAGATTTTAAAGCAGAAACCAAATATTAGTAATCAATTTACTCGTGTTCTACCGTGTGATTTTAATCCGGTTGTTTATAATAATTATAATAAAGAATGTGCAGAAAATAATACTATTTATAGGCGATTTAAACCGATTGATAATAAAATAAAAAATAATATCCTTCCCCCAAGACCTCGTGTTAGGGAAAGTACTAATCCTAAAAAATATGATAGACATGATGATAGATACCCTCTTTCATCTGAAAAACTATTAGAAAATAAGGATACATTTAATGATCACTATGACCAACAAAATATGGGTTATATGAATGACGAAGCATTCCTCCTAAATATCAATAAAAAGGCGGACAAACATAAAACATTCAATATCCACAATAAACTTATAGAACACGATGATTCTTCTAACCTAGATAAAATTTTTACAGATAGCGCTAAAAGTGGTCTATTTAACGAAAGAACTAGTCGCAAAATGATAATTAAAGACCTAACTATTAACAACCAGGAATGGTGTAATGGTGCTATTTTTAATCCAGCTGATTTTAATGAATCAAGCGAACCGGTTGCCTTTAATGCCAATTAATTTTTGAATTTTTTTTTGATGAGTAATAGACAATCTTCTTCTGATAATTTTTCGGGGTCTGTTTTAATACTTATAAAATGTTTTGCTTTATAATGAATATATGGACCATACTGTCCATTTTTAATGATAATATCTTTATTAATTGTTTTGATAAGATTATTCTTTTGCGAAGTTATAATCGTTGTTGCATCTTTCAAACTACATTCTTCCTGGATTGAAAAGTTTTTTTTGTCATAATTTAGATATATTCCATTCTTACCCTTTTTAATAACAACCTCTTTGTTTTTATACTTACCAAGTTTTTTTGGATATTTAAGTAAATTAATAGCTTCTTCTAGTGTTATATCTTCTATATTAATATTTGCAATAGGTGAATAATTATGTTTAGATTTATTGGTGTGCCTGACAACTGGTCCATATGTTCCAATATAACAAACAATTTCTCCCTTTGTTTCTGGATGTTTTCCAAGAACTCTTTTATATTTGTCTTTTTCTAGACTTGTCGTATCAATAAGTATAGAACTATTTGATTTTAGGTCACCATAGATATTCTTCAAAAAGTCATACCAGTTTAGTTTACCAAGATTAATTTCGTCCAACTTTTGTTCAATAATAGAGGTATAATCAGGCGATATAAGGTATTTAAAATTACTAACCATGAAGGTATTAACAATACCGCCAATATTAGTAGGAACCAGTTTTTGCTTTTCTACACCGCTTTTTGTTTTTAGTTTACTTGGATACAATTCTTTATCATTATTATTAATTTCTATAACATCTAGTTCTACATCACAACCTTCTATATCCTTTTTCTCTACATAATTACGTTCCTGAACAATATTAGTCATAGACGCATACGTACTAGGTCGTCCTATACCCAGTTCTTCTAGTTTTTTGATAAGTCCTGCTTCGGTATATCTGAGTTTAGGTTTTGTGTATTTTTCAGTTGCTTTAATATTTTTAAAATCAATCTCTTCGCCATTAGTAAGTGTGTTAGATTTAGGAACCTCCTTTTTCTTTTGTAGTTTCATAAATCCATCAAAAAGAACCTTTTCTGTTTTATAGATAAAGAAGTATTTTTCTATATCTTCACTTTTAATAAAGGAAGAGGTGATTTCCGATTTTGAATCAGCCATCATACATGAAAGTGTCCTTTCTTTAATAAGATTATACAACTTCTCTTCATTCGGTTCTAGATCTTCTGGAGTGCAACTAATATTACTTGGACGGATTGCTTCGTGTGCTTCCTGACAATTACTATCTTTATTTTTAAAGGTATTATTATTATAGTATTTATCTCCAAAATTTTCAATAATATATTGCTTAATATTTTTTTTAGCTTCTTCAGAAAGAATTACAGAATCTGTCCTATGGTATGTGATATGACCCTTTTCATATAATTTTTGTGCAACAGACATAGTGCTTTTTGGGGACATCCTAAACCTATTACTTGATTCTTGTTGTAGACTAGATGTAATAAAAGGAGGGGATGGTTTTTTTACTAATTTATTTTTTTTAATATCATCCACCTTAAAAGTAGTATCAGTACATTGTTCTAAAAAGTTAGTTGTTTCTTTTTTGTTTTTGATTTCTTTATTCAAATCACAAGTTATATTATTACCTAAACTAATAAATATACTGTTTACCTTATAACTATTAGCACTTTTAAATTTACTAATATCATCTTCTCTTTCTATAATCAAATTCAGAACCACACTCTGGACCCTACCCGCTGATAGTGTTTTTTCCTTGCTATATGAATTTTGTATATGTTTCCATAGAATAGGAGATATTGTAAATCCAATAATTCTGTCAAGCAACCGTCTTGCTTGCTGTGCATAAACCATATTCATATTAATATCCTTTGGGTGTTTTACTGCTTCAATCACGGCTGTTTTTGTAATTTCATTGAAAATAAGTCTCTTACGTTCATTTTGTTTTAGTTTTAGAACTTCGGAAAGATGCCAAGAAATACTTTCTCCTTCTCTATCATTATCACAAGCTAATAGGACACGGTCACAATCTTTATACAATTTTTTAATATTACTAATAACAGTATTTTTACCAGGTATTGTTTTATAAGTTGGTTTGAATTTGTTTTCTATATCAATAGACATTTTTTTTTGTTCTAAATCTCTGATATGACCAAAACTAGCACAAAATACATAGTCTGTTTTACCTAGAATCTTTTTAAATTTATCAATTTTAGTCCCAGATTCGAGGATAACAAGGTATTTCATGTTGTTACTATTAATTTATTTATTTTCAGAAATCAATTTTGATTTTAATTCATTATCTGCTAGGGTTTCAATCGTTTTTTTTATAAATAACACGATAATACAACTAAATATTATATTTAGTATATATGCAAAGTAGGATGGTGGCGTAATTATCATCTTATTATTCGATAGTTCAGAATAGAAATAAATTACACATAATAACTGGAACGGAGCCTTTATGAAAGCTTTACCTATTATAGTAGGAATTATAAAATTAAAAACAGATATATCATTTAGTCCACATAACATTCCAACAAAATCAAATGTGACATTCGGCCAGGATGATCCAATTGCTATAAATACGAAACTATTTTTTTTTAGATAACCTATATATTTCGAATAATCTTTTACATATTCTTGATATTCCTTCTGGTTATATCTTGCCAGAAAATAGGGTGGCAATTCACCTATAGCTGTTCCTATTCCCCAACTCAACACTATCGGAAGTGATTTCCAGAAAACATCAGAACTAATTGTTTCAGTTATAGTTGTTGTATTATAATTATTAATTATAGTCGGGATAAGAAATAATGTACCTGTAGGCAATCCAACCCCGAACCCTATAGTTGATAGAACCCCTAACAAAAACCAGTAGTAATAATAAAATATAGAAGAATCACCTGTTAGTATAGAAGTTAATGTAAACCCACCAATAAATAAAACACCTTTTGTTATAACGTTTTGGTGTTCTGTAAATAACTCTAAACTACTATTTAAAAGATTATCTTTGGCTAAAATTAAAGTTTCTCTAGGATTATTTATAAGAGACATAAATAAACGATTTAAATACTTTATAAATAGAAATATTACATGTCTATAACTTTAAAAAGTATTATAAAAAATGATATAAATAAGATGTTTAATGAGTATGTTTATAATTTAATTGAGGTTTTTTCGTTAGAAGTTGTCTGTTGTCATATTTATAAAAGTAAATTTATAAATATAGAATTACTTAAAAAACTATATATAACGATATTAAATAATCAACATCTAAATACGAATCTTATTCTAAATAACCTATTTATTAAAATTATTATGCATAATATTGGAAAGGAAATACCTGAACATGAAGTTTATAATTTAATTAAAGACATTAATACCGAAAAATTTAAGAATCATATATGTGATACAAATAATCATACCTTTAGTGAAGACACCTGTGATTTCTCTATTTATTATTCATTTGAAATGTGTTTATACCATTATTTGAATGATAATAATATTAATTATAATAGTTATATTAGCGAATATTTTGTTAGGAAATATTTATTACCAGAAACATATCAGAATTTTAAAACAAATACATTATATGTTTTGTCAGGTTCTAATAAAACACATTATTTAGAAGAGGAATTTGATAATTCTGACCGATATAAAAGTTTAAATTCGGTTCTTAATAATAAAAAAAAATTATCTATAAATAATTCATTATTATGGGATAAAACATTACTAAGTCAGGTTGACATATCATATCTGTTTCTTAATGATTTTAAAAAACAAGTACATATAATTAGGTCTGAAAGTATAGTTTATTATAATTATATCTATAAAATATATAACTGGTTGTATTGGTGTTACTGGAACCCCAATTCTCCATTTAGAAAAAAAAAATTATCAAACGAGTATGATTCATTTACAAACGTTTAATACAATCTGTTATAAGAGGTTTTTTAGTCCGATTTAACTTTCCAGGTGGCTGACAAACATCCTGATATATTTCAGATCTCCATACACTACCTCTAAAACAGTCATCATGGGTATTACACGTTTGTGGTTTATAATATCTTGCAAATGATTTTCCTGGAATAAATGGTTCTGGTTTATAACAACTTACACACACTATAATTACTAAAAATAATAATAGAAGAAATGGATATAACATTATATATAACTATAATAATTTATATTCGGAGAGGTAGTGATTTACATTTTTCAGAGTTACTTGCCGGGAAAAAATCATTTCCATTTGAATCATCCTCTGATTCTCCATTATAATTCATATTTTCTGCTCTCTGGTCTTCTAACAAACTATTAATATTAGAAGGGTCAACAGTAACATTATTATTCTTATAATGATTATGGTTATTCATACCCATTTTTGTTGTAGTCGTTTCTGGTCTATAGGTAACTTGAGATCTAGTAGTAACCGGGGCAAGTGTAGTAGCAGGAGATCTAGTAGTAACCGGGGCAAGTGTAGTAACCGGGGCAAGTGTAGTAACAGGGGTAAGTGTAGTAACCGGGGCAAGTGTAGTAACCGGACCAAGTGTAGTAGATGGACCAAGTGTAGTAGAAGGACCAAGTGTAGTAGATGGACCAAGTGTAGTGGTAGGAGCAAGTGTAGTAGATTGGGCCTTTTTGGTTTTATCCTTAAGAAGTTCTCTGACTCTATTTAAGGTAACCGTATTTTCATCTGTGTTATTTTCTAATAGATTCATTATTAGAGGAAGAACATCTTTATAGACCGGGCAAGGTGCTGGTGGTGGACATTTAAGTTTAGACATAAGATTCTCTCTAATTTTTTCCTCATTAGGACACTCAGGGGCCTTAGGGCAGATAGGTTTATTAAAGTTATCTACAATGTGGTCATCGAGAGATTGTAAAAATGATTCATTATCTTTACATTTCTTAAATAAATTTTTACACTGCGATTCAGTTAGATCTGGGGTTTTTAGGTCAATTGTTGGGCATATACATGCCGGACATTTCTGCTGGGGTTGCTGAGCTGATTTATGAATGTAGTCATCAAGATTTGGGACCTTAGGACAATTATCCTTGAGGGATGTTTTTGGGACATAATCATCTATATCAAAATCTTTATCACAAGGACAGTATTCTCTTGCTATTTCTCTTGCCACTCTTTCAAGTTGAGTATTTTTAATATTTGAATTACCATTTGAAGATCCACCGGAACTGGTAACTCCTGGTTCGCTAGTATTATTATTTGAACCAATAGACATTGCTATATCATTGTGTAATTTTGCAATATTAGTTGTGCTAACTGGTTCAGTTGATTCAAAATTTTCTACACGCTTAACAACTAATAAAAAAAATAGTATTACCAAAATAGGAATTATTATTATAAAATTATTCATTAAAATACTAATAGAAATTAATTTAGGATGAACATTTAAACTTCACTGTTTTAGATTCTTCTACATTATTATTTCTAGTTATTGGTAGTATATTAGGATTTTCCTTTAGTTTTTTCATAATCCATTTCTTTAATTCTGGATCTATATTCAAATTTATATTTTCTTCATTTACATATGTAGTAATTGTTTCGGGAGTTAGAACCTGGTCAGCATATTCCATTTTATTTTCTACCCCATTTTTAGAAACTTTTAAACGAAACTGTCGTTCCCCATTAGAACTGACATCATTAACAATACTTAACTCTTCTGGATTATAAATTTTTGCAGTTGTTTTAGGTATAGTAGTAGTTGAACCCCCATTGTTAGACGATACGGACGTAGAATTTGGATTATACTCTTCTACTACCTTTTCTAGAGTTCTTAAAATTATATAATCATAATATTCATCTAATACCTTTTTATCAAGTTTACCATATAGTTTAGCTACAATTCTAAAATTACCACCAAACCAACCATCGGTTACATCGATATTATCAATCTCAAACTGTGGTGGTGATAAATATAGATCGTCTAATAGGACACTACTAATCTTAAGTTCGAAATATTTTGTACAATCTTTTGTTAATAGTTTTGCGGCTGGATACATTTCAGTCATTTTTGCACCGGTGTTCCATTTTAATTCATATATATCTGTTCCTGCTTTATAGGTATAAGGTTGTTTGGTAACAGAAGAAACACTAATAGGTGCTTCTGTATTAGGTCTTGGAACATACATATTTCTAACGTAAGCTCTCGTCCCACACATCTCTTTTACACTTGTTTGTTTGTTATTACATTCATATTTAGAATTAACAGGAGCAACGCCATCTACTTCATCATTATACCATTCACCTGTTGAGTTTTCTTTCCAGTATTCATTATCATTGCAGTTTCTTGTAAAGATATAACACCCAGGCGAGTATTCCTTTTTAGTAGTAGTAGGCTTAGGTTCAGGTGTAGTTGCGTTAGGATCTAAAGTTGTATTAGGTCTTGGAACATACATATTTCTAACGTAAGCTCTCGTCCCACACATCTCTTTTACACTTGTTTGTTTGTTATTACATTCATATTTAGAATTAACAGGAGCAACGCCATCTACTTCATCATTATACCATTCACCCGTTGAGTTTTCTTTCCAGTATTCATTATCATTGCAGTTTCTTGTAAAGATATAACACCCAGGCGAGTATTCCTTTTTTTCGGTAGAAAAATTCTCTTTAGTATTAAAAGAAAATTTATCTTCAAAACCTTCTTTAGTAACAAATAGATTTGTAAATTTAAAATTATATTCAGTAAAAAAAACTAGTAATATAAATATTAAAAGTTTAAGTAAATCCATATTATATTAATATAATATAATTTTACATAGGTATTAACTTCTTTTTTTTATAACCTAAATCCATATATATTTCATATAATACAAGAATAAATACTAAAAATAAAGTCATGGTTTGTTTGCATTCTATACTGTTTCGTTTTTGCTGCCTATAAATAAAATATAGTATGAGGATATTTAATATAACTAAAAAGGAGAGGTTCATATACTATTGTAAAATAATATTTTTTCTAAAAATAGAATTAACAATTTTTTTTAATTCATAAAAAATTCCTGCTTTTTTTGTAGTTGGAAATTTATAATTCTTTAAACAATCTAAAACAGTACCATATGAACCATCTGGATAGCATTGTATTTTATGGTCGATATGTTTTTTTTTATCATAATTTGCTAGATTAATTTTTTTAAAATCTATTAATTCGGATTTACCAGAAGAATTACTAATTAAAATGGTACTATCCTCATCAATTATAATAGTCTTTATATAAAATTTGGTTTGTTCATCATAATTAACCATATATGATTTATTTTTAGTTTCGTCATTTTTATTAGTTACACTAATATTAAACCCATCTATATTAGTGTTTTCATTCGTGTTGTCTTCTTGATGCCAAAAAAGTTTTACTACATCTCCATCATACAAACTTGTTAATTTAATATTAATATCATCAGAATCAAATGGTTCTTTATGCCTAAACATAGATAGTAGGATAAAAATTAATATTACTATTATTACTTTCAACAACAACATTATATAAAATATAGATATATATTATATGTCAAAAAAAAAGGTTTTCAGTAAAACAGAAGAAGATAAATTAAAAAAAAGGTTGGAAGATATCTCAGATATTAATGAAAAGGTTAAGGAAAAACTTGATAGTGATTATCTTAAAAATTATTGGAAAGATGAAGGATTACCAAATCCATTTGATGTTGTAAAAAAATTTATAATGGATAAAGGTTTAAAATTATATGGTGGATTAGCATTACATACCTATCTTAAAAAACATAAACAGGGTTTATATAGAGATTCTGAATTCCCGGATTTTGATGTTTTAAGTCCAGATGCCTGGAATCATGCGAAAGAACTTGCAAATATTCTTCATAAAATGGGCTTCAAGTTTGTGGAGGCTCGTTCTAGTGTTTTAAATGATTACCATCACCAGACATTTAAAGTCGGTGTAGACATGCAGTTTATTATAGATATTACACAGAAAGGATGTACACCAAAACAGATAAAGAGTAATGATTGTGATTCATGTGGTAGATCAACAAAAGGTAAATGCCTAAAATTATTTGATGATGAACCAGTAGTAGATTCTGCTTTTAAAAAAACGACCAAAAACCCTACAGTTTATAGAAAAACATATGATTATAGAACAAAGAAATCTAAATTCCCTAAAAAACTATTTGTTATGGATAAAGACTGGTTAAAAGGACAGATGTATAAAGAATTAACACAACCACTAGGACAACCAGTAAGACTACCAAAGGTAGGAACGCGTTTAGAAAAATTCAAAGCACTCTATGATTTTGATCATTTTGATTGCACACCAGTCGAGTATAAAAAAATTGTAAATAAGGACATAAAACCTGTATTAAATGCGATTGGTAAATTTATTGAAGGTAGAAAACTAGTCAATTACGGAGCTACCGCGTTTAATCTATTTGTTAAGAATGATTCTAACGTAGGAGCACTCCCAATTTCAGATTATAAAGTATATACTCAGAATGGCGCTTATCAGTCAAATGAACTCCTAAAGGTATTACATAAAAAATTCAAAAAAATGAAATTTAGTTATATAATTAAAAATAAATTATGGAAAGAACAGGAAGATATTGACTATATTGTTAATGTAAAACTTGATAATGGTAAATTTAATAATCTTATTACGTTTACAGAAACAGACAGATGTATTCCATACGTCCAATATAATAAAATACGTTATGTTACTGTTGATAGACTAAAATATTTGTTTTATCAGTCCTCCAGCACACCTAACTTTTTAAAAGAACTAGAAGATTCTCCAACAAATTATAAATGTTTACTAAATAGTCTCTTAAAATCTGAAAAGAAATACTTTAAGACAAAAAAAAATAAAGGTAATAAACATAAATTTAGAAGATATGTTTCTAAATGCCAAGGAGAGGAAATTTCCAAGATACAGACAACCTTATCAAATCGGTGGTTTGATAAAATGGAAGAACTAAACCACACAACATATAAACATGGTAAACCTAAAAAGGGTTATATTACAAAAATTTATAAAAAGGCAGGAGAAGAAAAATTTCTCCCATATAAACCAGAAGAAGAAGACTATAAAAAATAATTTATTGAATAATATTTATTGCAGATGGTGTAACAGTTACAATTTTAGAAACCGACTGAAGTGTATTTATATTTGTATAATCAATAACATCGCTGTTATTTGAATAATAGAATAAAACAGAATATTCTACATTGTTTTCTATATTATTGGTAATATCTGTTTCGTAAAATTGTTTGTATTCTTTTGCTGGAATTTTTAGTATATGAATACCTTCGTGTGGGTATCTTGTTTTATAATATTGTATAACAAAGAATTGGTTGGGATCTGAAGATGTTACCTCGTAATATAATTTTACTTTTATTTCATTATTACCAGGTATACAGATTAAATTATTTGTGTTTTCGGTATTAGTAATTACTTCTGAAGAATTCGACCACTCGCAAGAACTTGTAGAACAGTTATTACATATCTCGATACAATTTTCTTTTGTACAATTATCTCCAATAATTTCTTTGTCTATTGTTTTTCCAGAAACAATACATCGACTTATACAAGCAGCCTTGGTTAGTCCCCATGGCTGAAATTTACATTGATTAGATTGTTCATTTTCTTGAAATTTTTCATAATTATTAATATAGTAATAAAGAATACTCCAAATGATTAATAAACTTAAAAAATTAATAATAATATTCATATCGATTATATTATTTTGCTATATTATATTTTAAAATAATGGTGATAAAACTTTAAGGAAGGCGGACTTAACATAGTCATTCCCTAATAATTTACCATAAACAGATTCGTCTATTACAGAATCACGTGTATTTAATTTTACTTCCTTTTTTTTTCTAACCTCTGTAACAACTTTTTCTTTTAAGGATAGTCTTCTTAAAATAATCGGATTACTTATACCATTATCATTTTCTGAATATATTTTTATATTATAAAACTCTCCCTTTTTTAATCCTCTAAAATAATGCTCCATTAAATCATTATTACTAATATTTGGTATTTCAAATTCAATAGATTTATCATTGAGATTTTCTATTATACAGATATATCTAAGAATAGGATGCTCTTTACTTGTTTTAGGTTTAAACCATGATACACGTATATAATCGTTTTGTATATCAACCTTTTCATTCTTTATTTTCTCTGGTGGATTTTTTTTAAGATTTAATACTTCAACATAGTTGCAGTTATTTTTTTTACAGTCTCCTTCGCACTTTTTTCTACATTCAGATACCAAATTTGTTATAGTTTCCTTAGAAATGGATTCTAAATCCCAATCAGTTCCGACCGTATTATCTACCTTTTTTACTATAAGACAATCATCTACACAATGTCTTTCTGAAACATATGTAGAAAAAGATTCTTTATTACTAATTTTACAATAGAAATATAAATTTAGTAAAATTAAAATAAATATTACTATAAGTTTAATCATTAATATAAAGATATATAAATATTTATTCTATACCTCCTAAATACTGTTTAATATCATCTGATATTTCATTATAATCTAAATTATTATTTATATTTAAATTATCTTCATAGTTTTCACCAAGAATTCTTTTAGAAATTCCATAACTACTATATTTTGACATATCTAATTTATCAATTTCAAGTCCATAATTATTATTTTGTCTACAACTTCCACCATTTTTATTATTTTTATTATAAATTAGTTCTATTTCTTCATCCGATTCTATTAGAGATGGGTGGTAATCTTTAATATTAATAGGACCAATTGGTGCAATTGTTTCGATATTGGAGCAATTTTTACTAATATTATTCTTTACTTCAGAATTTTCTATAATCGTATTTTGCGACTTAACAGATATATCATAATAAATAGTATTTTTTAGATCATTAATTTCATACTGACAATTCTCACAGTCATTAGCGTTAAAATTATATATCATTTCATCATTCGTCTGATTAGTATTAGAAGGATAGGATTCTTTTACAGTTACAATATAACTTTTTATTTTACCATTAGTTCCTTCAAATGGTTTTTTCCATTCTAACAAAACTCTTTTATTTCCAGCGGTTGACCTTATGGGATAAGGTGCGTCTGGTAAATAATTAGGGGGTTTAGTTTCAGTATCTAACCAATGACAGCTAACCATATCCTTACATCCTTCACATATTTTTTTACATACAGATGTATTACAGTCTAAAGAATTCGATTTATTACACAATGATTCACAGTTATCTTGGTCAGAACCTTTAGGATAGAATTTACATAGTTTCTCTTCTACGCCCTTTTCAGGTGCACCATATTTATATTCTATATTAGAAATATTCCCATTAAATTCCGATATATCTGTTAGTAAATTTGTTTTAGCACCACCGAATACAATAAAGGAGTTTTCGGAAACTTCTGGTAATGATATATTATCTATAATTTCTTCATTTAATCTAAAAGTTATTTTATCTTCTTCTTTATGGATTAATATCCTATAATATTCTCCTTTGTTTTCGTCATTTTTCATATTTAGTGGTGTATAAAACTTTTTGTATCCTTTATTTACTGATACATAAACATTACTATTAAACTTTAATAAACTCCATACAGTCTTATTGTTACTTGATATAAACTTAATAAATGGTTGTTTCTGATTATTATTAATATCTTCGAATTTTACATAAAAGGAAATATAGAATTCTTTTAATTGATTATTGTCTTCTAATTTAAGAATGATTTTAGATGTATTTTTGTCGTTATTATCAGAAGTAAACTTATAAAAATTTATTAACTCTTGATTATTATCTTCTTCTACATTTGTGTTAGTTTCATCAAAGTTATAAAAATATACTTTGTTTTTTTTTATATTTTCAATACCATTATGATCATCAAATCCTTCACGGTTTAATTTAAACTTATTCAAATAAATTAAACTTAAAATAAATATTAGTAAAACAAATATTATATTGGTATACATTAAAATATTACATTATTTTTTTTTTATATTTTATAAATTTGAGAATCATTCGGTGTTATCTCACTTGTTTTAACTTCTGGTAATTCATTTATTTCATTTGTTATATAATTTATACAATTTTCAGAAAAATTTGTAATATTTGTATTATGTGTATGAACCGACCCATGTTCCCAGGTTGTATCCTCCTTAACATTTTTATATTCGTTTTTTATAAATTCTAAAGTACTTGGATATAAATATCTAATATCACACTGTTTATACCCTTTATTATATGAAAAAAAATTATAATTCATTTTTAATGTTAAATCTTTGCATTCTTCTATATTTTTAACACCTGGTGGTCTTAATTTAAAACGATAATAATATTCACCATAATCAAAGACCTTTGGAATATCTTTTTTTCTATCTCTTTCAATATAAGCTGGTTTAACTATATTCTCTATAAAATCTAATTTATCTTGAGTAGTTGTATTATTTTCAAAATCAGTCTTTATTTCTTCTCTATTTAGTATCCAGCTTCCATTATATAGATTAAAACATTTAGGTATTTCTTTAGAACCACACATGTTACAACTCTTCGCACAATTGGGAAGCATATAAGCGAGGTTATTTTTACATTTACCATCCTTCGCCCAAGCTGCACACTGTTCATTTGTATCTTTACATCCTGGGTCGATAGGTGCGTCTGTAGGTGCGTCTGTAGGTGCATCTGTAGGTGCGTCTGTAGGTGCGTCTGTAGGTGCGTCTGTAGGTGCGTCTGTAGGTGCGTCAGTAGGTGCGTCGGTAGGTGCGTCAGTAGGTGCGTCGGTAGGTGCGTCTGTAGGTGCGTCGGTAGGTGCGTCGGTAGGTGCTTCTGTGGTATTATTATTATACTCTTCTATCACCTTGTTGAGTGTTTGTTTAATGATATCATTATAAGTGAAGTCTAATGCGTCCTTGACAATTTTACCAGTAAGTTTAGCTACTATTCTAAAATTACCTCCGAACCAACCATCCGTAACATCTATACTATCAATCTTAAGTTGTTTGACACCTGATAAATATAAGCTATTATCTAAGACAATCCTAATATTATTTTTGAAATATTTTGTATAATCCTTTGTTAATCGTTTTGCAGCTGGATACATTCCAGTCATTTTATCACTGGTGTTCCAAATTAATTCATAAATAATGGGTTTTGGGGGTACAAACTTACTGTTGGTTTTAATAAAACATCGATGATCAGCGTAGAAGGCATCCCCTGAAATTTTGTTAATATCTGTACATCCAGGGTCATTATAATAATGAAGTCTACATAAGTTGGGGGACCACCACTGACCAACAGTCGAGGCATTCTTATAGTTTTCTTGCCAGGAAATACTAAAACAATTTGACTCGTTCATACACTTATCTTTACATTTGTCTATATTGAGGCCTTCTATATAAGTATTATATGTAGCCTTATCATTGGAGTCTCCTGTAAACTGTTTATACCCACCGTTACAATTTGTACAGAGTCCAATCTTCCGTGTATAATCTGATTCTACATCTTTAAATCCTTCTGTTCTATTTATATTTTTAATTTTATAAATAAGAACACCAATTAAAAAGGTAATTAAACAAATTATAAGTTTATTATATTTCATATATGTTAATTAGATATTTTTATATTATTCATTATTGCATATTTTAGATTCAATATCTATATCAGTATTAATATTACTGTTACTGCTATTTTTGTCATTAATTAGTCTTGGCACACTATGTTTCTTCTCTTTATTTGGAAGTATAGTAAATATATTAGATAATGGACTAATTGTATCATCATCTCTATACGAACGTATAGCTATATTATAGAATGTATTTTTATCTAAATCTCCTATATCAAATTCTATTAAAGGTAATTTTTTATCATTATTCTCATTCTCATTATAACTTATTATTTCCTTTTTATCATCATCTGATAAATAATGTGTTCCTATTCTTGTACCGCTATTTTTATCTTGTGTTTTATAAACAATATACATAAATGAGTTTATACCTACATCTAATTTATTAAAATCTATTTCGGGTGGAACTGTACTCTCAGTAGTAGAACCTTCTGTAGTAGAACCTTCTGTAGTAGAACCTTCTGTAGTAGAACCTTCGGTTGTAAATCCTTCTGTAGTAAATCCTTCTGTAGTAGAACCTTCTGTAGTAGAACCTTCGGTTGTAAATCCTTCTGTAGTAAATCCTTCTGTATTAGAACCTTCTGTAGTAGAACCTTCGGTTGTAAATCCTTCTGTAGTAAATCCTTCTGTATTAGAACCTTCGAATACAGTGGTATCGGCTTCAGTGGTAGTAGTAGCTTCAGTAGTAGTAGTAGCTTCAGTGGTAGTAGTAGCTTCAGTGGTAGTAGCAGCTTCAGTGGTAGTAGAGGTTGATTTTATGGAAAATGGTGGGTTAAATTTTACTTTTGCGGTATGATCATCTTTAACAGTAACAAAAATAGTAGGTGGTAAGGGGACAGAAGGATCTATTAGTTTGGATGTATTTTGTTTAATAAATATTTCCTGTTCATTAATTATTTTTTTATACCAGGGACAGTTCATTTCGCTTTTACAGTTACTACATTTATCATAACATTTAGTGTAACTACAGCCAGGTGTATCAAGGCATACCTTAGTGCAAGAATCTATACTGTTGCCAAATGGAGTGAAGTCACATTTAGATGAAGTCCATTTGCTACATTTTTTGTCTATACATTTTGTAACACAAGCGGATTCTTCACAATCGGGATATTTTTTACATTCCTCCATACATTTTGTTCTGTTTTCGGTTTTATTTTTAGATTCATCGTATAGACATGAACTGGTTTTTTCCATACATTCGAGATCATTTTCAATTGTAAAGGTTTCTATATTGTTTTTGTTATTATTATAAAGAATCAATAACAAAAAAATGTTAAAAACTATAAAAAAAAGATTGATATAGTTTATCATATTATGATATATAATTATATTTAATTTTCTGTATTATTTAAATTTTCCATAATAGATAGTTTAATTAAAATATGTTTTAGTTCATTAAGTTTAACAATCTGTAGTAATTTTTGTCTTTCAATAGATTCAATACTAGTTTTAGATAAGAAATTATTAGTAAATCTAGGTGTAGAACATTTTGTATTATTTTTGACATTTTTAATATACTCTTTCATAATTTCATCACTACCTTCAGAAGATAAATTAGCGATATCTACTTTGGATTTAGTAATATTACGCGACCTAGGTATAACAACCTGTTCTATTTCTTCATTAGTAAATGTATTCATATTATATATATTATTATATAATTAATTATCGTATTTTTTATCAAGGTCACTAATAATACTTTCTATAGTATTATAAACAGAAATATTAGAATTAATATCATGTTTTTTAAGTTTAGTTTTAGAAAATGAATTTCTTAAATTTTTACATTTTTGTAGTAATTTGCGTTTTATTTTAAGATAGTGATTTAGGTTAATCATAGCAACGGTTTTCCTTTGCAATTCCGCTTTATCTTTATTTCTAAGAATTGTTTCATCATCTAAGGCAAGATAATCGAATTTATTACTATCAATACCAGTTTTATACATAATAATATCATTTTTGGATAGAACCTTCTCATCCTTAGAAACAACCTGGTTTACCTTTTCATCTTCATAATAATCAACAAACTTAGATTGATTTACAAATTGTTTTAATATTCTGGTTTGTTTATTTAATTCAGAATCTATTTCTTTAGCTAAAGCAATGAATTTACCATCAGAATCATAAATTAAATCATAAAATAAATATTCTGGAATAATGTTATCTGTTTTATGATTTGGTTTATTAAGCTCATCTAATTTAATCCATGGAGTATTTTTCCAATCAACAGATGAATGTTTGTGAATTTTTCCATAAACATCTATAGCAACCATAATTTTTTCTGTATTAAATATAAGTTTATGTAAGTTAATATTCGGATCATAATTAATAGGACCATTCCACATATGTGTCGTATCATCTAACTGATAAATCTGATTGTCTCTATAATCAATACCTAACAAATTATCATTAAGGTCATAAATAATACTTTTTATAGATTTATCTTTGTGTTGTTTGGGGTATTCTATCCATTTACTTTCTATATCACTCGTTTGTTTATAATAGATAGTATATTCCGGTTTACTGTTAACATGTTTTAGACCAACACACATTAATCGTTTACCGATTGATTTATAGTTATTATCTAATTCATCATGATACCATAACAAGTGTACAATTAAAGTATAATCATCAACTTTACCATTAATCAAAGGTTTATAGTTATTATGATGTGTATCATCCTTTTTATTAATATTTTTCAAACTATAAATTTTATAGAGGTGATTAGGATTAAATTCGCCTTTATTAGGATTAATTGCAGTAATTATATAACCAGTCTCTTTAGGGTCTGATAAAGGTACAATATTTTCTATAAAATATTTATTAATAGTTAACATGTTATTAGAACTGGTAAACCCTTCCATTTTATTATACATATTTATCATAAATAGCAATACTATTATAATTACTATTAAATAAATTGTAGTATTCATTACTATTATTTAATATTAAAATTTAAAATTATGTTTAATATTCAATCTTAGGTGTAATATTAATATTTTCCTTTATATTTTCAATCGCTTTATCTAATACCTGTATATATTGTTTTGTTTTATCATCGATTAAATCTTCATAATTTTTATGGTATTCAATATCATCCTTATTATTATATATTTTTTCTTGAAGATCAAATGTTTCTTTTAGTAATTTGTCCTGTTTTTTCTTTAATTTTTTAATAATATTTTGTTTAGAGTATTTTGTAAACATTTTTATCTTTGATGAAGAATCATAGTTATCATCAAAATATTTAATTTTATTACAAAACTGTGCAAATAAAGAAGAATCATCTTTGATAACTTTTAATCTATTTTCATCCTTGCGTTTTAATGCGGTTTGTTTAGATTGGAATTCAGACTCATTAACTGAAAATTGTTCATTTTGCTCTAATAATTTTTTTAATAAAAAAATAGTTATTAGAGATAGTATTAAAAAAACTATATAGTTATTCATTATATTTATACAATATAATATTAAATAGAACTATTCATAAAATTAGGTAAAATAAGTGTTAATAGTAATAAAAATACCATAATATTTACATATATCATTGTATATTATATAAGATTATTTTAATTAGATGGTAATTTTACATTAACTTCGTGTTTACTAGCACTATTATTATGTTGGTTACTTAGTTCTACAACATCTTTCATCGTTTTTTCAAGTTCGCCAAATTTTTGTTTTCTACATTGTCCGGTTACCGATTTTTTCTCTGTATACTTTTTTCTATAAAAATTAACAATCTGGGTTAATTCATTAATCTTTACATTTTCTATATCAAGCTGTTCCTGGATTAGTTCTTCGTGTTTTCTTTTATCATCCAAGTCATTTTTTTCTTGACTGTCTTCATAGTCTTTACATTTTTTTTCTAAGCTCTTTAAGTTTTCAAACATAACATCAAGAGAAGAACCTTCATTACCATCAAGTGTTCCCAATTCATCACCATCGGTTGAATCATCGGGATCACCAGATTCTAGATCTTCATCACCATTCGTTTCCGTCTCAAGTTTTTCTTTTTCTTCCTGTTCTTCTTTTGCTGTTTTGACCTTTTCAGCTATACTGATATTTTCCTCAGCCTGTTTACCACTATTCATATTAGCTTGATTGAAATCGTTTGTTTTGAATCCTTCACGAATGCCTTTAATGCGATTAATAGTTTGTTCTACACTATTATTTGTTTTATATTTTTTATATTTACTATTTATTACAGTTGATAGAAATATTAAACAGATGCACACTAAAACAACAAGAAGTACTATATTTACAGTGCTTAAATTTTTAATAAATTTATTCATATTCATATTAATATATATTTATAATTTAATTTTTCATTTCATCATTACCCCAATAGAATTGGTCTTCTATAGAATTACTAATTATAATAGGTCGTAACTCTTTAGGGTGTTGTGTTGTTGTTGTTGTTGTTGTGGTTTTATTTTTTTTATAGTTTATAATTCTATTAATAAATAATAGAATTAATAGTAATATAGTTATTGAGATAGTGTAAATTAGAATTTTGTTAATCATTATAACATCTATAGATAAAAAAATAATATTAAATAAAATTGATTTATTTAAAAAATACAACCGATTAATACACAATGGCGACTCAATCCTATAAAAAGTTTACCCACGAACAGCATGTTCTTGAACTACCGGATACCTATATCGGTGATACAGAACAAAACACTATCCATACGTGGTATTATAATGAAGATGATAGTAGGATGCAAGAAGGTGATTTGACTTATATCCCTGGAGAATATAAACTATATGATGAAATTATTGTTAATAGTTTGGACCAGTATACCCGTCTGAAAGAAAGTAATTCAGACTATAAGGTTACAGCTATTAAAATTACAGTTAATAAAGATACTGGTGAAATTAGTGTCTATAATGATGGTGTAGGTATTCCGGTTAAGATTCACCCAGAAGAAAAAAAATATATTCCAGAAATGATTTTTGGCGATTTGCTTACATCTTCAAACTATAATAAACAAGAACTAAAGCATGTTGGTGGTAAGAATGGTTATGGGGCAAAACTTGCAAACATATTTTCAACCAAGTTTTGTGTGGAAACTGTAGATCATACACTAAAAAAGAAATGTATTATTACCTTTTACGATAACAAAACTAGAAAGGATAAACCTAAAATTACTACATATAAATCTAAACCTTATACCCAAATTACCTATACACCTGATTATAAAAGGTTCAAGTCTGATGGTATTACAGATGATATGATTAAGATTATGAAGAAACGCGCCTATGATCTTACTTGTTGTACGGATAATAGTGTAGTTGTTTATTTTAATGATGAAAAACTAGAAAGTAAAAATTTTGAAAAATATATTGACCTATTCTTGGGTCCTAAGAAGGACTATTTTAGGGTGTATGAAAAGAGTGAACGCTGGGAGATTGGTGTGGCGATGACACCAAATCATAACTTTGAACAGGTTTCATTTGTAAATGGTATTTCTACATCTAAGGGTGGTAAGCATGTTGATTATATTGTATCACAAATTACAAAGAAACTAAGTGCATTTATTTCTAAAAAACATAAGATTGATGTAAAACAGAATTTCATTAAGGATAATATTATTGTATTCATTAAGTGTATTATCGACAATCCAAGTTTTGATAGTCAGACAAAAGAATGTATGACTACAAACCGGGCAAAATTTGGTTCTACTTTTGAGATTAGTGATAAATTTATTGATAATCTTAGTAAAAGTGGTATTGTAGAAAAATCTATGGAACTGTCATCTTTGAAAGAAATGAAATCTCTTAAGAAGAATGATGGTAGGAAACAGAGTAGACTAAAGGGTATTCCTAAGTTGGAAGATGCTAACTTTGCTGGTTCGAAGCAAAGTGGTAAATGCACCCTAATTATTACAGAAGGAGATTCAGCTAAATCTACAGCGATGTCAGGTCTAGATATTGTTGGTAGGAATTACTGGGGTGTTTTCCCTCTAAAGGGTAAGATGCTAAATGTTAGGGATATCAAGAATATTAAAAAGATTGCTGAGAATGAAGAGATTAAAAATATTATTAAGATTTTTGGACTAGAAATTGGTAAAGAATATACATCTATTGATAGACTACGCTATGGTAAGATTCTATGTCTTACCGATCAGGATGAAGATGGTTCCCATATCAAGGGTCTTCTCTTCAATCTATTTGAGACACTATGGCCTAGTTTGTTTAATTATGATGGTTTCAAAAATAGTATGCTTACACCGATTATCAAGGTTACTTGTAATAAAAAGGCTATTCCATTCTATAGTATTCCAGACTTCAAAGCTTGGGAAAAGAAAACAACACAGAAATTTTCAGCTAAATACTATAAAGGATTGGGAACGAGTACTGCTAAAGAAGCGAAGGAATATTTTAAAGAACTAAAAATGGTAGAGTATACCTCAGATAATGTTAACGATAAAAATTCTATGGAACTTGCTTTTGGTAAGAAAGAAGGTAGTTCAAATAAGAGGAAACAATGGCTTTCTACCTATAATCGTCAAGAAACACTTGATTACACACAAAGTAAAATTGCGGTTGAGGACTTTATTAACAAAGACCTAAAACACTTTTCAAATTCAGATAATATTCGTTCTATTCCTAGTATTGTAGATGGTTTCAAACCATCACAGAGAAAGGTTCTATTCGGTTGTATTAAAAAGTGTATTAAGAAGGAAATTAAAGTTGCACAGTTGGCGAGTGCTGTTAGTGAAATTAGTGCTTATCATCATGGTGAAGTAAGTCTACAAGGAACAATTGTTAATATGGCACAGGATTTTGTTGGTTCAAACAATCTTCCTCTACTCGAACCTATTGGACAGTTTGGAACACGAGTTGGTGGTGGCAAAGATTCGGCACAACCGAGGTATATTTACACGGCTCTTCAGAAACATACAAATGCCCTGTTTAATCCTTTGGACTACCCATTGTTCAATTATCTTAATGATGAAGGTAAAGTTATTGAACCAGAATACTATGTCCCAGTTCTACCAAACATCCTAATTAATGGTTCACAAGGTATTGGAACAGGATGGTCTACAGATATTCCTTGCTATAATCCTATGGATATTATTTCTAATATTGAGAAACATATCAAGGGAAAGGAAATGACTGAAATGACCCCATACTATAGGGGATTTACTGGTAAAATTATTAAAATCAATGATACATCTTATAAAACTAAAGGGAATTATACGCTTCATGCTAATAAGGTTGTAATTACAGAACTACCGGTCGGTGTTTGGACTGATAAATATAAGGAATTTCTTGAATCAATCACGATTGATCTTAAGAATAAGAATTCTAAACAAATCATTAAACATTATAATACTTATTGTACAGATATTAGAATTCACTTTGAGATTTTTATGGACGTTGAGTTGATTGAAAGACTTGATGTAACGGATGCAAAAAGCAATATGACAAAGCTAGAAAAGGCACTAAGGTTGTGTTCGATTATTAATCTTAGTAATATGGTATTATTCGATAAAGATAGCAATATTAAAAAATATAATACAACAAAAGAAATCATTGAAGAATTCTGTGATGTTAGGGTTGTATTCTATCATAAACGTAAAGATTACTTGGTAAAAGACCTTCAGTCTAAAATTAATATGTTGGAAATTAAAATTAGATTTATCAATGAATTTATTAATGAAACGATTAAGGTTATCAGGGTTAAACGTGCAAATGTTATTAAACAACTCGAAGACAAAAAATATCCTAAGGTAGATGATAAGTATGATTACCTACTTAAGATTTCGATTGATAATCTTACAGAAGAAAAGATAGAAGATTTGGAGAAAAACTGTAGTAATCTTAAGGGTGAACTTGATGAACTTCTTGGTAAAACCCATTGGGATTTGTGGACAGAAGATATTGGGTCTATTAAAAAGGAACTTAAAAGTTATGGATATGATTTAAAAAAAAAGAAATTAAAGATTGTTGCTAATAAATAGTCAATGAGTTCTAATGTAATAATATTAAATAGTATAGATAGAATAATCAGTGATACCACATTTGATTATACCTTTAATTTTGGTGATAAAAGAGATGATAGAAGGGGTGTATTGTATAAATCGGTGGATAATGTTTCCGAATTTCATATAGAGTATATTGTTATTCCTAATCTTTTTATTAATGTTAAAGAAGTACATGCAGTACAACATTTAGGTATGCTTCCCTTTGAGAATGAAGATGTGAATCATAGTAATTTTTCTTTTCCTAAATTATCCGATTTAAAATATATAAATGTACATGTAAATGAATTAAATGGTAACGTTATTGGTTCAAGTAATAAAAAGTCTTCATCTATGTTTATAATTGATAATATAATTCCAAAAAGTTCTACTGCTTCTTTGGTAAAAAATTATTATCTTGATGATTCAGACATTAAGGTGCATAAACGAACTAGATTAAAGAATATAGGTGAATCTATAATGGATGAACCTCATACTTATTTAGTTCTAAAGAATGTGTCGAGCGAGCCGACCTTGTTTAAGAAAAATATATTAAGTAGTATTAATTTAAAATTTTATAAACCAAATGGAGAATCGATCAAATTATTGAATGATAAACTTACAATTAAAAATGTTTTTTCAACAGCTGTTGCTCCTTTTATTAAATCTGTATTCCTCGAAGACGGCACAAGGTTTTTATATTCAACTGTATCTGAGTTCGAAACAAATAGTGCGCATTTAAGAGAAGGATTATTTCTGGCAACTAGAATGTTTAATCCTTTCTCTGATAAAAATCCAATTAATGTATTTATAAAAGAAACAACTAGTATACCTGGTGACGTTTATGGCGAGTTCTACACTGCTAAATATAATAGACTTCTGAAAAATGATGATGACCTGCCGCCACAACCCACTGACGAATATGATCCAGGTTTTGGTGGTATTGAATTTCACTCAAAGTTAATAGAAATAACTTGTGGCGAATATTTTAGTTCTGAAGAATATAAAATTGGTGATACTATTCATTTTAAAGATATTGTTATTCCAGAATCACCAGGCGATTATAAAAAATACCCTCAATTAACTAAATTTCTTTCAAGAGATGAGGGTCATACTATTATAGGATTAAGTCGTTATAACTTCCATAATTACAGACCATACTCTGTATTTCAAACTACACTATATAATATAATTCAAATTCTTCCAAATACAACTCTGGATTTAGTTCAAGGTCGTCATCAAACAGTAGATTTTTTTGATTTACAAGAGCTAAGACAGGTTGCTAATCCAGAATTTGGTAACTTTGGGGAGAACGACGCCGAATGTACACATATAGAAAGGGATTTATCTGGTTATATATTAAATAATGATTTACAGAATTTAGTTAGTATAAACGTCAAAAATAATTAAATTTTTATATTATTAATTAATATAATGGATACAAATTTTTTAGATGATTATTATGGTGAATCTGATATGAGCTGGAAAGAAACACTTTTAGAGGATACTAAATTTGCAGATAAGGGATTTGAAACTTTTGGAAATGGTAAGGAATCATTTGAGAAAATAGATAGTACATTTAAATCATTAGATAATAATGGTAATGGATCTTTAAGAACCGATTTAGATGATAATATGAATATGAATGTTATAAATGGTGATGATATAGAGTTTTTGAATGATTATAGTAGTATAAATGATTTTAATGATACAACACTAATTAAAAATATAAAGGAGGATAAAAATGATAATAGATTAATACCGGATGTAGGAGAAATTAAAAACCATGTTTCTTATAATTTATTTCAGGAAAGTAAGAAACAGGATAACTTTAATGATAGTATTAAGGGGATAATTTCGCCAACGATTGTAAGTGGTGTATTTTTTTCTAGAAAAAATATAAATAATTTACATACTAAAATAAGAATTGGTATTAAAAAAATATTAAACTATGATATTGATAATCAATCAGAGGAAGAAATGCAAATTATAATGAGGTCTATTTATCTACAATTTTCTAAGAATAGTAATGTTGATGTCCAGAACCAGGTGAAACAACTAAATAAGGAAGTTCTAGATTACTGTATTTCTAATATTTATACTAATATAAAACAATATTTAGGATATATTAAAAATATTAGTGAGACTTCTGATTATGTTATGCCCCCAGCTAAAGAAACAAGTATTTATGGAAATAAAAAAGGATATAGAATGGATCAGTTAATAGACCATAGTGGTGGGTTGAGAAGACGATAACAAGTTAGAATATTATTATTAATATAAATCACTATTACAAATGACTTTTGAAAGGTATATAGATATGAAAAATAAAATAGAAAATTTATCTAAAATAGAGAAGATAGAAGTCTTTAAAATAATAAAAACATATGATGTATTTTATACACAAAATAAAAATGGTATATTTTTAATACTTAATAAATTGGACGAAAAAGTTATAAATGAAATAAATAATTTTTTAATTTTTTTAGATGAGACAAAACAAATATTAAATTAATTTAATTTAAAAAATTGATATAATAATAATAGTATTATATTATCAATTATGCCTTCCCTTTCACAAATTTCCTTGTGTATCCAAAAGAATAGTAAATTTAAAGCTCAACAAATAAATGTAAATTCTAATTTTCTTCAGACAGAATCAGTACCAGAAAAAATTAAGAATGAAAAAGTTGAGGAAGTAAGTATTGTTACACATGATGAAATTATTGAGATTCCTGGTTATTTTGATTTTTTAGATAAAAACAATTATTATCTATATGGAACTTCTAATATGTTTGAGTCAATTCTGTTTATTATAAGTGAAGATTTTAGACTAGGTAATATTAGCAAAAAGGATGCACTTACAACGTTCCGAGATTTCCTTCTGGAGAATATTAATAGTTCTTTTACAAAAAGTAAAGCTATGTATGCTAAAAATAATATTAAACGTAAACCTATTGAAACATATCTAAAGGAGTTAATGTTTAGTGAAACAATAAAATCTAATCTTGATGTGTTTAATCTTATTTCAGATACCAAAAAGATTAATATTTATATTTTGGATCCTGATAAAAAACTATATTATAACTATATCACTAGTTCTTCAGATAAAAATATTATTCTAGTAATGTGGGAAGAACATATCCTACCTCTTATGTCTATTCATAATAATTCATTCTCTTATTCAGATATTGAGAAAATTCTTTCGTATTTTAGTAAAAAGTTGATTTTGAACAAGTTTACTAGTTATAAGTTACCTGATTTACAACTACTTGCAAATAATAATGATATTTCTATCACATTAGATAATAATAAAAAGAAAAGTAAACAGAGACTTTATGATGATTTATTGCTATTAACATAAAAATTGATTATTTAAGAAATAATTATATTATATTATTATAATGAATATTAAGGAACATATCCAACCCTTAATAACACTAATTAAAAAAGCACAAAAAGATCCTTCAATGGAATTAGAAGTAGTTCTAAAAAATAAAGTAAATCAGGACACCTTTGATAGGGTTATCAAAAAAATTAAAGGGATTCCTAATATTACACTACAATCTTCTAGTGAAAGTTTAGATGTTTTTATTCCCAAAAATGATTTTAGAGTATCTGTTCTAGGTGGAAATTCGATTACTAAGTTTTGTAAAAGTAATAAATTATCAGAAGTAAATGAGAGAAATATCACTATTATGAAAAAATCTAAGGCTGATAGTGTAGATGTTTCTAACTATGATATTCGGTTCAATCTTAAAAGGGAAGAAAGAAAAGACATTTCTGAATTTGACCTAAATGCATGGGATAAAGAAGGTAAATATTTTAGATATAAAAAGAGATTTAGTTATATTACTCAAGATAAACTTTTTAGTTTTGATTTTACTGTATTGAAATCCTCGCCCAAAATTATGACTAACGAAAAAAATTATAAAAAGAAAAAAAAGGATGTTACTGATTTTTTGAAAAGATTTGTTGTAAAACCAAAAAAGGTAGATTTTGATAAATGGTGGGATAAACTAGATGATATTGATATGGTAGAAATACAAGGTAAAAAGAAATATGAATTTAAGTATTCTAAAGGGTTCGATAGTTCTGGTGTATTAGAAAGTCAACTTGAATATGAGATTGAATTAGAATGGCTTGGAAATAATATTAATTATAAAGGTGAACACAGAAGGATTTTAGATATTATTATACAACATGTTGGTATTATTTTACAAGGTGTAAACAAAAGTAATTTTATTATAAGTAATGATGATAAGAAACAGGTCATGGATGAATATAATAACTTAATGGGTTCTAATAAATTTAGTGCTCCACAGAATGTTACTCTTGAACACCATCATATTAAAAAACATAGTTATGTTGATTATAAACAGTTATTTTCAATAAGAAGAAACTATAGTGTTACAGAAAAGGCTGATGGAGAAAGAAACCTTTGCATTATTCTAAAAAATGGGGATGCTTTCCTAATGAACCGAAAAAGTGAAATCAAACCACTGGGATGTTCAATTAAAGGATTTGAAAATAGTATACTGGATGGAGAATTAATTCTAAAGGATAAAAATGACAAAAATATTATGCTTTTTGCAGTTTTCGACATCTATTTTCATAATAAAAAGGACATACGAAAACGTATTTTTAATAGAACAAGTGAAGAAAAAGAAGAAGGAAAGATAGAAATTTCAAGGGATGAGATTATGACAGATATGTTTAAAGATATTAAGGTAAATAATAATACAGGTACAACTATACATTTTATTAAAAAACAATTCTATTATGGTAATCAAGAAAAATATAACCGTGAACAAGATGAAGAGATTACAAAATTAGAAGGTGAACTAAAAATGGTTGAAAAGGATAGTGATATTTATAATCAAATCTTTACTAAAATTCACACTTTACATCAAGACACTACTATTTTTAGTGAAGCAAAAAAGGTATTAGAAAAAGAATATATCTATAAAATTGATGGGTTAGTTTTCACTCCAGTTAATCTTATTATTGGTGATGAGATTGACGGGAAACCTGCTAGATTTCAGGGTAGATGGAATAAATTATTTAAATGGAAACCGCCTGAAGAGAATACGATTGATTTTAGGGTCAGTATTCTAAAGGAAAATGGACAGGATGATGTTAAATATTCTAGTCATAATGGACGAGTTACAGCTTATAAAACTTTAGTTTTAAATGTTGGTTATAGTTCTGAGAAACATACAAATGTAAATTCATGCCGTGTTATGAATGAAGATATTGAATATAGTAAAGAATATAGTATGGTTCCATTCCAACCTGTAAACCCATATATAAAAAATATCGAACTTGCATACATACCAGTAAAGAATAATGCGTTGTTTACAGAAAATAGAGAAAAAATTAAGGATGGTATGATTGTTGAATTTAGTTATGATAAAAGACATGGAGAAGGATTTTGCTGGAAACCTTTGCGTATCAGAAATAATGATTCTCCTAATGATTTTATTACAGCAATTAATGTTTGGAGGTCGATTCATTACCCGATTACACGTGAAATTATAACATCTGGTAAAACGATTAATAACGAAGAAAATGTGTATTACTTTGGTAATATTGAAAGGAATAAACTATTTACTAAACCGATGGCTGATTTCCATTCCTATATTAAGAAACAAATTATAGGCAATAATTCAAAACACTATAGTAAATTAATTGATTTCGCTTGTGGTAAAGGTGGTGATATTAATCATTGGTTAGATAGTAAAGTCAGTTTTGTTGTAGGATTAGATGTAAACAGAGATAATTTAGACAACAAAGATAATGGTCTTTGTAATCGGGTTCTAAATATAAGAAATAAAAATAAAAGTGAAGTTCTAAGAAATATTCTTGCTGTATGGGCAGATAGTTCTAAACTAACCTCAAATGGAGTAGCAGCAAAAGATGATCTTAGTAAATACTATTTAGATATACTTTATGGTAATGCGACTGCAGACCTTATTAAAAGTTCTAAATTAAAGAAATTCTATAATATGGCAAATAAAGGATTTGATATAGGAAGTTCTCAATTCTCATTTCACTATTTCTTTGAAAATCGGGTTAAACTGGATACATTCCTTACAAATGTATCAGGTAGTCTAAAAAAAGGAGGTAAGTTTGTTGGTACCTGTCTTGATGGAAGAAAAGTATTTGACCTACTTAATAATAAAAATGATATCTCTGTTTTTGATAAAGATAAACTAATCTGGAAAATAACTAAATTGTATGATACTGATGTTATGAGGAATGATTCATCCTCTATTGGTATGCCTATAGATGTATTCGTTGAATCTATTGGAAATACAACAACAGAATGGTTAGTAAATTTTGAATATCTTAAAACTAAAGCATTGGAGTTTGATCTAGAACTAAAAGAGGTGAAATCATTTGATGATTATTTCACTCACCTTAATAAGAAAAAAATTAAATATGGAGAAGCCTCAAAAATGAATGATAAACTAAAACAATATAGTTTCCTAAATACAACATTCGTATTTGAAAAAAAATAATTTATTCTGAATCAGAATCAGAATCATCTGTTTCAAAATTAACCTCACCAAGGTTGTTTTCTGAATTATAAGGATTTATAGGACTATCATTATCAATAGGTCCTTTTGGCTGAACATTAAATAACCAATAGGGTATTTTTGTTTTAAGTTCATCTCCTAGTGCTTTATCATACACACTATCGTCTAAAACATTATTTGATTCATCAAAAACATCATTTACTTCAACTACGTTAGTTTCTTCGTCTACAACATTCGTAGCTTCTTCTGCTAAGGAATTTGCTTCTTTAACTACATTATTCGCTTCTTCTGCTAAATTATTCGCTTCTTCAACTACATTATTCGCTTCTTCTGCTAAATTATTCGCTTCTTTAACTACATTATTCGCTTCTTCTGCTAAATTATTCGTTTCTTCAACTACATTATTCGCTTCTTCAACTACATTATTCGCTTTTTTTGTATGTATTACTATATAACAAGATTTTATGTGTAAACATAATAGGAATACTGAAATTATCAAACAAACGGATATAGACTGTTTGGTTGAAATCATACTTATAATATTATAAAATATTTTATTATTTATAAAAATAAACTATATTTTGTCTATGATTAAAATAGATTATATTAATTTGAACTATGATAAAGAAGAATTAAATACTAGTCTTGAACTATACCTAAAATTTCTTATTATATCCGGATTATTCTATATTACACCTTCATTTCAATTTGTTATGTTCCAGTCGAATAATGTTGTAAATTGTTATTATAATTTTAAATGTAAATATGCGTGGTCCTTTATACCAGCATTTAATAATATTATATCAAATTTACTATATATAATTTATGGGTTAGTGTATATTATTATTGTTAGATTCAAAAGAGGAAATTTATATGAACTAAAAGATTTGGGTATATACCGCAATAAATCGCTATATTATTCTCTTGGACTATGTTTGATTTTTGAAGGAATTTCGTCATCTCTCTATCATATATGTCCAAGCAGATTAAATTTACAATTCGATACAACCTTCATGTTCATTGGTATATTATATTCATATCTTACACTGTACAATAAAAGGCATACTGGAGATTTGTGCAACCCACTAAAATTTTATATTTTGATATTTATGCTAATAATTCTAAATATTTTATCACTGAGGAATACATCAACAACAACTCACATCTGGTTCTGGTCACTAATATTTTTAATAACGTCATACTGTTTAGTATTTACGTCTATCTATATTTATAGTAGACAAATGTATGATTTTGATTTAAAAAGTTTAAGAATATTTATAGACCTTATTAGAAATGATAATTTAATTAGGAATCCAAAATTCTGGTTGATTCTATTTTCAAATAGTTTTACATTAGGTATGCTTGTATATGCATCCTTTTTTAAACCCTATTTTACTGGATGGTTACTTTGTATAGGTATAGTAAATTTGTCTATTTACTTTATATACTATTTGATTACAAAAATAATTAACAAAGAAAAAATTAGACCATTTATATTCTGGTTAATTCTATTAGATCTAATACTTCTAATTATATCTCTCTTTTTTTATACAAACACCGACTATGATACATTTGTATCTATCCAAGATTCGAATAAACTAAATAGAGAATGTGTTCTATTTAATTATTTTGATAATCATGATATCTGGCATTTTATGTCTTCAACAACTCTATTTGTATTTGTTATTATAGTTCTTTTTATAGATTATGATTTGGAATATAGTAGAGAAGAAATAATAGAATCAGTTTAAATATTGTATAATATTAATGAATAAAACTAAAGTAAAATCAGGAGGAGGTATGAAAGAAACTATAAAAGGATTAGTAGATATTATGGAAAATACCGTTTCTGAAAAGGTATTTAATAACACAACATCTAACACGACCGCAAAGACAAAACCTACAGTTCAGGAAGGTGCATCAGCAACCAGTTCAACAAAACATAGTAGTAAGGATTCTTTAAGCCACCATTATGATCAGTTTACAAACCTTTTGAACCAATAAATTTTAATACAGAATGAACGCTCGAAACTGAAAAGGGATCTGTTTTATGATTATCTTTCATATTTGGTTCGCTAAATACCTTTATTATTTTACCGTTATCAACAATCATAGAGTATCTCCATGATCTATCACCAAATCCAAGATTATTCTTTTTAACAAGAGCTCCCATTTTTTTAGTAAATTCGCCATTACCGTCTGGTATTAATTTAACCTTTTTAATTTTAAGATTATTTTTCCAGTTATGCATAACAAACGCATCATTAACAGAAAAACAATAAACCTCATCAATACCCTTTTTTTTTAATTGATTGTATTTCTGGTCGAAATCAGGTAGATGTGAACTCGAACAGGTAGGAGTGAAAGCCCCTGGTAGTGAAAACACAACTATCTTTTTGTTTTTAAACATATTTTTAGTTTTTAAAGTTTTCCATTTATATGGATTTTTTTTAACTTTATCATCTTTAACGCGCGTTTTGATTTTAATACAAGGAATCCTTTTCCCTTCCATTTTTGTTAATTTTGTTTTTTTAATAGGTTTTTTATTTTTTTTGGTTTTTTTAAGCATATAATATATTAATATAAATTATTGTAATAAGTATATTCCTAAAGAGGTCATTAAGATACCTCCTATCTTTGTCATATTTATTGGATCACCCATATACACAACACCTATTATTGTTGTTACTATTATATTTAGCGACTGAACTACCGCTGTAATACCTGAAACACTATATTTTTGGTTAAGAACAATCATAAGATAAGATGGAACAAGTGTTAAAATAGATACAATCATCATAATACCAATATGATTTTTGCTTAGTTTATTCGCTATATTTATTGTTATTCCAGACATATTATATTTATTTTGATAGAGTGAAAACATTATAAGGTATATAAAACTAAGAGTATTGCTATATATATTATATTCGATCGGTTGTATATGGTTTGTAACAATTTTTTTTAGGAATGGATTAATAGACCAACACAAAACAATTATAAAAACATATAAATATTTCATTATACATTAATATAATAAAAAGAATTAATATTTATTAAAATTGAATTCAGATATTGTTTCTATTAATACACATAAACAATAAACATGTCTCTTTCCAAATTCGAGGAATCTGTGACGTCAAGGTTTGAAGATATTAGTCGGGATGGACCTGGTCTTGAAACATCTATTCTAGAACTTACTGATAATTCTTTGGACTGGGGTGGTTCTAAAAAAATTACGATTACTTATGATATTAATACTGGTAAACTATTGTATGTTGATTATTCTCCACAAGGATTTAAAACAAGGGAAGCACTAGAAAGATTTTTTAGATTGGGGGAGAGGAACCTAGATGTTGCTACTAATAAGATTGGTAAATATGGTAAGGGTGGTTACAAAGCTCTAATCAATATTGCTAAATATATTCATATCACAAGTTATTTTGATAACACCGGACATTCAATCGGTACTAACTTTATTGAGATGCAATCTAAAAATACCTACATTCCCACTAATCTTTATAATACAGTTGAATACAACGGTGAAAATCGGAGTGAATTTGATTTGGAACTAAACCATCGTTACCTACAAAGGTTCTCTTGTGATAATTTGGTTAGGCATCTTAAAAGGGCATATCATAAAGAAGGAAGCAACGTAGAATTTGTTATCAATGGGATTAGTGTTATTCCAAGTGAACATTGTCCCTTTGGTGAATTTAGAGTAAAAAAAATGTATGTGGTTTACTATGATGTAGATAAAGATGTATTTACATCTGACATATTTATTCCATCTGCTACTGAGGATTCTGATGATGAAGATAATAATGTTGATAATAATAATCTGATGAAAGTTGGGTTGGTAACACTCTATATTCTCAAACAAACACTAAAAAAAAATGAACTTCTTGGAACACATCCAGGTATCGATATTTACAGGAATAATCGTCTATGTAATACTAAAAATCCTCTAACAGGATTGGGAGATATTGGACGCTTTATGTCTAATAGTGAAATGAGAGGTAATATGTGTCATATGACCTTTGAATATGAAAATCATAAACTAACAGATATTAAGTATATGGATGACCAAATGGGTTTAACAACCTGGAAAGAAATCGTAGATGATAACAAAGAAATTGATGAAACTTTGCTTAAAATCTTGCAAGAAAAGGCTTCTGAGTGCAATGATATGTATGAAAAATATATTAACAATCTAAAGAATACACATATTGAACAAGTTAATCTAGCCGAAACAACTATTGCCTTCATAAAAAACTGTAATAACACACAGCTTATTCAATCTAATGTTAATCTAGAAACTATAAAACAAAAATATCAGTATCTGGTTGATTTTAAAACAAGTTATTTCGATAAAGATGATTTGACTATTAAATATTGTAAGTCTAAAGCTGAAGTAAAGGAAAAGAAAAAAACAAATGATAGCACAAAAACAGAAAGGAAAAATACTGAAATTATGAAACGGGTTAATCAATTGGTTGATGATATCAGTATTCTGATTGAAAAAAAAGCAAATGCCGAAATCAGTGAAGCAAAGATTCATACGATTATGAAGGAACATAGTATGAGTCATGAAGAAGCCGAAAAATATATTCTTAACTGTGATATTATTAGTGTTGTTAAGAGTAAAATTTCTAATGCCAAAACTAAAAGCCCAGATGAAAAACTTAAACTATTGGAAGAAGCAAACAGATATAAATTTGATGACGAAGATCTACACGAACTTCTAGAAAAGGAATATTCTATTGCACAGACCGAATATACAGTACATCTCCAAGAAGAAGAAGAACAGCGTAAAGTAACCGAGCAACTTAAAAAGGATCTTTTGGCTAAAGCAGAACTGGAAAAGAAGGCTCAGGAAGAAGCTAAAGCACTAGAAGAAGAAACTAAAGCACTAGAAGAAGAAACTAAAGCACTAGAAGAAGAAACTAAAGCACTAGAAGAAGAAACTAAAGCACTAGAAAAGAAAGAACCAGAGAGCAAGCCAGGTCAAGGGGTAGCTCAACCAGATGAACCTTTGAACAAGACAGGTAAACAACCGTATGACTTTACTAATAAACCTAATAAAGTAGAAAGGAGAACACTCAAAGATAACCGGAATAATGATAAGTGTAACGAAGAACAGAGAACAATCATTGATAAATGGATACAGTCTAAGAATGGTAGTTTTAATGATAAAAAGACACTAGACATTATTAATCGTATGATTAAAGATATGTAAATAAACAACTAATTATAATATAATCTATTTTAAACTATTTTTTAGAGCTTGTAATTTTTTACTTACTTTTTTAGTTCTTGTTTTTCTACTATCTTTTTTTCTTTTACTTTTCATAGGTTTGCTTTTTTGTAAAGTAGAATGTAAAGCCTTTCTTTCTTTATAGCACTTGAGTATAAAATTCTTTTTAGAGGCATCGATATAATCAGATAATAGTTGTTTAGCTAAATCTTCCCGTTCGTGGTTAATAGCATATCTAACTAATGAGGAACTTGCGTATTCTACAGGTACTTTACCAGTTTTTTTATAAATATCGTCAATAATATCTATAAACTGTTCTTCCTGGCCTTTTTTCATATTCTGTCTAGGCATACCGCTGGTTTTATTCCGATTAGATCCAAGACTTTTTTGCACATTTAAATTTTTAAAAACCGAATTTAATGTATAAAGGTTAAGAGGTACAATACTGAAAGTAATAGGACTTCCACTAAAATGTCTCATATTAATATTTCTACACAACTCGGCAAGAAACATAACCCGGTCATAATCGCATAGAACTACCTTTTTAGCATTATTCGAGAATTTTTTACTACCTGTAACATAAGCATCTTTGGGTGGGGTAAATACAAAGACATGATTGTTCTGACATCCTCCAAGACGTTTCTTGTGTGCCATTTCAAACGCATTTAATATAATAGCGTCATGACCACGAGTCATAGGATTAAATTTGCCATTGGTTAAGGTATAGCAAGCATTCTCATCAACCCATTCTCCAGCAAAAAAAAATTCACTATCCATTATTTCTGGAATTTGGTAATTATCAATTCTAACATCCATATAATATTTACAAGATTATAAAAATTTTATTAAAAACTACTAATTAATATATCTATTATTTTATCGTTATTTTCTTTTGTAGATATAGGTAGAGGCCAGTAGTTGTTATAGTGAAGATCACTTTCTTCAATAATAATATTATTGCTAACAAGTTCTTTTGAAATTTCTTCTCTATTTTTTTTGGGGTCAATCAATATATAGTTTGCTTCGCTTGGGAAATAGTCGATATCTTCTCTGTCAAAAATTTTATATAATCTTTGTTTTTCTTTGTGTATTTCATTTTTAATAAATTTAGAGTGTGTTTTATCTTTTAAACACTGTAGGGCAATTTCTTCTGATAGTCTATCAGTTTGATTTTGAATAATATTACTTTCATTTAATAGGAGTGATATATCTTTGTTTGCAATAACATATGACATTTCAAGATTTTCAAATCCATAAAAATTACTAAATGATCTTATAATAAGTACATTTTTATTTAGATATTTAAATGGGTCAAATTGTTGTTTTTTTATAACAAAATCTAGATATGTTTGGTCTATAACAATAACAATATTATCGTTTAGTTTATCGAGAAATTCTATAAATTCCTTACCTATTATAGACTGACCGGTTATTACATTTGGACTGGATAGATAAACTAATTTTGTTTTGGGTGTAATATAACTTAAAATGTGTTTGAATTTGGGTTGTATTTTTTTGTCATTCACTGTAAAAATTGTATATTTGATACCAAATTTCATTTCATTAGATAGAAGTTCTATATATTCAGAACTAGGATACATCGAAAAAATATTACTATATTTTGGAACAAATAGAGAAAATATTTTTTTTATAGCATCGAATTCAGTTTTAAACAAAACGATTTCATTTTTGTTAACCCCTAATTCTTCTGCTAATTTATTAGTTAGTATAGTATCATTATCAGTATTAACATTAAACATACTTTTACTTAGGTCATAATTTTTTAGAAATTTTTTAATATTTTTTGAAGCACCGTAAGGGTTTTGTTTTGTAATATGTATATCATCTGGATTTGCCTTTTTTTTCGTAAATTTATATTTTTTAAAAAGATTTTTATTAAGCATTAACTGATACGCGGGGACTATTTTAGATAATTTTTTATTATCACCATAGGATGATGTAGAATATATTTTTCCGGTTAATTGGTGATGAGGTAATTTGAGTATATCTATAAACATTGAAGTAATACTATCAGGGTTATCATAGAACATATCATTTACTTTATTTAAGCTTTCATATGTACTTTTAATAATACCTTTATCCATATTCTTAGTATCAACTCTTTTACTTTTATAATTACCACTATCAATTCTAATAACAGAAATAGAAATATTTTTTTCAAAGTTTTCATGTGCAAGGATGTCACTCATCCTTTCAATCATATTTTTTTCTAGAGCAATACTACCAGAACTAGCAGTGGTATCTCTATGTTTAGCGAGAGGAGAACTGATATTTATAATTTTACAAGGAAGGTCTTTTTTTTTCATATGATTAATAACCATTTGCGAAATATGAAAAACACCGTTGACATTTGTATCAAGTTCCTTTTTCCAATCACTGATTTTTTTGTCACTTAATTTTTTTTTACCGTATCTACCAATAGCATTATTAATAAGAATATCAATTCGTCCATATTTTTTAATAATATCATCAAACATTTTAACTATATTTTCTTCTAATGAAATATCAGCCTGAATACCACTAACTTTATTTTTATTATTTTTTTCTAACAGTTTCACGGTTGATTCTAGTCTTTTTTCATCACGACCATTTACTATAACTATAGCACCAGTTTTTGATATTTTTTTAGCAATTGAAAGACCGATACCTTTTGTAGAACCAGTAATTAAAACTATTTTGTCTTTAAAAAAATCATTATTTTTTTTGTCATTAAATTGTTCTACATTTCTTGATAAAATAAGAAATAAAATTATAGATAAAACTATAACTATTATTAATTTAAACATATAGAATATTATTTTAAAATATTTTCTCATAACAAATTAATATGGCTTGCAAAAGGAATACATTTTTTGATGATAAAAAATCTATAGTTGAAAGGTATAATCATATTATACTCGGTAGTATGGTATTAATTATTATTATTATAGGAATAATGTTAATATTTAAACATCAAACGTGCGACTAATATAGATGGGATTAATTTATGTTTACAAACCAATAGGAAAAACTCCATTAGAAATAGTAGAATCGGTAAAATCAGTAAAATATAAAAAGATTAGTTATGCTGGGAGATTAGATCCTATGGCGCATGGAACATTATTATTATTGACGGATGAAGACTGTTACAAACAATATAATTACAATAATTTAAATAAAATCTATAAATTCAAGTTATTATGTGGTGTAGAAACTGATACAAATGATGTATTAGGTAAAATAGTTGGAAATAAAACAGAAATAGATATACCTAGATTAAGAGAAAAAATAAGTTCATTGGTAGGTAAACAAGAATTACCCTATCCATTATTTTCATCAAAAAGGTATAACGGGAAACCATTATGGTATTATGGAAAATATAATAAACGTGATGAAATAAAGGACTATCCTAATCAAACTATTATGATAAATAAGATAAGCATTCTAGATGGTTATGAGATGGATAAGGGAGAAATTATAGAATATGTTAAAACAAATATAGGTAGATTAGATAAGAAACATGATTTTAGACAGGAAGAAATTTTGGAATCATGGAAGAATATAATAGAGTGTGATTATAAGGTAATAGAAATAGAGGCGAATGTAGGTAGTGGTACGTATATTAGGGGTATAAGTCGTCATTTAAGCGAAAGTTTAAATATATCAACATTGTGTTTAGATATTTATAGGACAAAAATTTATTAATTTGTTACAAGTATAATAAATATATTAACTTAGTTTATAATAATGAGTAAAATAGAAGAACCTATTAAATTAAATTCAGTTAAGACGAAGGGTAAATTCAAAAATAAAAAGACACTATTTTTGTTATTTTTAATAATAATTGTGTTAACCGTAATGTCAGCAGCTTCATTTGGTCCAACTGCATTGAGTTTTAGTTTATTTTATCTATTATTTGGTATACCATTACTAATAATTTTTAGTGATACAGTCATTAAATTAATACCAGAAAATATAGCATCATATTTCGTTAATGAAGTCGAAGAAATCCAGAAAGAAATAACAATAGGTAAGGTGAATATAGCTCCAATATATAATATAGATTATCTTATATTATTTATAGGTATTAGTACCTATATAATGTCTCTTTATATATTAGCTAGACAGAAAGATAAACTAGTAGGATTAATATCTAGTTTGTGTTTATGCTCTTTATCTAGTATTATTGTTGGCGATATTTTTTAAAAAGAAATACTTAAAGGGATAATTTAAATAAAATGAATAATGAATATTCTTGAATTTCACACAGTCCAGGCAGCTGCATTTAGAATCTTGATAGAGGCTCTAAAGGAAATTTTAACTGATGCTAATTTTGAGTTTGATGAACATGGTTTAAAAATAGTTGCAATGGATTCTACACACACTGTTTTAGTTCACTTAAGAATTAACTCAGAAAATCTTGAGAAATACGTTTGTAAAAAAAAGCTGCTTTTAGGCATAAATCTTCTAAACTTTTACAAATTAATGAAAATTATGGGTAATAATGATATATTGAAACTATATGTAACCGAGGAAAATACTTGTGTATTGAATATCGAAATTGAAAATAGTGAGAAAAACTCCATAACTAAATTTAATCTTAATCTAATGGATCTGAATGATAATGAACTACAGGTTCCCTCCCCAGAATTTGAATCTGTTATAACAATGCCTTCAATTGATTTTCAAAAGATTTGTAGGGATATGTCAAATATTGCTGAAGAAATAGAAATTAAAAGTATAGGTAAACAACTAATATTTAGCTGTGATGGTCAGTTCGCTCATCAAGAAACTTGTATAGGAGCTTCAAATAATGGGTTAACCTTTCATCAATCGGATGAAAATATAATACAGGGTATTTATTCTTTAAAATATCTTGTATTGTTTAGTAAATGTACAAATCTATGTAATTCAGTAGAATTATTCCTAAAGAATGATTATCCACTAATTACTAAATATAGTATTGCGTCTCTAGGTGAAATAAAATTGTGTCTTGCACCTAAATTTGAAGATGATAAAGAAAACTAGTTACGTTCCTTATTATTTTTATATAAACACAACGAAAGATTAATATTATTAATTTTATCAACGAGAATATTTTCAATATTAGTTCTATCATTATTCCATATTTTTATTATGCAAAAGTTTTTTTTTGGACTCAACGAAATTCCATTTATACTATCAATATTTTTATGATCCTTAGTAATAATTTCCCCACAGATATTTATTGAAAGATACAACCAAGACATAAATGAATCATTTTTGTTAATTTTATATGACCAACAACCACCCTTCACATTTTCTTCATTTTCCCATATAGGTTCAATCCCTTTTTTCATCAAAAAAAATTGTCCTTTCAATAAAATATAATTATTTAGACGTAGATATATTTCCCAAAAATCCTCAATAGTTGTAATCTCATAAATTTTTTTATAACCGTTGATAGTCCAATCATTATTATTATCATGATACCAAATAACCCAGTTATTATTTAAAGGTGTCATGTTATTAATAATATTAGTCCTTAAGGTTTAATATATTATTTCCTTTAATATTTAATATTATATTATCTGTATTATACATTTGAGCATTATTGGTTATAATCCCCCAGTTAACATTCCCTGTAATTTTATCTGTATTAGAATTATCTTTAATAAACATTAAAATCTGTGCTGTTTTAGGATTAAAATTATAACTTTTTGTTTCAATTAGCATATTTATTTCAGAGGTTACATCGGTCGTAGTATTGTTATGCGTTAGTTCTACTGATAGAAAAAATTTAGGTGATTTAATTAATTGTTCTATTTCATTTTTATCTATTTTTTTATCAGTAATTAAATATTTTAGTTTATCTTCATATTCGATTTTAGCTATACTATTTTCGGAACAATCATTTATCTTTTTAAAATTTTCTAGATTATAATAAGTAATTTGTTTACGATTTTTATAGATATAGTCGGTAACATATATTTCCCCAATTATATAGTATTTTGCAATATATGATATACAAGTTTTAAAATTTAATAAAACAAGAAGACTTAATCCAAGATTAATGTAAAATAGCATTATATTTATTTTTTAGTTGTGTTTAAATGATTTATAAATAAATGATTTACTACATCTAATACTTATACTTTCTATCAAAAAAGTAGGGTATAGCATAGAACCATTCATTGTGTAGAACATCTGTCCAATATTTCGATTTAACGCCTTTTATTCCTTTTATTCCTTTTATTAAATGTGGTTGTTCACATCGAATTTCATTATAAATAGGTTGGTCGTTTCCATTTAGAGTAGAATTTTTTATTCGTTGTTTTATTTTATTCACATATAATTTACTAATATTTGAGATATTATTTATATTACATCCTATAAATCCACCTGTTGTACTTCCACCTTCTTTGCAAGTTGGTCCCCCATATACAATATTAAAAACAACTTTATTATTTAATATTTTAAGTTTGTCTTTACACGGCCAATCCACACCTAGGATTTTGTCTTTGTCGCGGATGTAACCTATATCAAACCATGCGAAATAAAATGTATTAAATGGATTGTCATTTACAGAGGTTTCCAGCAACGGTAATTTTGAACTCCAAATAGTATAGAGTTTTTTATTTATATCTTTATCAGCATGTTCCTTCCATATCATAGTTGGGTATTTGTTATTATTATTTTTATTATTTTTAAAAAAATTATAGGTTGGAAGTTCACTTATTTCCATTTTAATAATCTTGGTTTCTTTGAAATTTTTACGAAGTTTTTTAATATAGTTATACGTCTCGTTATCGGTGTAGATGATCATTGGTCCCTGATAGGATAATAGCCCTTTCATCCATTCCTTATAGATACCATCACTATCCTTAGGCATATTTGTTCTTCCATTTGTGTAGTCAAGTTTACGTGTTCGATTAACTTTAAAATAAGAGGTAACTATAGTAAGTTTGTTGTTATTAGAATTAGAAACAAAATTTTGTTTTAGTTTTAATTTTGTAATCATTAAAATAACGATTAATAACACAAATATAATACATAGAATATGGTTATTATAGTATTATAAGAATTAAAATAAGGTATACCTGATCGGGTAACTACTAATTTTAATATTATAATTTAATAATTCATTTAATTAATTTTTAATAAAATTGAATAATAAACTTAAGAAAAATATATTACACTATATATAATGTCCTCCAATCAAGAACTCGAATACACATCCAAGATTAGAAATGTCACTGGTGTTCAATTTAGCGTTTCTTCGCCGGATGAAGTTATAAATAGATCGGTTTGTCATGTTACAGAAACTATACTTTACGATAATTCAGGAGAACCTGTTATTAATGGATTATTTGATCCGAGGATGGGTGTTATTGATAATGGTAAAATTTGTCCGACAGATTTGCTAGATAACCGTTACTGTCCTGGTTATTTTGGTCATATTGTATTGTCTAAACCAGTTATCTATATCCAATTTCTAAATATGGTTTTCTCAACTCTTAAAAACTTTTGCATTACTTGTTCTAATATACTTGTCGAATTGAGTGAAGATGATCTAGACTACATTGAAACTCTTGAGAATAAAGATAAGATGGCATATGTTACAAAGAAAACATCTAAAACAAAGGTTTGTCATAAGTGTGGTGCTCTTACACCTACCAAATTTATTAAGGAAGGTATTATAAAAATTTCTGCTGTTTGGAAATCAATCGGTTCTGATGTTGACAATGAGAATAAAACTGAACACCTTTCTCCAGAAAAGATTCTTAAAATATTTAAACGTATTACAGATGAAGACAGTGCTATCGTGGGATTCAACCCTAAATGGTGTAGACCAGAATGGTTCATCTGTACGGTCCTACCAGTTCCACCTCCTACAGTTCGTCCATCGGTCCGTCAGGGTAATGGACAAAGGAGTGAAGATGATATGACTCATAAACTTATAGATATTCTTAAGACTAATAATCATATTAAAAAGAAACTAGAAGCTGAAAATTCACTAGAAAATACTATAGATGAATGGGCATCTGTTCTACAGTATCATATTGCAACATATATTGATAATAATATTCCAGGTATTAATCAATCTACTCATCGCTCTGGTAGGGTTATTAAGTCTATTAAAGAAAGACTAAAGGGTAAAGAAGGTCGTATGAGAGGTAATCTTATGGGTAAACGTGTTGATTTCTGTGCTCGTAGTGTAATCACTCCAGACCCAAACCTCAAGACAAATGAGCTAGGTGTTCCTATGAAAATCGCTAAAAATCTCACTATACCCGAAATGGTGAATAAGTTTAATATTAATAAACTTACAACTATTGTTAGAAATGGTCCTAATAAATATCCAGGTGCAAAAAGCATTGAAAAAAAGAATCTTAAAAAGACTGTTTCATTGCTATATATAGATACAGAGTCTCTTGAACTATCTGAAGGCGATATCGTCCATAGACATCTTATGGATGGAGATGTTGTTCTATTTAATCGTCAGCCTTCGCTCCATAAATTGAGTATGATGGCACATAAAATTAAGGTATTAGACTACTTTACATTTAGGTTGAATGTTAGTGTTACAACACCATATAATGCTGATTTTGATGGCGATGAAATGAATATGCACGTCCCACAGTCACTTCAGTCTATGATTGATATTAGAAATATTGCTCTTGTTGACTATCAACTTATTAGTCCAAGGGTTCATACACCGATTATTACACTCGTCCAGGATAGTTTGCTTGGTCTTAACAGATTAACCAATGATGGTATCTATGTTTTGGAGAAAGATATGATGAATATTCTCATGTTTATCTCTACATTCTCTGGTATTCTTCCTGAACCAGAAAAAACAAATCCTAATAGGTGGTCTGGAAGACAGTTGTTCTCTACTATTCTTCCACCCGGATTTAATATTGATATCAAAAATAATTCTTATGATGACCATGAAGATGCCATCAATCACGTTATTATTAAAAATGGAGTTCTAATTCAGGGTAGAATTGATAAAAAGGTATTGAGTTCTGGTACAAGAGGTATTATTCATGTTATTCATAATGATTACGGTCACCTAAGAGCAAAACAATTCCTAGACGACACAGAAAATATTGTTACAAGATATTTGGTTCAGTCTGGATTTAGTGTTGGTATTAGTGATCTTATATCTAATAGATTGATTAATGCTAAGATTGAAAAAAAGATTATTAGTAAGAAGAAGGAAGTTGCTAAGTTGATTCAAAACACTCATCAACAGTCGATTGAAAACAATAATGGAACTTCGGTTCTCGATAACTTCGAAAAGGGTGTAAACAATATTCTAAACAAAGCTATTGCTGAGGCAGGTAAGATTGCTCTTAGTAGTTTGAGTAAGGATAATAGGATGACTAATATGGTTTCTGCTGGGTCTAAAGGTAAATCTATTAATATTGCACAGATGATTGCCTGTGTTGGACAGCAAAATGTAGATGGTAAACGGATTCCTAACGGATACAATTATAGAACTCTACCTCATTTCTGTAAATTCGATAAAAGTCCAGAAAGTGGTGGGTTTGTTGAACGTCCCTTCATCAAGGGTCTTACACCGGCGCAATTCTATCATCACGCGCAGGGTGGTCGTGAAGGTTTGATTGATACGGCTGTTAAAACTAGTGAAACCGGCTATATTCAGCGTAAGTTGATGAAAGCCATGGAAGATAATAAGATATTCTATGACTTGTCTGTAAGAAATGCTGCAGGAGAAATTATACAGTTTGTTTATGGCGATGACGGATTTAGTTATATCAGTATAGAGACACAACATCTAGATTATATGGGAAAATCATTTGATAAAATCGAAGAAATCCATAAATTTAATGATGATAACTTTAGTACATTCCTAAAGTCAAATGTAGTAAAAGCTCTTAAAAATGTTCCAGATTACAAAAAAAAACTGGATGAATATTTTGATATGATTAAAAGTGATTACGATTTCGTAAATGAAGTTGTTTTTAAAAACAATGAAAATACTTCTATTAGTCTACCAATCAATCTATTCAGAATTATTAATAACGCAAAACAAACATTTAAAATTAAAGGAACCCATCTATCAGACCTAAATCCACTATATGTTATTAACAGAATCGAAGAACTTACAAAAATTCTACCTATTAATAATATTATATCTAATAACTTATTGTTTAATATTCTTCTTCGGAATTATCTTTCACCGAAGTATCTACTAAAATATCATAGGATTAACAAAATAGCATTTAATTATATTATCGACAATATTAAACAACTGTATACAAATAGTAAGATTGAGGCGAATGAAATGGTTGGTCCGATTGCTGCACAGTCTATTGGCGAACCAGCTACTCAGATGACCTTGAATACCTTCCATTTTGCTGGTATTTCATCCAAATCTAATGTTACTCGTGGTGTTCCACGACTAAAAGAACTTCTACATCTTTCTAAGAATTTGAAAGCACCTTCTCTAACGGTTTACCTTAAAGATGATATTTCATATGATAAATTCAAGTCCCAAAGTATTCTTAATGAAATGGAACTTACTAAGCTCGTAGATATTCTAAATTCGGTCAATGTCTACTATGATCCAGATGATAATGAAACTCTAATCGAAGAAGATAGAGAATTACTTCAAATATATAAAATGTTTAGTGAAATGGACGATGAACTCAAAGATAACACACAGTCATCTAATTGGATTATTCGTCTAGAACTTAATAAAGATAAAATGCTCAATAAAGATGTTACGATGGAACTTCTATATTACAGACTAAATGTTCTATTTTCTGAAGATATAAGTTGTGTTTACTCTGATGATAACAGTAATAAACTAATCTTCCGTATCCGTGTGTTGAAAAAGAAGAAAGGTGATTCTAGCAAGATTAATGATATTAATTACATTAAAAATACAGTTAATAATCTACTAGAAAAGGTTGTAATTAAGGGTGTTAAACGTATCAAAAACATTTCTATGTTCAAGAAAAATAAAAAGGTAAAGTCTGAAAATTCATATGTTAATAAAGAAGAGTGGATCCTTGATACAAATGGTACAAATTTAATTGAGGTTCTACAACATAATAACATCGATTTGGAAAGGACTATTACAAATGATGTATATGAAATGTTTAGTATCTTTGGTATTGAAGCCGCTAGAAATATTATCATGATGGAAATCAAAGAAGTCATTGAGGGTAGTGGTTCTTATGTAAATTATAGGCATCTAAATCTTCTATGTGATATGATGACCAAAAATGGTAATATGATGTCTATTGATAGATTTGGTATTAATCGTGATAACATCGGTCCTCTTGCAAAGGCATCTTTTGAAGAAACTACAGACCAGTTGTTTAAGGCATCTGTATTTGGCGAAAAAGATACGCTATCTGGCGTGTCATCCAATATTATGCTTGGACAGATTGCACCTTGTGGTACTGGTTCAATTAATATTCTAATGGATGAATCTAAATTAGTGAATGTTAACAATACTCCAGAAGAAGTTCAGAATATTGAATCTTGGGGTGATGACGAAGACTTTTGTGATATGAACATGGGTCTAGATTATGATATATCTAACCTTGATGCTGATAACAACTCGGATATTCCTGTTGTCGGGATTAATTAAAATATTGTATATAATTATATGGTTAAATCAGTGAAACGAAACAGTGTTAATAAATTAGCGAAACAGAAACAGAAAGTAATTAAGGAATTAAAAAAATCAGGAAAAGCTTATAGAAAAGCGCGTAAAGAATTTGGTAAAAATGACCCACTACGCAAAAAAAAATCATCAGTTAAGAAAACCAAAAAGGCACAAAAATTAAGATGTTTTTCTCGTTTAACTTCTAAAAAGAAGCGTTATGTTACATGTATCAAACCTAAAACTAAAAAAGGATCTGGTCGTTTTCCATTAAATTATTTTGGAGCACCTATGCACAAAAATTACAATAAGAAATCAATGTGTTTAAAACTATAATTATTTTTATATTAATTTATTTCATTAATAAATATATTTTTTTTTAAAAAATATATTTAAAAAAATAACTATTATAATATCTAAGATGACAGAATCTAAAAAACTAGCTATTGGTATTGACCTTGGTACTACATATAGTGCCGTTGGTGTGTGGCAAAATGGAAAAATTGAGATTATTGCAAATGATCAGGGGAACAGGACTACCCCATCATATGTTGCGTTTACTGATACAGAAAGACTTATTGGTGAAGCTGCTAAAAATCAGTCTGCTATTAATTCTACAAATACCGTCTTTGATGCGAAACGTTTAATTGGTCGAAAGATTAATGATTCTAAAGTTCAACAAGACATTAAACACTGGCCTTTTACGGTTAAGGGTGATGATAATGATAAACCAGTAATTGAGGTTGAATATAAAAACGAAAAAAAAACATACCATCCAGAAGAAATTTCTTCTATGATTCTTACTAAAATGAAAGAGGTTGCGAGTAGTTACCTTGGTTATGAAGTGACTGATGCGGTGGTGACAGTCCCTGCTTATTTTAATGATTCACAGCGTCAGGCAACAAAGGATGCGGGTGCTATTGCTGGATTGAATATTATCCGTATTATTAATGAACCTACAGCCGCTGCAATTGCCTATGGTATGGACAACAAATCTAGTAAAGAAAAAACAGTTCTAATTTTTGACCTAGGTGGTGGTACATTTGACGTGTCCCTTCTTTCTATTGATGATGGTATTTTTGAAGTGAAAGCAACTGCTGGTGATACTCATCTTGGAGGTGAAGATTTTGATAGTCGCCTTGTGAATCATTTTATTGAAGAGTTCAAACGTAAGAATAAGAAGGATATGTCATCTAGTAAAAAGGCTGTGCGTCGTCTACGAACTGCTTGTGAAAGGGCTAAGAGGACGCTTTCATCAAGTTCTAATGCTTCTATCGAGATTGATGCTCTATTTGATGGTATTGACCTTTATAGTTCTCTTTCAAGGGCAAAATTTGAATCTCTGTGCGAGGATCTGTTTAAGAATTGTCTAAATCCAGTTGAAAAGGTTTTGAGGGACGCTAAAATGGATAAGGCGGATGTTACTGAAATTGTTTTGGTTGGTGGTTCTACAAGGATCCCCAAGATTCAGAAACTATTGAGTGATATGTTTAATGGTAAAGAATTGTGTAAATCTATTAACCCAGATGAGGCGGTTGCACATGGCGCGGCTATCCAGGCATCTATTCTAACAAATAGTGATGCGGATGGTGAAGTGAATGACCTTCTACTTCTTGATGTTGCTCCTCTATCTCTTGGTATTGAAACTGCTGGTGGCGTTATGACTAATTTGATTTCCAGGAATACCACTATTCCTACTAAACAAACACAAACCTTTTCTACCTACGCAGATAATCAACCAGGTGTTCTAATCCAGGTTTTTGAGGGTGAACGTAGTATGACTAAGGATAACAATCTTCTAGGTAAATTTGAACTTACTGGTCTTCCACCAGCACCACGTGGTGTTCCACAGATTCAGGTTTCATTTGATGTTGATGCGAACGGCATTCTAAGTGTTTCTGCTGAAGATAAATCTACTGGTAAAAAGGAGAAGATTACTATTACTAATGACAAGGGTCGCTTGAGTAAGGACGAGATTGATGCGATGGTACAGGATGCTGAAAAGTTCAAGGATGAAGATGAACAGAACCGTAAAAGGGTTGAATCCAAGAATACATATGAGACCTATATCTATTCGTTGAAGGATAGTGTTAGTAATGAAAAACTAAAAGAAAAATTTAGTGAAGAAGAACTGTCTCTTCTTAATACAGAACTTTCTAATAACGAAAAATGGCTTGAAACACATCAAACAGAAGATGCGGCCTCTTATGATAGCAAACTTGCCGAGATGCAGGAAAAGTGTAAACCAATCATGACTAAACTATACGAAGAAGCTAGTGCTAATATGCCTGGAGGTGCCCCGACTGGTATGCCTGGTGGTATGCCTGGTGGTATGCCTGGTGGTATGCCGGGTGGTATGCCTGGTGGTATGCCTGGTGGTATGCCTGGTGGACCGGCTCCAGCTTCAGGTGCTACTGTCGAAGAGGTTGATTAAGTCTTTATTTTATTTATAAATTTTTTATTTATTTTACTTTTATTTTATTTTTATTTAAATAATTAACTCATTAGTTTTATAATGAAGAGTATTCTATTTTTTGTCTCTGGTAAAGGTAGCAACCTTGATTTTGTACACGAAAAAATAAATTCTAAGGAGTTGACCGATTGTAAAATTGTAGGGGTTGTTTCAAATAAAGATTGTCTGGGTCTTTCGGATTCAATCAAAAAGAAACTACCGGTTTACTACCGTTCATGGGATAAATCCAGTGAAACCAGAGAAGAATATGACAAAACACTTCTAGCATTTGTAAATATTGTAAACCCTGATGTTATTGTACTTGCAGGATGGGACCATATTTTGTCGCCTGCATTTGTAAACCATATGAATGATAAAATCCTTATTAATCTTCACCCCGCACTAATTAATACTTTCCCTGGAAACAACGCGATTGAAGATGCGTGGAATGCCTCCAGAAATGGAACAGTCGATAAGACCGGGATTATGGTCCATACTGTTACAAATACACTTGATGTTGGTGAAGTTTTGGCGGAAAAAGAAATCCTAATTTCTAAGGATGATACACTAGACTCTCTTAAGACTAAAATTAAACAGAATGAGAAACAGGTTTTGTTTGAAGCTCTTTCGGGGTTTCTTCCTGCTGTATTTAAAACAGGTAAGGTGAAGGATATTTATAATGTTAATAAAAATCGTATACTTATTATGCATACTGATAGGTTGAGTTCTTGTAATAAGGTTGTGTGTGAACTTGAAGGGAAGGGACATCTTCTATCTAATCTAACTAATTACTGGTTTACACAAACAAAGGATATTGTTGATAATCATGTTATCGAACAGAATAGTAATTATATTCTAGCTAAAAAGTGTACCCTAATTCCAATTGAATTTATTGTTCGTGGATATATTACCGGATCTATGTGGAAAAAATATTCTGCTGGAGAAAGACTTTTCTGTGGTAATAAACTACCAGAGAACCTTAAACAGTATCAAATTCTAGATAAATTTATTCTAACTCCTACTACAAAATGTGAGAATGATTTGCCTATTGACTATGACTATATTCTTGAAAATAAACTTCTAACTAAGGAAGACTTGGATTATATTTATGATAAGTGTTTTAAGTTGTATGTTTCCGGACAGTATGAATGTGATAAGAAGGGTCTAATAATGTGTGATACTAAGTATGAATTTGGTAAAGCATCTGATGGAACTATTATGCTTATTGATGAAATTCATACAATCGAATCTACCCGATACTGGAAAAAGGGTTCGTATAAATCAAGAATTGCACAGGGTCTATCTCCTGAAAATCTAGACAAAGATATTATTAGAGAGTATGTTAATAAGGGACTAGATGTGCCAGAAGATGTTCTCGAGACATTGTTAACTTATTATAGGTATGTCTATGAAACTCTATCTGGTGATCTGATTACAGAAGTTTCTAGTTATAAAGACCTAGATATTAAAAGTATAATTGATAAATATAATAATATTTAGGAAATTATACCTTAATCATAGTACATATATGAATAATTTTTTAGTAGCCTGGAATACCCAAAACCTATTTTATATAACTACTTTAATAAGAAGTATAAATAATAAGACAGAACTAGAGAGAATAGGTGGGTTTATAACCGAATATAAATACTTAGAACCTTCTTCAAATAAAGGTAGGGTATTTGTTTTAAAAGTATTGGAAATTTTTTTAAAACATTCTGATTTATATGGCTATAAATATGATATTTTTAATTTAAATAAATTTGTTAGTTGGAAAGGAATACTGACATTTTTAAAACACAATAACCCCAAATACTACTATAATCAGATTGATTATTATGGATTTACACCATTGTTAGATTGTGCTAGATATGGAGACTTTAATACATTTCTTTATTTACTTGATAAAACTGACGTAAATAATTATTTTATATATGGAAATAATCAAAACACATTCAATATTTTTAGTTGTTCGATTTATAACAAAGATCTTCGTATTTTTGAATATATTTTTAACAATAAAAAATTAGTCGAACTATTCTCCCCATTGTTTGGTTCCCCAACATATAATAATCCTACTCCCAAACAGAATTACTGTTGTAATTTAATCTACTCATGGATTGGTAATAATAATAATAGTAAAAATATCTATAAAAAAATGTGTAAATTACAAGAAATAATTGGTTCAACCACATTTATTAATCCAATTTTACCTTTAATACCGGTTGATATATTGTGTAAATGTATAAGAAAGTTTTATAATGTTATAGACATAACTCATATTAGATTTACTATAGCTAAAGAAACAACTGTTATAAAATTACTATTTAATATTTATAAATCAACGGATGATTTTAGAAGTATGATTAACTTATATAAATATTCTGTAACTAATTACAAATGTAATAAACTAATTGCAAATGAAATATATTATTGTTGTGGTAAATATATAACAAATTCAAATTATATAGAAATAATTATATATCTTATTAAAAATAATAGTAAATCAAATCTGAACTATTTACAAGAATTATTTATGTTTTTTTATAGTAAACTAGATTTTAATATATCACCGGTTTATATACTAGATAATAGAACAGACTATTATGGTTATCAAGTAATACATTATATCTATCTATGTGGGTTAAATAGATTAATAAAAGTTAATGACTATGTAAAAAAAAACGACTATAATAAAGTAATTTGTAAATGGGAAAATACATTAAAATTATTAAGAAGGGTTTGTAAGCAAAAGGTGAACTTTATAGAATATGACTACTCTAAAACCCTAAAAAATATAATTCATATATATACAAATTCGAATAAAACTTTAATAAATTCTAATGCTTGTAATAGTACACTGAAAAATATTGCAGGATTAAGTAATACTATTTATATAACAGAAAAGGCAGATGGTATAAAAACTGATCTAAAGGTGAATAATTGTTATCCAAGTATAGATTATTTTGATATAATGGATGTATTTAATTTAGATAGTATAAAATGCGAACAAATTACTATAAATAATACTACTGTATATATAGTAATTGAATCATTTGATATAAATAATTATCTAAGAAAACAACACCCCTATGTAAAAGATTTAACAACAGATTTTAGTTTTGATGATAAACTATATGAAAGGACAGAAGTAGAATCCTTTAAAAATTATATAAATCAAAATAAACATAAATCCAAATGTTTATGGTGGCCTAAAATAGTCTGGTCTATTTCCAAAACCGATTTATATAATGATTTTATAAATATAAAAAATTTATCATATTCTATTTTTGAGACGGATGGGTGGATTTTGTTAGATGGAGATAACATTATTAAACTAAAGCCAGATAGTCATATTACATTAGATTTATTATTTATGAATAATTCATTTTACTATCATAATTCGATTAAATTTAAAAATATATATAATAGTAAATCATTAACTAATAATTCCATTGTAAATGGAGTATATCGATGTTATTATAATAAAATTAATAAAATATGGTATATAGGAGAGGAACGGTTAGATAAAGTCTTACCAAATAATCGATTTATTGTAGAAGAAATAGAGAATTATTTTAAACATGGATGGACTATTGAAGATATTTTAGTATTTGATGATATTCCAAAATATTATGAACAGAATGATTTTTCATTTGTAGATAGAAATATTACCTATTTAAATCGACTAATTTGTAAGATATGCTATAAAAAAGATATATTAGATATCGGATGTGGGTTTTCTTCTAATAAAACAAAACGTATTTCAGGTTGCAATAAATATCATGGATTTGATTGTGATATTTCTATGATGGAAAACAATAATGAATTTAGTCTAGTAGATATTAATGATAACTGGACGAAATATACAAATAAACAAAATATATACCTAAGTAATATAGACGTTGTTCTTATGTTAAATACTATACACTATTGTACAGATCATAATAAACTTATTCAAAATCTTTCTCAAGTTTGTAAGAGTGGTACAACAATAGTAATTAAATTTTTAAACAAAAGATTACTAAATAAAATTATATCTAACAACAATATTATAGCAAGTGGTTCTAATTTTGTAAAATTTATAAATGAAACACAAATAAAGTATTATTATTCTGGACGGTTTATAAAACCTAAGATAGAATTTGTATTATCTGATTTGGAAATAATTAAACTTTTTACAAAAAATGGGTGGAAATTACAAGAACAAACAGATTTTTTAAAAAATACACAATGTATATGGGATAATTATATTGATTGTTTTTCTATATTAGTGTTAAAATATTTAAACTAATATCCTAAGTAGTATTAATATTGTAACTTGAACTATTAATCCAGAAATACCATCATGATATGCGCCATTTAAATGTCCTAATTTTTTATAGTAAGTTTCTTCTAAATGTGGAAATAATTTACTCCATTTCATAATAAATCCATATAGTCCGCTTATTATAAAGGATACTAGTAAAAATTTCATAATTTCATAAATGGAACTTTTTTGCGATGGAAAGCTTATAAGATTTAGTATTATATATTGTGTGGTCGCGCCTACAAATGCTGCAACTAATGCGGCAGAAAGTAGAGTGTGTTTTTTAAAATAAGGAATTAGATATTCTATAAATTTATGGGTTTTAAAATACTGTGGTAGTTTGTCATAGTTCTCTGCCATTATTCTCAAAACAACATCCCATAACCCGGTAACTATAAATGTTAGTATTATTAGATTACATTGATTCATATACAAATAGACTATATTATTTTTTATTTAGAGTATTTTATATAATTATAAGGGTCTTATTAATTAAATAATATATATTAATAAAATTGACTTAATGAAAAGACGATATATATAAGTATAATAAAATGAGTCTTCCTTTCCATAACATGACTGTTGATATCAATCAAATGTGGTTCAAATCGCATAAAGATTTGATTCGTAAAGTTGCACGAGAACTTGGGTCGGTTGACAAATCAGATGAATTGATTGAGATGTTTCTAGGACCCCAGACTAAATTTAAGAAACACAAAGATCCTAATGCCCCTAAGAGGCCAAAAACAGGGTTTCTAATTTTCTGCGATGAGTTCCGGGGAAAGGTTAAGGATAAACAACCAGATCTACAGATGTGTGATGTTATGAAGGAACTTGGGAAGATTTGGGGTTCTTATACAGACGACCAAAAAGAAACCTATAATCAACAGTATCGTGATTCGCGCAATGATTACGAGGAACAACTCGAAGAATACAATATGAATAATTATTAAGTTTATAAAGTTAGATAGTCTACATTATTAAAGGATATTTTATTGCTAAAATTATTTTCTATAAAAGATTTCAGTATTTTTCCACTTTTTTCTTTTCCATAATTATTTAAGTATTGCTTTCTTGGCTCTAAACTTTCAATATTTTTCAGAATATGTTTGGCTCCATTTTCAATATCATCGAGATTTTTAAATAGAACCCCATTTTTTTCATTAATATATTTCCACCCACCAACGATATGATAATTCAATAATGCAGGTAGATCCGTACATAATGCTTCTGTTAGAACTCTAGGAGATGCGTCTGTTTTATTAGGTAGTAGAACAAATTTTGATTGTCTGTAGCTATTGATTAATTCTTTTTGAGATAAAAAATCGGTAGTTGTTAATAAATGATCACAATTTTTAGGCATAGGGCATCCTTTTCTACCAACAATTAAACCTTTTAATTTTAATTTACCACTTAATATTTTTATACATTTTACACCTAATTTCCAATTTTTGTTTTCAGATACCCATCCATAACAGTCATCTGTTTTATCTTTAGGACAAACGTATATATAGTCGTATATCTTCTTTACAGATATATCTGGTTTATAAAGACTATAGTTAGTAAAATCGGATTCTGAAATTAAAGCTTTAGGCATAGAATTAGAAATATATTTATCTGGGGTTCTAAAACAGTGCAACCATCCATCTAGAAGTTCCATATAATTATATGTCCATGCCTTTTCCTTTGGATTATTTAAAACGTCAAACTTATTTTTAGTTATTTTAGGGAATTCATTATAACTTGCTATACCAAGTATTAAAAAGTTATCTTTTTTATATTTTTTATATTGTTCCCATGATGAATCACGTGTAAATGGATGTGACAAAAGAACTATTTTTAATTGGTTTCTATTATTATCGTATACATTAACAAATGGACGTTCATCACTAGTTGGAACGCTAAATCTTTCTGTAGAATTTAGTGTATGGTGTCGGTAACATAATATTAGGAATAATATTATATAAAAAAATATTACTATCATATAATTTAATATTTTATTTTATTATTATAATGGCAAACAAAATTAGAAATACAAAAAAAAACAAACGGGTTTATAGTAAAAAAAAATCGGTAAAAAAAACTAGTAAAATGAAGGGGAGTGGATTATTTGATGCAATTAAAAAGGGATTTGGTACAATTCAACAGGGATTGGTCAAAAATAATACATTAGATGAAGCGAGGGTTAAAACCAGTATAGAAAAAAAGGTTAATCTTAATAATAAATTACTATATATTAGCAATAATTTTTCGTCTATAATTAATAAATACTGGGATAAACTTCTTACTAAACAATTAGATAAACAAACGTTAGATAAATTAATATCTATGTTGAAAGGATTCGGTTATTATGATAGTGAAGAAGTTGAAAAAATAGTTACTAGATTCGGAAATATATCTAATATTAAAAAACAAGATATTAGAACATGTATAAGTTTATATATATTTCTTGATAATCTATTTGAATTAAATGATATTTCTTCACGATTTTTAACAAAATCAAATAAAACCGGAGAAATTCAAACTGATATATGGCTTGCTTTAAAAGAAATCGTTTCTGAGGTTTCCTCGGAGATAGATTTTAATACAGTTTATAAAGAAAAAAGAGAAAAAAAAATAGAAGATTTACTTGTTAACTTTAAAAACATTAGCGAGTTTTATAAAGCAGATGTTCCTCAACTCGTACAAACACCATCTCCATCACCATCTCCATCACCATCACCATCACCATCACCATCACCTGAACCATCACCTGAACCATCGTCGGTGGCACCGTCTGAAAGAACACTATCGCCTGAACCACCGTCTGAAAGAACACTATCACCATCACTATCACCAGCAAGAACCCCTGGACCCAATAATACATTAAATACAGGAAGAAGAAATCGTTTAAATAGAAAAAATAATAGGGGTTCTCCATCTCCTTCTCCAAGAAGAAATAGTTTAAATAGAAAAAATAATAGGGGTTCTCCATCTCCTTCACCAAGAAGAAATAGTTTAAATAGAAAAAATAATAGGGGTTCTCCATCTCCTTCACCAAGAAGAAATAGTTTAAATAGAACTAAAAAGAATACCAGTGTTACAGTTACAAACCCTGCATATCAGGGTCCCTCAAAATTATAATTAAATATTAATAAAATTGATAAACTTAAAGTTTATATTGATAAATACAATATCAATACATAATGACTGAAATCTACATCGAAGGAAACATTGGTACGGGCAAGACAACCTTTTTGGATTTTTTGGACAAATTGTATAAGAATGAAACAGTAGTATATGAACCTGTAGACCAGTGGCTTTCTACGAAGGATTCTGATAATAAAAATATTCTGGATAAATTTTATAGTGATCAGGAACGATGGTCATTTACATTCCAGATGAATTCCTTTATTAGTAGGATTAAGGCAGTTGATGATGCGCCAGACAAAAGGATTAAGTTTGTAGAAAGGTCTGTTTTTACTGATAAGATTTGTTTTGCGAAAAATTGTTTTGAGAATGGGAAAATGTCTAAAATAGAATATGATATTTATTGTAATTGGCATACATGGTTGTGTAAAAAATTTGATATTACGCCTAAATATTTCATCTATCTAAAGACAAATCCTGAGATTAGTGAAGAACGAATTAAAAAAAGGTCACGAACCGAAGAGTCTGGGATTCCACTTGAATATCTTAAACAGTTACATAATAACCATGAAGAATGGATGAAGGATAATGTATCTAAAGGTATAAATGTTTTGTATCTAGATGTATCTACAAACTTTTATGAAAATGATGAAGAAAGGGCAAAAATTATAGAGCAAGTAGAAACATTTATTAATCGTGATGTAATCGTTACCAACTAGATTATTTAATTTCTATAGTTATTTATATTTTTTATTTAATGTGCGAAGGCTAATCCGGCCATTCCACCAACGATTTGTAGTATATTATAACTTACGGCATATACTCTTATTTTCCGTTGTTTAGTACCAAGACTACTAAACTCCATTTGAACTGTATCAAGTCTAGAAAAATTACAGGCACCACTTGGCTGATATTCTCTAGGATTTAGTGAGAAGGAGTAGCAATAGATATGTTTTTTAGGTATTTCATGTTTTGCTAGGTATGGCTGTACTTTTCCAAAATAGGAAGCATTTCTTTTTTCAAATCTATTATGTCCATTCATTTTTAGACACATAGTTCCAAAGTTTTCCATAGCATTACTATTTCCCATAAAGGAACCAGATTCTAACCCATTGATTACAGTATTATCAAAACTTGCACTATAATTAAAGTAATCATTACCGCCTCCATCAACACCAGCAACACCATTACCATCTATTTTTATAGTTGTGCCAGTCGGATCTAATAGGGGTGGACTAAATATTCCGGGGTTTGCTGTATTTTGTGATGAATTAACTTCTGTATTTCTACCAAAATCAGTAAATACCCATATTAACTCTTTTACTGGATGAGTAAAGAAAAGATCTATATCCTGGTTCTGACTGTTTACTTCTATTTCTTCAACATTTAATTGGACCTGTTCAATTAAATAAGAGTGTTTTGACTGTGCAAACCTTTTTCTTTCCTCTTCATCTAAAAATATATAATCACACCACACATTAATATCTGGCGCTGTATCAATTGCCGCCCGTGTTTCGTGTGAAGAGACTATAAGATTTTCTAAAGCTCTAAAGGTAAAGTTAAGTTTAACCTCGTGATACTGCAAAGCAATAAGTGGGAGTGCTACTCCTGTATTTTTACAGAACCAGAAATTAAGAGGTATCATAAGATGTAATATAGGGACCTGTCTATTTTCTGGACCAGGGTCATTAACAATTGGGAAACTTCCGTGTTTATTAATCATCAGACGAACTAATTTATCTCTTTCATTTAGTTCATTATTAATATCCATCCAAATAGAATCATGTTTATCCATCTGGTTCCCTCCTATATCTATAGAACACTCTTTAATAAAAGCACATCCAGTATTATTACACCATGATGTATAGGTAATATCGTTCTGATCAATATCATTAACACCTTGTATAGATGGTAAATTTGCTTCAACCCAAACATTGGATAGCAAATCACCACTTCGTGAAACTATAGTACTAACATCAAATTCGGAATAAGAAGAGTCGCCATCTATAGTTTGTTTAATAGATTCAATAGAAAAATTTGTGTGTCTTCTAAAGACACTTTTAAAAAAAGTCATGTCAGGTGTACCTGTTAGATATGCATTCTGTGCTCCATAAGCAACTAACTGTATTAATCCACCCATTATTATATATAGTTATTATAATTTATTGGGAAAATATTAACGCTGCTTTACCATTCATAATTCTAAATATGTTATAGTTAACAGCAAAAATTGTAATCTTTACATCGCTATTTGTTGCGGTAATAGGTTCAGTAAATCTTAGCAACTGGTGGCTCGAGTTAGAAAGATTCTTTACACCACTCGGCGAATATTCATCTGGATTTAGCGAAAAAGAATAGCAGTAGACGTGCTTATTCGGGACTTTGTGACCATACTGAGCCGGCAACGATGTTCTAAGGAATGATGCCTTAAGTTTATCAAACTGGGTTTCACCACTAATATCAAGCTGGAATGTATCAAACCATTCGCAACCCTGATCGTGATTACCATAAATATTATTACCACCATGAGTAGAGTCAATGCTATCCCCTATGGTTCCAAGAGAACCACAAGAATAATCAAAATAGTCATTACCGTTGGCAGGTTTTACAGTGGTGGCGAGAAGATTATTAGCAACGGTATTAAATGCCTCGCCATTACTATTATAAGAAATATTCTTTGTTGCGTCCACAGGAGAATCCGCGGATGTAGCAGCAGTACCCTCAAATCGGGTTTGGTGTCTAATAACCCATACTAATTCTTTAACAGGGTGAGAGAAATTAATTCTAACATTACTATCAAAATCTTCCTGTTTCTCCTGTAAAGTTTCAATTAAATATTCGTGTCTGTTTTGTGTAAAACGTCTGGTTTCATCAATATCTAAATGAATAATCTCACTGAAAAATGTAACTTCAGGAGCGGTAATAGTTGTTGTTGCTGCTGGGATAACTACTCCATTGGTAGTATTCACCAGATGTGTAAGTTTTCTATACTTAACAACAAAATCCACAGAAGCTCTGTCAATCGAGCATAGTGGAAGTGCGAGACCTGGATTTTTATTAAACCAGAATTTGAATGGAATAATCATGTGTAGTGGCTCAAGTCTTTTACTGGAAGTTAGGTATGCGTTTTTTGCTGCGTGTTTATTTAATCCCATGTGTTCTAATTCATCTTTATCATTAAGTTCATTGTAAACATCTAGCCAAACACCGGAATGAGTATCAATTTCATTATTATTAATTTTAAGTTTGCACTGTTCGACAAAAGCATGACCAGTATTATTCGTCCAGTTAATGTACTCTTCACTATCAGTATTATTATTTGTAACCTTTAGATCTACCTCTAGCCAACATCTATGTAAAAGCTGGCCACCACCATCATTAATAGTATAAACGATTTCTTTACCATTAACATTCGGTTGGTCACCACTCTGAGTTTTCTGTTGTATCGCAAAATGTGAATGTCTGCGATAAACTGCCTTGAAAAATGTAATCTGGGGATTTCCCACTATGAAGTCTGTTTCTTGTGTAATTTTTCCTACACCAACCATATAAATTATTAAAAGAAAAAAAAGTATTGTATTATACTTGTTTAATTAATAAACTTAATTATTTTATAAAAAATATTTGTCTCTATAGACTCTATACCCTTATTGTTTAATTTTAATTCTTCTAGCAATTTTAAGTAGTATCCCAAATTGTAAATATTTATTGACATAGAATTTTTAAAAATTTTGGGCAGATATAGATTGATAGTTTTAAGGTTAATAAATTCTAATGAGTTTTTATTAAGTAGTAATGAGTATTTTAAATCTATATTTTTATTAGTATCTGTTTGTTTATTATTATTTATTAAATAAGAATTCCTAGATATTTTATAGGTATTATTATAGTCTATAAGTTCCCATTTCATATATTTATACAATAAATAGTCTAGATTATCTGAATCCGAAAAGTTTTTATATATACTAATTATAGTTTCTAATTTATTAGATATTTTATTTTTTAAGATATATTCTATAAAATTTTCATAAAACAACATATATGCAAAATTTTTATTAATATTACAACTATAATTTTCATATCCACTATATTTTTTAAAATGATTTTCTATATATTTATAATCATTTAATTCTACATTTTTATAGCTTGTAATCATTTTATTGTTTCCATTTAATTCAGTAAATGATTGTTCTAGATTAATTATGACTTGTCTTATATCAAACTTACTTTTTTCTATAATATTTTGGACTAATTTTTTATCAAATACTATATTTTCATTCTCAAGAATTTTTTTACAATAATTTTCAATAGATTCAAAATCTGGCATTTTTATTTCTATAAAAAGACACTTAGATTTGTATGGTTTCATTTTTTTATTTAATGAATCTGAAATAATAATGAATGGATTATATTTTAAATATCTATATTTTTTTTTAGAAAATATTATCGATAATAGATCATTAAACATATAGACTTCTTTATTGGTTAATCCTTCTATCTCATCAAGAATAATACTGATTTCCTTTGTATTTTTGTTAAACATATTTAAAATATTTTTTTTATGCAAAATATCATTTATATCTTGGTTAAAATCCTTTTTTTTTGTTAGATTTGAAAGATTTTTTTCCTTAATTTCATATTTAAAATAATTCAAAAAGGTATGGGCTATGATTGTTTTTCCACAACCTAATGGTCCATATAAATATAAACAATTATGTCCTGATTTATTATTTTTAAAATTATTTAACCATTCAAATATTTGGTCATAATTAATTTTTGAAATTAATAAATCTTCTGGAATTTTTGGTTTATATTTATCTAACCAATTCATTCTATAATATTCATATTTAGTTTTAAATACATAAATTATCTATACCTTCCCAAGATATTCCACATTCTTTTGCCCATGTACATTTATAATAATCAGAATCCTTAGTTTTAAAAACCGCTTCATTAAAATCCATAATTTTATCAGAAGTAATACTACAACTACCTATGTTATGTACGTTTTTACATTTAGTATCATCGACTACTTCCCACATATCAGGACATTTAGATTTCCATGGTGGAAAACTTTTAAAGTTATTATTTTTTAAAAAAAATTTATTATATATTATATAACCAATAAGAACTGATAATACTGTTATAATTTTCAAAACAAAAAATAATAGTCTATTCATATAGAATAATATAATATAAATTTTAAAGAGCAAATGGATTATTTGGACATATATTACAACTTGTTGTGTCCTTTTTAACAGTAAGTCTATAATATCTATAATTTATAAATATATACAGTATACTAAAAAAGAAGGCATAGAGGGCGGAAGAAAGACGTTTAAATATCCCTAGTTTTCTAGAACAAGACATAGATACAGCTACTGCTATAAGATTTATTGTAAATAACCCAAGGATAAATATATTTGCCATAAATTTCTTAAAATATTGTTTTACCTTATAATAAGATTTTTCCTTTTTTAGTGTATTTATTTGTTTTTGCAATTTTTTCTTTTTATTAAGATCATCGGTATTAACCATGCTTGATATTAATTTATTAATTTTACTATCAAATGATACTGTATCTATACCACTGGATTTAAGGTCTAATTCATCTAGAATAACTTCAGACATTATATATAAATAGTATAAAAAAATAAGTAATACATTTATAATTACTATAATAAATTATATAGACTTTACATATTGGTATAAGCTATTTAGGTTAGTGTTTTTTTTTACAAATATTTCATATTCAATTTGTGATTTTAATGACCAACAATTATACGTTGATATAAGGTTATAGGTCAGTGAATTTAGGTGTATTGGGTTGTCTCCATTTATAATCAACTTAAATTCGGTATTATCTATTAATTTTTTAACATCTTTTATTTTTTGTATAATCAAATCATTATCTTCACTAATTCTAAGTAGTGTTAGAAGAGTTTTTACTTCTGGGCGAATCATTTATTAAACTTATAGTTATAAAAAAAATCAATTTTTTTGTTTATATATAAAGAATTATACATAATACATATAATGTCAATCCTTTGGTATTTTATGTCGATAATCCCTTCTATTCTTTCACTATCAACGGTTATAGATTATACACTAGTAGATTCTGGTAAATATATATTTTCAACAAGTCTAAATGACACATATATTATTAATAGTTACGATAATTTGGAAACGTGTAAAGATGGATGTAGCAATAGTAGTTTATGTGTAGGTGTATCTAATATGTATAATAATTCAGTACAAACCTGTAATCTTCTTACAGAACTTGGGACACCTATGTCCACCTCTCTAAATATTTCTAGCTATCGAAAACTGACAAGGTATTATGATGATGATGATACACATACAATTTATGGATTTATTGAAACAAGTGGCCTGATGTTTGAACTTATTGATACAGATGTTTATATTGATATGAATCATAATGGTAAGCACGAGGTAGATGAGCCTATTACTACTTCCTATAATGGTAACTTTAATTTTACTGATGTTAAAGATGGTACTTATCTAATCCGAGAAGTTACCCCACCAACTTGCACACAATTACTACCAGGCGTTTGGGGTTATGGTAATACTATCGATGGCGATGGATATGTTGATAATATTGTATATTTACATACCTATAAAAATGAAATTACTGGAGGAAATCTAGATAATTCAAATCTATCGATTTCGAGTGATTTTGTTCTAGGTGATAACCAAAATACATATCTTACATTTTTTCCGGATGATACTATTACAGTATCTTTTGTTGACGAAACTATTATAGATACTCCAGGTGTTGATCTTATTATTAATACGTACAATAATTCTTCAACGCAGGCTCATGTTAGTGTTAGTCATAATGATGTTGATTATGTTTTTATTGGTGTGCTTAATACAAGTAATACTGGGTTTGACCTTAGTATTCTAAACTATACACAACATATTAGTTATATTAAATTACATTTCTTTGGAGATAATCATACAGATGGTATTAATATAGTAAGTGTAAAAGTCGTAGATGATAGTATATTTTCACCTTCATTTGGATTTATGGTTAGTGTTCCACTGAATCCAACTTATACTATATTTTTTATTAATGATTGTCATTATTGGTATTGGTGTGATCTACATTGTATGTTTGGAACACTCGATCAGAATGAGGCTTTGTCATGTTATAGTGGTTGTCAACTATTCGATAAAACATATCAATGTAAATGTGAGGAAGAAGATGTAATTAAACATGAAATAAATTATACTGATACTTTTATAAAAGAAAGTTGTGTAAATGGGTGTGAATACGAAATGAACCAATATATGTTTCCTGACTTTAAGGTTTATAAAAATTCAGTAGGTACAAGTAATCCCGCAAATATCATTAATAAACTTAATATTGATTACTGCACTTCTAACGAAAACTATAACTGTCTAAACAAATTTAGAAATAAATGTGACCGAAGAGACATGTGTGAATCTATTTCTATTGGTGATAATCACCTCATTAATTATAATAACACTGAAAGATATTATGATGAAGGTTCTTATCTAATTGTTAAATCTGAACTTATTGGTCCTGATGGATTAGATTATATTACTACTTCCACGACTAGTTCTACTCATACATCCACTTCCACGACTAGTTCTACTCATACATCCACTTCCACGACTAGTTCTACTCATACATCCACTTCCACGACTAGTTCTACTCATACATCCACTTCCACGACTAGTTCTACTCATACATCCACTTCCACGACTAGTTCTACTCATACATCCACTTCCACGACTAGTTCTACTCATACATCCACTTCCACGACTAGTTCTACTCATACATCCACTTCCACCTCTAGTTCTACACAAAACTTTACTAGACCAACAAATGATACTACTACCTCTTCTACAGTAACAGATTTGTCTAGTTCAACTCCGGAACCAACAACCGTTTATACTAACCTAACTAATAATCATACACACCCAGTTCCCTATAATACAACAGTTGAATCTAATACCAGAACTACAGTTCAAAAGAATACTAGTACACAAACAGTTACAACCACAAGTAATAGGATTGTTACTAATCCATCAGACTCTGATAGTTCTAAGGATGATGATGATAATGATGAAATGGTTATTATTTTTAGTATCTTTGGAGCGCTTGCTTTTATTGTTCTAGCAGTTATTATCTACACACTAATCTTTTGTAAAAAAACTCCAGAGGTTCCTACTACAGTTCCAGAAAATAGAACAACCACCTCTTTTGAAAATCCTATGTATACTAATAATGATCTATATCAAAATTCCCTTCCAGAAGAACCACATACATACGATGAAGATGCTAATTATATTGATATTAAATAAATAATAGTAGTTAATGTATATAATATAGACCCCCATATAGAATCTATAATAACAGTTTTAAGATCCCAGTTTTTAAAAATAGCCATATTTGTAAAATCGAATAAACAATACATACAGAACCCTAATACAGCAGAATCTATTATACTTTTTTTTTTACTCTGATTCTTGATATTTTGAAATACAAAATAGTACCAAGAAAACAGTATTATACTATATGCACCAACCGCAGGCATTATTTTTAGTTTTAAAGGAGATTTTTGAATTTTTGTAACTAAATTATTATAATAATTTTTGGTTAATGTAAGATAAATCGAATCTAATATCAAAAATGTTATTAAAACACTAAATAACATATATAATAATAAATTATTTAATTAAATATATAACCTAAAGACAATTTATTCTATTTTTATATGGGAGATATTGAAACCTTTAATAAAAATGGATTTGTTTTAATTAAAAATTTTTTTACAGAAGAAGAGTCTGAACAAATTGTAAACTTTGCAAATACACTTGAAACCTGGAAAGAAACTGCTAATAAATGGATGATTTTTTTTGAAAAGGAAAAAAAGAAATCAAGAATAGAACAATTTATTGATTACTACCCAGAACTTAATGAATTTATGAAAACTAAAGTATATCCTAAAGTAAACAGTATTAATGGTTCAGATATGAATCTTTTCAAGGATAAATTAAACTGGAAACATGGTGGAGGTAATGGATTTAATGCACATCAGGATCACCCAGCCTGGACTGATTTCGAACCCAATATCTATATATCAGTTGCTTTATTTGCTAATAATTCAACTAAACAAAATGGGTGTTTACAATTTGGTAAAGGAGAAACCAAATTCGTGAAGGAATGTGATTATAATAAAGAAGGTATGGGGGAAATAAAAAAAGAAATAGAAGATAAATTAGAATGGGATTTTTCAGAAACAACACCGCGTGATTTGTTGTTATTTGATTCGTTTGTTGCACATAGAAGTTTTAAGAATACAACCGACCATTCGAGACGTATTTTCTATTTTACATTTAATGACACAAAATTTGGTAATTTATATAATGATTATTTTATTACAAAAAGAAATAATTTCCCCCCAGATATAGAACGCACAAAAAAAGTTAAATTAAATAATAATAAATATAATTTAGCAAATCCTATATTATGAATTCTTCGGGGTATGGTCTTTCTAAGGGATCCCATTTACAACATGTAAGAACTAAATTTATAATACTACTTTCGGTATGAAGTTCCATGAATCTATAGTGTTTAAATGCATAAATTAATCCTTTATGTAATAAATACGTTGGTGAATTAATATTATCATAAAATGAATGGATAGTTGGAAATTTTTTAATAAAATTAGAATTAGGGCTATCTAATATAATGTTCTGGTTTAAAAATAATTCATCATTTTTTTTATAAGGGAATAATGGGGTTCTATAAAATATTTCATAAATAACACACCCTAAACTCCACATATCTATTTTACAATCAAACTTAGTACCTAATAATATTTCAGGAGCTCTATAGTAAATTGTTTGTATAACATTGTGATTATATATTTTATTTTTTGATAAAGAAATACCAAAATCGATAATTACTATATCCTTTAATTTACTATCTTTAAAAAGTATATTGTCTGGTTTAATGTCGCAATGTATAATATTATTTTTTTTTAAGTAAATCATTCCATTGTTTATTTTACGAGCTATATTAGTAGTTTCGTCAACAGAACTAGTATAATTCTTTATATATTCTTTAAGAGAAATATCATACATTTTAAGAATCGTATATTCTGTATTATCATAGTAAAAGGATTCTAACAGTTTAATTATATTATTCTTTTCTTTTGATTTAAGTTTAGATAAAATATTTATTTCATTTTTAAAACACTTGTTATTTGTATTTATTTTTAGTGCAACTGTTCTTGAATTTAATTTATCATATACACTATAAACCGTGCTAAATGAACCTGACCCTAATTTTTTATTAAATGTAAATCGTTTCAAAAAGGTATTATTATATGGTTCAGTATGTATTATATTCATAATATATACATATTTAAAATATATTATTAAATAGTATGTTAAACAAATATTTTATAATAATATTTTTGTTTATAATCTTTATTTTATTTAAATTATTTATAAATAGAGAACATTTTACAGAACAAAAAAATAAAAAAAAATTAGATCGGCCTTGGGTTAATTTATATGATAATAATGGGAATATATTAAATGTGGCATTGCTATCCCGTCCATTTTATAAGAATAATGATGAGGAGATATATAATAAATCCATTAAGGATAAATTTAATATATTAGGAATCTCTAGTTATCAAGAATTTCCGAATCAGCCATATAATCCTAGTGATGGATATAACGATACTACAAATAAATACAACTATAAAAAATGGATAAATATGGGTAAAGGGTGGTTACATTGTTTTAGGAATCCGGATGATTATTTGCCCAAAAATATGAAACGCGAATTAATTAGTGAATCAGATTTTATTGATTGTCAGATTCATAAAGAAAATAAAGATGTAAAAAAAAAGTATGACTTTTTGTATATTTGTCATAGAGATAATTTAAAAGACTGTAGTAAAACAGAATGGGTTGCCTATAATAAAAATCTTGAATTAGCAGAAAAATGTATTAGTATTCTTTGTAAAAAAAAGAAACTAAAAGGATTACTTGTTGGTAGAGAAGGTTGTAAAATAAAAGGGTGTACCAGTCTAAATATTGATACTACAAAAAAATTAGATTATTATGATCTGGTAAAAAAATATGATGAATGTAAAATCATTTTTATACCTAATGTACATGACGCATCTCCAAGAGTATTGTGTGAAAGTTTAGCCCATAATTTAAGATGTTTAGTAAATACAAAACTAGTTGGTGGGTGGAAATATGTAAACGAAGAAACTGGTGAATTCTTTAATGATGAAAATGATTTTGAAGAAAAATTAGATAAAATTTTAAACAATTATGATTCCTATTCGCCAAGAAACTATTTTGTTAAAAATTATGGTATAAAAAATGCAGGTAAAAAACTAAAAGACTTTATATATAGTATATTTGGTGATAAAATAGATATTCCAAAAGAAAAGGTTGAATATGTCACACCAGAATTTTCCAAAAAGGGATGGGTTTCATGTAATTAATGTAAATTACTATTTCCGATCTGAAATTTTTTGAACGAATTCTGGGATGCTTCATATTCTTTCCATTTAAGCGCATCGCTTAAACGTTTAGTTCTGTAAGCATACGAATCTTTATTTATTTTAATATCCCCTCTAGAAGTAAATGTCTCTTTTTTAACTAATATATAGACAACAAATAGTATAAGAATTAAAGCAAGTATAAGTATAAGTTCCATTATATTAATATTAGAAATTAATTATTTTCTTCTGAGACTTCGGTTAATCCATCAGTACTATTCTCGGAAATACTATGTCTAAAAATAACATAAAATATATTCAGAAGAGAACCCAGTATACAAAGAATGCCTATACAAATACTAATATCCGATAATCCCAACATAAATATCCCACACAAAAATTGTATACTAAAATTGACTATATTAATATCTATATCTATTTTTTCAGGATAAATCTTTAAAAGAGCAAGAACAAAAGTCATACACAAAATAAATGTATTAACAATAAAGATTAAAGCATTATATCTTTTACTAATTATAGTATAATTACTAATAACGGTTATAAAAAAACCTATAATAGTTAAAAGATTACAAAAATTAATAGCATTAATTAATTCTACCATTTATAATAGAAATACTGATTAACTTTAAATAAACATTATTAAAGCATACTTTCCTCATTAGTAATAGTGTTATTATTTGTTTTTAATGAACATCTGCATATCGGACATGTATGATTAGTTTTTAACCAATTATCCAAACAATTATGATGGAATATATGACCACAACTATTAATTTTTCTTATAATTTCATTTTGTTGTAAATCTATACGACATATAGCACACATCGTTTCTTCTTCTTCTAAACTATTATACAGTTTTAAGTGCGTATTATCTAATAAATTGTCTATAGATATAGATACTTCTGTATTAATTTCTGATGAAGGATTAAAAATAGAATTTAGTATATGATAATTTATAGGTTCTGAAAGAGATATTTCTATATCTCTAAATAATGTTTCCGGTGTTGGTGTTGTTGGTCGTGGAATATTAGTAGAATTTTCATTAAAAGGAGCACGGACTGGTGGTGATGGTGTTGTAGCCTGCGTTCTAAAATTGTTAGATCTTGTTCGCGATCTACTATTTAATGAATTTCTTGTTAGTTGTTGTAATATATCAAACATAGTATTCTGGTTATTAATTATATGGGTTAAGGTATTATTTAATCTTTGTGAAGATATATCATTATAAGACATAATAAATAGTATTATATTATTATTTAAAGTTTTTTACTTAATAAATAAAATGATAGAGGATGATTTTACCAACTATAGTGGTAAAGGTCTAAGTGGATTAGTAAATTATGGTAATACTTGTTATATTAATTCTGCTATACAAAGTCTTAGTCACACCCTTGATTTGACTGATTTTTTCCGTTCTAAAAAATACGAAAAAAAAATTAAAGATAAGGATGATAATATAAATACAGAATTTGTAAAAAATTGGGTCAAACTTTTAAATGGATTATGGGAAGATAACTGTATTATATCACCAAAAAGTTTTTTTAAAAATTTAATACAAATATGTAATGAAAAGGGGATAAATCTAGGATTTTCTGTAAATATGCAGAATGATATACAAGAATTTTTGATGGTTGTTTTAGAGATTTTTCACGATTGTTTTTCTGAAAAAAAGAAATTTAAAAGCTTAAGGAAATTGGAAGGTCTAAATAAAGAGTCTGAAAAATCTTGGAGTGATTTTTATGAAAATGATTATTCTAAAATTATAGAACTATTTTATGGTCAAATTTTAACAGTAATTTCTGATAAAGAAACTGGTAAAGTTTATTCTAATAATTTTCAACCTATATGTTTTGTACCATTGCCTATTAATAATAAAGAAGATTGTTCTATATATGACTGTATAGATTTGTATTTAGAAAAAGAAACATTGGAGTCACATAAAATTAATGATGAAGGTGAAACTAAAGATATTTATAAACAAATGAAATTATTTAGACTTCCTAAAATTATTATTTTTACAATTAACCGTTTTAATAATAATAACATGAAACTAAATAACAATATAGAATTCCCAGAAGATCTGGACATGTCTAAATATAACAATGATACTAATAATAAATATGAATTATATAGTGTTTGTAACCATTATGGTGGTAGTCGTGGAGGACATTATACATCTTATTGTAAAAATGATAACAAATGGTATGAATTTAATGATACCACTGTTATGAAAATGAGTAGTGTTAACACATCTAATGCATATTGTTTATTTTATAGACGAACTACGAAATAAAATTTTATTTTTATAATATATAATGAATAATAGTTTTAATTATTATAACAGACAGTTCAATAAATCACTTAATTCTGTGTCTAAAAAAAAACATACGCTTCTAATGGTAGGAGTTTCTGTTGGGTTAGTAGTTTTTGTATATTTATTATACAAACACCTCCATATTACATTTGACCTAAAGGCACTCTATAATTGGATTGTTGGTATAGAACAAAAAATTGTTGAAGATAGTGAGGATGAAGATGAAGAAGTTGACAGTGAAGGAAATCAGGTCTTCCATGTATCTGAGAATATTTTTACCTATGATGAAGCTAAATTAGTTTGTCGTTCATTTGATTCTGAACTAGCAACAGTTCAGCAGCTTATGGATGCTTATAAAAGAGGTGCTAACTGGTGTTCTATGGGGTGGATAGGCGACCAAATCGCAGCATACCCAATTCAACAAGAATTCTGGAATAAACTTAGCGATGAAGATATTAATTCGGAAAAATGTGGTATGCCAGGTATAAACGCAGGGTACTATAAGAATAAAGATTTTAAATTCGGCGCCAACTGTTATGGCGTAAAACCAACACCTAAAAATAAAGAACGTATTAATTTAAATTATGTAAATGAATATAGTCAAAATGATAAACAGGTCTTAAAATTTAAAAAGAATAGAGATACTTACAACATATCTCCCTTTAATAAAGAAAGTTGGTCTGAATATCAATAAGTTAAAGAAATAAACGATAGTATATACAAATGAACCATCTAAAAGCAGTATATTCTATTATTGTAAAAAGTTCTGAAAAAGTATATTCACAACTTGGTCGTGGTTATACAGAACAAATTTATCAGAAAGCACTTTTTCATGAACTAATGACATATGGGTTTAATATTGATATTGAAAGGTATCTTAATGTAATTTATACAGATTCAAATGGACTAAAACATATTCTATCTTCGAATCGTATAGATTTATTTATACATCCGAATAAATCATATGAGACCGGAAATATAATACTAGAACTAAAGGCTTCTACAAAAAAATCTATAGAAGATGTTGAAAAAACACAAGTAAAAAAATATTTTGACCAACTTGAAAAAGAAAATACACCAGTTGATTTTGGATGTATAATTAATTTTTCACAACATGCTGAAAACAAGATTCATTATTGGAATGATCTTGATATAGTTATAGAGTAATTTCATTTACCCCCAAACAATATTTCCTAGACAGGTAATAAAATGTTGAACAGAACCAGCGCGCACGAATCCACCCCTTTTCTTTTTAGTTCTTTTATTTTTGTTTAATTTTCTTTTCATTGAACGCATCGGTCCTTTCTTGGCCGATTTTTTCATATTACGTTTAGAAGTTTTTTTTGCAGGATGTTTCATCGATTTAGATTTTTTGACAGATAGGCGTTTAGAATATTTCATTATACTATTATTGATTATTTTTATTTTCTCTTAATATGGATATTATTTTTAGATAATTTTTCTCTTTTTTTAGAAATTCTATCCATGATAACCTCAATACCTTCTGGTTCTTCTATAGTTTCTTCTAAAACTTCTCTGAGTAATTTTATAGAAATAGATGGATATGATGTACTAACATCAAATCTTAATTTTGTTTCATTTAGATTAAGAACCTTGTTATTTAGATTATTACTACTAGCAAATGTTATTATATCCCTTTCTAATACATTTTTTTTGTTCTTAATTTCTCTTAATCCCTTATTTATTCTTTTAATGTTATTATCTAATGTAATCCAATTCTGTATATTTTTTACAAATAAATCAGACATTATATATAGCTACATAAAAATTTTTAATAAATATTTATAGAAAATAATTGTATTTTAGTATGAACTATAATCAAATTTTAATAGAGAATATTACAATTGATGATAATCATAATATTTCTTATAAAAATAGCAAAAATGTCATTAAAAAACTAATTATTAAAACACCCAAACTATATCTCCCCTTTGGTGTTGATAAGACGGATAAAGATTACTTTTTGAACGTTCAACTCAGGAAATCTAGAGATAAAGAATTTAATAATGAATTAGATAAATTTGAACAATTTATACAGAATATAGAAAATTTGATAAAAACCAAGTTAAATAAAGAAATTAATTCACAAATTAGATATAGTGAAAAATATGATACTATGATTTGTTTAAAAATTAAAAAATATAAGGACAAAATTACAACTGAAGTAAAACAGAATAATAGTTTTTTTAATTTTTATAAAATTACCAAAGGTATCTATTTGGATTCAGAAATTATTATAGATAAAGTTTGGATATATAATGATGTTATACACTACAAAATTAAAGCACAACAAATAAATATTAGCGTTTAATAAAACATAAATTTTTGGTCTATTAAAATAATGAGCATTACAATTACAGACTATAGGAATATAGATATTAACCAGATAGAACTTAAGAAACCTGAAAAGATAAAAGGTAGTTATTATAGTTTTGCACAATATAAAGGAAATGAAATTTATATCAAAACACCTATGCTAACAAATATAACTAATATTGTAAAATTAGATACAAGATGCTATATAGAATTAGATCTTGATATTTCTAATGAAGAAAATAACGAATTTTATGAATTTTTAAGTAATTTCGATGATAATAATATTCTTAAAATTCATAAAGAAAGTAATAGTTGGTTTAATAAAGAATTCCCATTAGATATTGTAGAAGAATTTTATACATCTCCTCTTAAACATAAAAATAATCCTAAATTAAAATTAAAGGTTCCGGTTACTAAAAATAAAATAGATTGTTCAATCTATGATAAAAATAATGTAAGTATTACAAATCTTAATGAGAATAATAAAGTTATTTGTTTATTAAAATTCTGTGGTTTAAAATTTTTATCTCAACAAGTTATTTCAGAATGGATTCCTATACAAATAAAAACGAACGAAATTGCAACTCAATCCAACATGGAATATTTAATTAATGATAATTTTAAAAATAATATAGAATCCACTGAACCAGAATCCACTGAACCAGAATCCACTGAACCAGAATCCACTGAACCAGAATCCACAGAACCAGAATCCACAGAACCAGAATCCACAGAACCAGAATCCACTGAACCAGAATTAACTGAACCAGAATCCACAGAACCAGAAATTTCTTTTGTAAAAATTTCAGATACTCAAGATGAAATTTCGGACAATGAATTGAATGAAATCGAAATTGATGAAATTGAATTTGATGAAACTGAATCTGTAGAAAATATTGACGAATTAAAAAAGGAATTAGAAAAATATAAAAAATTATTTGAAACTCATGAAAATAAAATTAATGATATAAAAAATCTTGTAATTTAATATTTTACACGAATTTTTTATATTTTCTAATATTATAGATATGAATATGTTAAGTAATGTTCTCGATTTAAACGACAAAATGACCAAAATGACACTTCTACTTGGTTCTGCTGCCTTAGTTGTACTAATGGTGAAAAACAATGAGAAAGCTTTAACTCCTAAAGTATCAAACAGTGTTCTACTAATGGTGTGTGTTGGAACACTTTTCTTAGCTTATCAGATTAATGAAGAAGATGAATCTAACAATGTTAACTTAGTTAACGAAGTTGATAATTCTTCGATTTCTGATTTAAGTAATGATAATGTTAGTGAGGGGTTCATGGATGCTCCTGAAACACCTATGAGCGAAGTTTCGTCTCAAGAAGTACAGTCTGTTGTTGAGGAACCTATTGCATCGGTTGACCCTGTTGTCGAGAGAGAGGCAGTGCGTCCCGAGGGTCAGGTCGAGGAGACTACTACAGTTGCTCCTACCGAAGCTTCTACCACGGCCAATGTTGGTGTTACTGGATTGTCGCCGGATGATAGTAGTTTTGCACCAATTAGTATGGATACTTCTTTAGAAAAGGTCCCAGAACAATGTTTCCCTAAGGATATCAGAGATCCTAGCGAACTTCTTCCTAAGGATAAAGATAGTGCATGGGCTAAAAATGTTCCTGCTGGTCAGGGCGAATTAAGTTCTCAGAACTTCCTTAACGCCGGCCATCACCTTGGTGTTAACACTGTAGGACAGAGTTTGAGAAACGCTAACCGACAGCTTAGATCTGAACCCTCCAACCCACAGGTTAAAGTCAGTCCATGGCTTCAGTCTACTATTGAACCCGATATTAACCGTCGTGGTCTTGATATTGGTACTAACTAATTTAGTTAGACTTTTTAGCTTTTTTAGCCTTTTTAGTCTTTTTAGATTTTTTAGATTTTTTAGATTTTTTAGATTTTTTAGATTTTTTAGATTTTTTAGATTTTAAATTGTTTACACAAAACTTATTTAATTCTAATAGTGTTCTTTCATTATTAAAAATACCATCCTTTGTTATTTTCCCATTATTATAGAAATGTACTGTCGGAACTCCATTTATTGGCGGTGTTATACTATGCAAATCCAAACTATTAATATTTAGTTTTAGTTTATTTAACTTTTTATTCTTTTTTTTCTCAAATAAATCCCATATTGGCAAAAAATCAGTACAATAACCACAATTTTCCGAATAGTATAGAACTACCCAATTTCCATTATTAATTTTACTATTCATCATATTATATATTAATAATTTATTTTATACTATTATTATAATGTTTAGAATTTGTATTCTATTACTATCTACCTTAGCTATACTTGCTGTATTATATAATATGTTACCTCCTATTGTAGAAAATTTTGATAATCAAGATAATAATGGTAACTCCAATAACGATGAAGAAAATGAAGAGAATGAGGAAGAAAAAGATGAAGATGAAGAAAATGAGGAAGAAAAAGATGAAGAAAAAGATGAAGATGAAGAAGAAGAAAAGGATGAAGAAGATGAAGAAAAAGATGAAGAAAAAGATGAAGAAGAAGAAAAGGATGAAGAAGATGAAGAAAAAGATGAAGAAAAAGATGAAGATGAAGAGAAGGAAGAAGAAAAAGAAGATGAAGAAGAGAATAGTGATACTGAAGAGAATAGTGATGATGAAGATAATAGCGGTGATGAAGAGAATAGTGATGATGAAGATAATAGCGGTGATGAAGATAATAGTGATGATGAAGATAATAACGATAATACTCGTGAGGATGATGATGAAGATAATAGTGATGATACTCGTGAGGATGATGATGAAGATAATAGCGGTGATGAAGATAATAGTGATGATGAAGATAATAACGATAATACTCGTGAGGATGATGATGATGAAGATAATAGTGATGATACTCGTGAGGATGATGATGAAGATAATAATAATGATACTAACGATGATGAAGAGAATAGTGATAATTCCAATAAAGAAGAAGATAATAGTAATGAATTTAAAACAACAACAACAGAAGGATTTACAAACTATAATGTTTTATATGATACAACCAATTTAAGCGAGTATTACAATATTTTATAGTGTTTATTTATCTTTATCTTTAATTTAAAAATTAATATTTTTAATATTTTAAATATTTATATGAAAACTAATAAAATTGTCTATAAAAAAGACAATTTTATAGACTCAAACCATTTAAGTAAAGAAACTTATGTTAATAGTCAAAATATACAACATTATAATATAGAATTTATTTCGACCTTTAGTTCAAGCCTACAAGGTCCACTTCCCACAAAGAACATTATAAAGGATCTTATTATAAAACATGATATAGTTACTACCATAAACGAATTAAACTTATGCAACGCCGAACAGAATGAAAGTCATAAACTTGACGAATGTATAGATAAAGACGATTTATATTTAGCGTATCCTAAAGTTGGTGAAATATCTATATTAATTCCAATAAGGGTGATTTCCCAAACAGCTTTAGATGGTAAAGAAAAAATAAATACAGCTCTTTCGAAATTTATAGACAGTCTTTGGGGAACCCGTCTTTGGGGATACACCTTTAAGACGAAATCCATAATAGTTACACACAAATTTTCTGAATTGCCATCAATAACAGAGACTACTGAATCACCCAAGTCTTTATCTATACAATTAAATAATATAGAACTAATCGTGAGTTATAGTTCTAGTATACAAGAAAACACTTATACGACTAACACTATAAAGGGTCTTATTATAAAAACTGATATTATTACTACTATAAACAACTTAAATTTATGTAATACCGAACAGAATGGAAGTAATGAATGTACCGATAAAGATGATTTAATTATAACATATCCCAGTGAAGGAAACATTTCTATATTAATTCCCATAAAGGTGATTTCTCAAACATCAGAAGAGAGTAAAGAACTAATAAATAACGCACTTTCAAAATTTATAGGGAAACGATGGGGGAGACGACAATACACATTTACTAATAAATCCATAACTGTAACTTCTAATCTTAATAATTTACAAGAAAATATAGTAAATAATAAATGTGTGTCTTTTAAACCAAATAGTTCTGAAACAAATACACAATTAAGTGTTAGTGTAAATAATATATGTAGACCATATGATAATATAACATCTACTACAGCATCTACTACAGTTGATCATAATAATAATAAAATAGAAACCAATAGATGTACACCATACAAACCTATTGCATCTGAATCTAAAAATACAGATACTGAAGTTATTGTAACAAGTAAATGTTTATCTTTTAAACCTAACACAACGGAACCGGATAATAAAGAAACCAAAGAATCTGTTAGTGTAACTGACACATGTAGTCCTTATGAAATAAAGTCTGCTACAACTACAGATGCTACAACTACAGATGCTACAACTACAGATGCTACAACTACAGATGCTACAACTACAGATGCTACAACTACAGATGCTACAACTACAGATTCTACAACTACAGATGCTACAACTACAGATGCTACAACTACAGATGCTACAACTACCGAAACATCTAAAGGTATTAGTGTAAACAATATATGTAGGCCATATGATAATACATCTACAACTACAAAATCATTAGTTAATCAAATAAATAATAATAATAGATGCACACCATATAAACCGGATGAATTTGTTCCTACAACTACGAAATCAGAAGTTATTGTAACTAGTAAATGTTTATCTTTTAAACCGGAAAATAAGGTAACAGATTCTGAAACTACGGAAGCATCCGCAACTACGGAAGCACCAGCAACTACGGCTGCTGCTACGGTTGCTACTAAAGAAGCAAGTATTACTCGTACATGTAAACCATACAGTAAAACTACAACGGAAGCACCAGAAACTACTGCTGCTGCTACTACGGTTGCTACTAAAGAAGCATCTAAAGGTATTAGTGTTAACAATATATGTAGACCATATGATAATACACCATCGACTACAAATACGAAATCACAAGTTACTAAAATAAATAATAATAATAGATGCGACCCATATAAACCGGATGAATCTGTTCCTACAACTACGAAATCAGAAGATATTGTAACTAGTAACTGTTTATCTTTTAAACCGGAAAATAAGGTAACAGATTCTGAAACTACGGAAGCATCCGCAACTACGGAAGCACCAGAAACTACTGCTGCTGCTACTACGGTTGCTACTAAAGAAGCATCTAAAGGTATTAGTGTTAACAATATATGTAGACCATATGATAATACACCATCGACTACAACTACGAAATCACAAGTTACTAAAATAAATAATAATAATAGATGCGACCCATATAAACCGGATGAATCTGTTCCTACAACTACGAAATCAGAAGTTATTGTAACTAGTAAATGTTTATCTTTTAAACCGGAAAATAAGGTAACAGATTCTGAAACTACGGATGCTGCTGCAACTACGGAAGCACCAGAAACTACTGCTGCTACTACGGTTGCTAATACTACTGCTACTAAAGAAGCAAGTATTACTGGTACATGCAAACCATACAGTAAAACTAATACGGAAGCATCAGAAACTACGGATGCTGCTGCTACTACGACTGCTACTAAAGAAGCATCTAAAGGTATTAGTGTTAACAATATATGTAGACCATATGATAATACACCATCGACTACAACTACGAAATCACAAGTTACTAAAATAAATAATAATAATAGATGCGACCCATATAAACCGGATGAATCTGTTCCTACAACTACGAAATCAGAAGTTATTGTAACTAGTAAATGTTTATCTTTTAAACCGGAAAATAAGGTAACAGATGCTGCTGCAACTACGGAAGCATCCGCAACTACGGTTGCTAATACGACTGCTACTAAAGAAGCAAGTATTATTGGTACATGCAAACCATACAGTAAAACTAATACGGAAGCACCAGAAACTACGGATGCTGCTGCTACTACGACTGCTACTAAAGAAGCATCTAAAGGTATTAGTGTTAACAATATATGTAGACCATATGATAATACA